CCCGCAGAGTTAAAGTTGCCAACAGCCATATTTTGCCTCCTTATAAAACGAATATTTTAGCAGCGAAAATTGTCACAATCATGCGGTGCGATACCACATATAAGCGACCAAGTAGGGCGGCATGGAAGATGCGGAACTGGTGTTTGAAATCAAATTATATCCGGCAGAATTACGAGTGTTTGTTGTGTAGGCATCGCCAATACCTGTGTTTGAAACCATCTCCTTAGAATCTCCTATGCTTACACCTTCGACAGTTCCTGCAATATTAGCTTCATTATACTTTAATCCTCTTAAAACTTTATTGTCTTCACCCATGAATCCACCATAAAACAAGTTATATCGTAAACCCCAATTATGTTCATGTGTCGTCTCGCCACCAGTCGCTCCAGCTGTATAGCTATCTCCAGCTGCTAAAATAAATCTATCTTTGATTCTTTCCTATGTTCCACCAAACAGTATACTTGGTTCAGTAGAATTAAAACTCATATAAATCGAGCCAATAGGGTAGGCTTCTAACCCCCCCTGCGATATTTAAGTTCCCGATTGCCATACTTCGTAGTCCTCCTTTTACAATGTGATTATGCAGTACGGAGCCAGGTGTAGACAGCGTAATAAGGCGGCATATTGTTATGAGCAGCATCGCCACCAGCGTAAGTTGATGCATAAATAGGATATGTAGGGCTCTTTTTATAACCTACACCATTTCCATTAGTGTCAATTGCACTTGGATTAGCACTATAACTAAGACTATCTAAAGAATGCCTATGTTTTGGCATCTCATCAATTGTCAACGTATGTGTCGCCTCGCCACCCGTACTCTTTACAGGATACGTATTACTTGCAGCAATCAACATACGATCCTCAATTTTCTACCACTCTCCACCAAACAACTCAGCGGGGCTTGTCGGTTCTACACTTTGATAAATACTTCCAACAGGGTGGTCGAGCAGCTTCTGTTCTTCCTTGGCTACCTTGATTGCCGCCGCTATCTTATTATCCACCTGTGCCTTGGTATATCCTTCAACAACAGTACCACTGCCGCTATCTGTTTGTCCGCCGCCCTGCACGATATAATACTGAGCTGTAATCGCAGTCGTTGGAACCGATACAGCTCTCAGACGCACATATCCATCAAACGTCTCCGGGTTTGCAAACTGAGCATAAGAAGCCGTCGCCGCACTGGCCGGTGTTACGCTGATAGAAATAACATCCTTTGAGGTAATCCCGTCAATGTCGAGGTCAATATACTTTGAATATCGATCCACCGTGTCGTCAGTAAGCTAACTCGTAGTTGGAATAGTCAGTGGGTGGATATTGATCGTATTTGCCTTTACCTTCAGCTTCTCGTCGATCTCATTCTGCTGATAGTACCGCTCATCGTGAATGTGACCATCATCGCTTTTTTTTGAGAGTTTTACATTGATTTCATCTTCTGTATAATAGCGGTCATCGTGGTTGTGTTCTGCATTTGCTTTCTTCGCCAGAGCATCACCAACAGCTTTGGCATCGGCGGCGAAATTCTCTTTTGTCAGGGTCTTGTCCACCGCAACAGAATCCAGCTTCAACTTGTCCAGCTCTGTGCGCACATTGGTCAGCCCGGTATCAGCCGATTTTGCAATACTTAGCGCCTCAGAGATCCTGGTGCCGGTCACCTTTGCATCAGCAGCACGTCCAGATACAGTCAGTGTCGCATCCACCACAACCTGCGGCGTAGGCAGGGGATTGCCGCTATCATCGACCATGCCGCCAGTAATGGCATCGATTTCGTCATTCGTCAGTGCGGCCAGCAGTTCATCTGGGTGCGGGGTATCAATCGTGATATCGCCCGTTTCGCCAGTTGTCACTGTGGTCACACCACCGCCAGCGATTTTGATTTTATCCTGTGCCGTACCGTTCAGGATTAAATTGATATTAACCTCTCCATTGACTGCGTTTTTGTCGGCTTCCAGTGTGAATTTTGATGGGTTCAAAAGAATCCAGTCATCGCCACTATAAACATACAAGCTGTCTGGACGCAGGTAGTAAATCTTATTAGACAAAGGAGCCAGCGGAAGCGAGCTTACGATCTCCAAGTCTTTACTGATTTGAATTCGTTTTGTGCCGATATCTCGATAAGTGCTTCCAGTATCAGTACATACGATCAGTTGGCCGTCAATCACAGGAGCTTGATCCAGCTGAGACTGTGCGACCTCGCGTAATGATAAATTTGCCATACTCAACTCCTTTGCTTAATAAGATTCACCACACAGCGTCATTGCCATGTGGTGAAACAAATCAATTAGCCATCAAGGGATTTCCATGTAATAGCGCCTTCCAGCACCTGCACACGGCCATCCATAGTGGTATTCAGGCCATCTGCATAAGTCTTTGCACTAGCCAGAGCGTTATCGGCCTTAGTGGTTGCATCAGCAGCGGCAGTAGAAATCGCCTCATTCTTAGCAGCAGCCAGTTCGTCCTGAGTTGGCTTTGCATTCCAAGCCTTGCGCTCGTCAGCAGTAATGTGCTTCACAGCATCCTTAATATGCTCGTCCAGCTTGTCATTGACGACCTTGACCTTCGCGTCTGCTTCAGCCTTGGTGTAAGCGTCCGGTACTGCAACATACAGACCATCTTCCTCAACGGTGATGCTGTTATTGCCCTTGGTGGACACGCGTACATTGACAGAGATCTTATTGTCATCAGAAACAGTGACCTCAGCAGTAGGAGTGACTACACCAACATAGATATCGATCAGAGCGCCAACAGGGATCTTCACGACCTCACCAGTGGTGATAGTCAGCTCGATTTCGTGGGTCTTTGTGTTGTAAGTACCTGTCTTCACAACCAGATCCTTGCCCAGATTGATTACCAGCTCATCGCCGCCAAACACAGGCAGCTTGATGGTGCGGGTCTCAGCATCATAGGTGGGATCATGGGTCAGACCGCTCATCACAGTTGGAACAGGAGCACCGTTCTTTGCCACACTCAGAGTGCCGGTAGCAGGGGAGTAGGTGACATCCGTAACGAACAGACCTTCCTTACCCTCGGTTGCGGCGATTTTTGCATTCACATAGTCTGCCACAGCCTTGGTGGTGGGCAGATTGTCGTCGCTTGCATCCGCATTGGGAATCTCAGTCACAATAGGGCGATTCAGCTGTACGAACTCAGTGCCATTCCAGATGTGGAAGGTATAGTCAGTCATACGGATATACAGCAGGCCCTGAATCTGGCCGCTTGCAGGCAGAGCGCTCACCAGTTTACAGCTCTTGGTGTACTCATCTGTACCCTTGAAAATCTGGCGCGTGTCTGTAATAAAGTACAATGTGTTGGCATCTTTGGTAGTCAGCTTATCATAATTCGCTTTTGTACCGTAGCCAAAATTTACATTAGCCATCTTTGCCTCACTTTCTTAAAATTCTTGCCAAACAAAATTTGTCGGCTCAACGTAAAAAGGCTCAATAGAAAAAAGCCCCGTGGCTTCGCTTTGTTGAACGATCCACGGAGCATATTTACCATTTTCGTCTTTCACCATAACGGTTTGACCTGCATAAGTGTCTTCCGTCTCATTTAATTGCTTGTTTGCTTCAGTAACGCTTGCAAAACAACGGTTGCGGGGACGAATCTTTTGAACGGATAGGTCATCACGCACATACATGAACTCTGAAGAATCCTTTGTGATGATCATATCCCTGCCGTCCAACATTCCCAGCGCAATCGCAGCTTCTACATCTTCGGCGTTACCATATCCGAGCTTGGAATATTTAGCCTGTGCCATCTTTGCCTCCTTATAAAAGAAGCGGATGGCTTAGAACGGAACCACCCGCAAACTACCGTCTTCAGTTTCGACGCTCTCCTGAGTAATCTTGACCGCACTGCCGATCGGCTTACCGTTGGCCAGCAGCTGCAGAGTATGGTCGTCGTTGTAGCTCAGGTCATCAGCCTTACCATCCAGAATAGCGTTATTACGGTCACTCAGTGCCTTGATCTGTGCATTCAGTGCGATAATGCGCTGGTCAAGTGCACCCAGAGCCTCATCAGGAACAATGTCGCTCCAATTCTGGATAGGAACAACAGTGATTACGCCGGGGCCAACCTTCCGCACATGCTGAACAGTCGCGCCATCTGGGTCCATTGTCACATCAACGAATGTCAGCTGGATCTGGATATCGCCCGGCTCATTGGTCAGGTTGGTGTCGATAGGCAGCTTATACTCCAGCTTGTTCTTATAAAGCTCTTCTGATTTCTCCAGAATCTCTGTCTTATATCGCTTGCTGATGGGCAGAACGTACTCAAGCATCACGGTGAATTCACTCATGTCAACGCCCTTGTATGTAGTGTCAGCCAGAAAGTGGAGAGTGTCCACCTGCTTGCTGCGCTCCATAATGCGTTCTCTCTTACTTACGGTCAGTGTATTATCCTCATTGATCAAAAAGGTATACATATCACACCTCCTTCCTGATGATATACAGATACTCGTCCTTTGAGATTTTGTGCCCGGCAAACAGATTGTCCAGGAGCTTGTCTTGAATCATTCCGTCATTGTACAGCCGATGCATACTCTCAACGAACTCGCTATACTTCCTCTCGTCGCTCATAGCAGCCCTCCTTGAATCAAACTCAAAGTGTAAGCATCAATAATAGCCTCAGGCGTTTTACCACCCAAGGCTTTCAGCTGCTCATATTCATACAGGTCAATTTCCTGCAGTTCCACTGTGTCATACTCGGGGCAGGGGATGAGATAATACCCGTCCACATGCCAGATATGACTGCCGTCACTACTAATAATTCCCTGTGCATCATCCTCTGTGCAGTTCACCATAATGTCGTGCTTGGGCTGATACTTTACAAAGCGCAGGTGGTCAAGAGCATCGATCACCCGGCCATTTTTTAATACCTTGTAGTACACTCTCAACACCTCCTTAAACGCTGAACATTAGGCGGATACCCTGTGCATTGTTTGCAGGGGTAAATCCGTAATATTCGCCAGTCACAGTCACAGACCAGAAATAGCTGCCATATTGAGCATTCGGGCTTCGTGTCCAATATGCAGCGGGATTATCATTCTCGTCATTGCAGATGCGGCTTGTATTATCGGTCATAAAGCTGATTGCCGTACCTTCGTAAATATAAGGCTCGACATTCTGAGAGGGGAACAGCTCGGCTACAGAGGGCAGATAGAAATAACTATCCGCAGTCACAACTTCGCTGCTCTTATCGCCAATGGTACTGCCAACCTTGACCTGTTTGATGATCTGTTGCCAACCAATCGGAAGAGCGTTCAGAATACGACCGTCAAGGAATGTACGGATATTCGCATCTGCCCAGCCGCCAGTGTTGGTGGAACCAGTATTCAGAGCCATCTTCTGACCAAGCAGTCCAGCCTGAATAAAGGTGATAGAACAACGCTTGTTGGAATTGTCGCTCAGGTAATACTGTTTGAAGCCACAAGCCTCGAAGGTGAAGTCCTCATGTGTCCATGCGGCCAACTTCCGGCAGGCAGCGTCACCCAGATCGGTATACCAGAGCTTGCCCCAGTAGATCGTGCCCTTTGCGTAACGCTCGTAAGCACCGTCGTCTGCCTTAGCACAACCAAATACCAGAGTGGCGTTCGTCTGTGTGGTACGAGTGCGGTTCAGCTGAATATAGCCAATCTCAGCAGCAGTGGTGTTTGCCGCATAAACATGGATGCCATTTTCGCCCTTGGTATGGCGCAGAACGATCATATCACGAGAACCAAGATGAGCGCCATTTGTAGACTCAGTGCCCCATGCAACTTTAGAGCCATTGTTGACCCAGAAGCGGAAACCGTTCATGCCATTGGTCTGGAAGCATTGAGCAATCACAGAGTTTGCAGCAGAATCTTCGTCGATTCGATAGTCCAGTGCCATAACCCAGCTGCGATCTTCGGCCAGCAGAGACACGCCGGTATCGACATAATTCTTGCCAGTAAAGATCTTTGGCTCGTTGAATAGAACTTTCTCTTCTACGTCGCTGAAGGTGAAGTCGTTACCCATCTTGATGGTGATAGCATCCTTGTCAGAAACAACACTCTGTTCCAGATTCACCTTAGTCATGGCATAGATCTCAACAGGGCGCAGGTCACTCAGCTGCTTGTCTCTGAAGTAGCCGCTGACGTATTCGCATATATCATAGACAGCATTGATATCCTTGTCGCCATTGACATAGCCGCCTTTGTCCCAACCACTGAACAGATAATACTTATAAGCAGTCTCTTCGCTGGTATAGGTCGGAGTGTCGCCATCATACAGAACCATAGAGCCATACGGAGCAGTTGTCTGCTGTAGAACAGCGCCGCGATTCATATAGCGCACACGATACTGACGCACAGATTCATCATACACAGCAGTAACAGTCTGATTCTCAAAAACAGGAGTGAACTCGGTGTCCCAGCCGCTGAATGTAAACACCGTACTGATGGTACTCGGGAAGGTAGGTGTCGGAATCGGATTGTCAGAACGTGTCACAGGATCAACTGCACGCTCGCCCTTGTCGATATACTGGATATCCAGAACAGCGCCATCCTTATTCACGAATTTCCAAGCATACTGGTTGATCATGGTGTTGTAAGTGACCTCCAAATCAGGCCAGCGCTCTGTGTACAGCAGCTTTTCACGCTCACGGATAATGGGCACATGCACTTTGCCTTCCACGACAGAATGGTCAGTGTTGTAGCCATTTTCATCCAGACCGCTCATTGCATACAGGCGATTCAGCAGGGAAGTATCAGCTAGTTCCCAATCAATGCCGGTGATGCGCACACGGTTCAGGTTGGTGCACTTGCCCAGCATATCTTTCAGGTCGATGGTTGCACACTTCTCAACGGTCAGCGTAGTGATATTGGTGTAATCCTCAATCGTCAGGTCAGTCAGATAGTTCAGATTCTTTGCGGTCAAACTGGCGATTGCAGGCAGGTGGGCGATTTTGATCTTGCCGCCGCTTGCAAAGGAGACACCGGTAATGCCAGAGCCGTCAGCATAGAACTCTGTCAGGCTGGTGCATCCGGTCAGACCAATAGACTTCTTCAGGTTCGGCACGTTCTGCAGGTTTAAATGTTCCAGCAGAGTGTTATTACCAACAGCGAAGTCGGTCATGTTCGTATTCTTATAGCCGCTCACACCAGAACCAACTTTCAGTTCAGTCAGCTTAACACCATGGCTGAAGTCAACATAGCCGGGATAGAAGCCAGAAATATCACCAATGCTCTGAATAATAGAAGCATTATAGATATAAACTTCAGTATCGTTCATTGCAGTGATTGGGCATTCAATCGTGTAGGTCTGTCCGCGCTTGCCACGCACCTTCACAGGGTTGGAGCCGTACAGAACAGAGACGTAGGTATCAGCGTAGGGTGTGATATGGAATGTACCGTCCGGTTTCACGCCAGTCCAGTTGGTTGGAGTATAGCCACGAATGGTCATATCATCACTGGTTGCGGCAGAGCCGGAATACTTAGATGCCATGTACTTTTCCTGATAACGCTGGAACTGCCGACGCTGATGTCGCTTGTTGCCATGCATCATAGGCAGATAGCTGGTGGTATTGATGGTGGGATCTTCGTAGGTGCGGAAATATTTGCGACGCATATCCATGATCCAAAGCTTTTCGGGCTTCACATCCTGATATTCCTCGAACTTTTTCAAGATACGGGTCGCACTCCATGCCAGTGCATTCTCGCGGTTGCGGAACATTGCGGCCATCTCATCGGGGAACAGGTCACGCAGCTTGCACCACAATTTGGAGTCAGCAGCGTTAAACACATTCTTTGTACCGATGGTATCAGTGTCCTCGTAGCCATAAGTCAGAGTCAGACCACCCTCGTTATCATTGCCCATGGCGGTATCGTTATCGTAGTCAAAGCAGAAGTCCCAGTGGACCAGGTCGCTGGTGTGCGGGAACACGTTCTTTGCACGGTTATCAACCATGGTGTGGCGTTCAGTAAACAGATAATGGAAAATAGCAGAATCCAGATCGAAGTGATCCTTAAAATGTGCCTTGAATTCCTCATCATCCGCATTCACCACCCAGTTCTGAGCTGTGATCCATGCCTGTTTTCCGGCCTCGATCTCTTCCTCAGTGCAGGCAGGATTGCTGTAACGGAACTCAAAGGAGTGGTCGCCATCCCATGTCTCCTGTGAAAAATCGCCGCTCAGGAAGCGGGTCTGCTCATCGGCGTTGTTGTCAATCTCAACGATAAATTCCTTGTGGTTCTCAGGGTCCATACCCATCGTATCTTTATTCTTTTTGGAGTTGCCAATGTCGCCGCAGGCATAGAAGTGCCACTGACCATCGTTAAATACGGTCGCATTGGTGGTATCGGTCTCCTGAATAAACACGACACAGGGATAGAACGCCATTGTATCACGCACTTTGGGATTATCCTTCTTAGCCTGACGCACATAGGGGTTGAACTCATTAAAATCGTCTGCCAGCAGGGCGTTGTTTGCATTCTCAGAGGAAGCAACATTGACTTTGATGTTAAAATACTTCTCAGGAACGCTATTTTCGGTCAGTGCATAGGTGTCGCCGGTAGTGTCGTCACCAAACGTAAAGCCGCCATTGCAGTTGATGTCAATATTTCGAGCGGATGCGCCATAGTGGTCGGAGCTGGTGCCTTGACCCTTGTGGGAGCCGGTAGCAGTCCAGTTATCCTCCTTAGCACGACCATTCTTATAGATCTGCTGGATCGTAGTGTTGGCGACTTCGTTCTTCTTGCCGGTTGTGAAAGTAGGTGCGGAGATCTTGATGATACGCAGATCGGGGCACTTCTCAGCCAGCAAGTCAGGGGTCAGTTCGCCGCTCGCATCCGTAATGTCGTTGCGCATATAGCGAGAAACCATCTCTTCGGCGTTCTTCGCATCGGCAATAAAGTTGTCCAGAATCTCGTCATCCGTCAGGTTCATACCGTAGCTCTTCATGCGATACACGATAACGTCACAATCGTCAGAGCCAATGGTAATACCAACGGGAGCAGCCTGAGTAAAGCTGTCGCTAGTATCATACAGTTCAACACGGCATGGGATACCGTCACACCACAGAACCATCTCGCGGAACTGTTTGTCCGGCAGAATATTGAACTCGAACTCAAGGAAATCGTCCTCACAGATGGGCAAATCAATACTGTTCTGGTGACTGGTCAGCGTAACTTTCTGAGCCTGAATGTTCAGACCAACACCGCCATTCAAACAGGTTACAGCAGTAGCATCATAGTTGCGGACATTCGTTGTCTTAAACACCAGCTTAAAATTCTTGCCGCTCTTCTTTGCATCGTCTGCGAAAAGCTTATAGCTGATGGTAGCAGTCGTACCGGCCTTGACACAGAAATAGGTGTCGCCATCTTCATCGATTTGGTAGCCGCCGTTCACCCAGTCAAAGTTGTCGCTAACAGTCATCTTGTTGCTGCCGGAACTCCACAGGCGGTTCACATCTGCGTTACTGCGGCCAGCGGGGTTAAAGTCCAGCATCAGACCGGTCTTAACGGGCTCAATGGTAATGCCCAGGTCTTCAATCTTTGCGGTAATGCTCTTGATTGTAGCGCCGCAAGTAATAGTCAGAGTGTGGGTGCCAATATCAGAAGATTTAAAGCTCCAAGTCTGAGCAGTACGGCCAACAGTCAGTGTCGAAGTCTTAATACCGTCAACTTCAAGCGTAATGCTTGCAGTAGAAGAGGCCGGGTTATAGACAGTGTAAACAATGCTGGTGGTACTATACTGCTTTGCGGTGAACTCCTTTGTGGCGCAGCTGATGATCGGTGTGTTATTGCCTTCCTCTGCCCACATGATATCTTTATAAATGGTATTGCTGGTCACAGCTTTGCCATTGATATTTGCAGTCATGGTCACTTCCAGCAGGTGAGCGCCGTGTCTCTGTGCCGGAATCGCATAAGTCATCTGTCTGCCGGTAACCGCAGTTGTAACACTACCAAGCTTTTTGCCATCCAGAGTAAAGGAAACGTCCTTATTGATATTTCCGTATGGAGTAAAGCGGAAAGTAACTTCACCACTATAAACCAGAAAATCATCGAAGATACTCTCCAGATAAAACTCGACAATATTGATATTCCAAGTCTTTGAACCCATGCTGCCAACGGAATCAGTGACCTGCAATTTGATCTTGTTGTCGCCATTGTGCAAATACTGGGTGATGTCAAAGCTATTCTTGCCCTGATAAACAGTCGTAGTAGCGACCTTCGTGTTGCCAACGTACCATACGCCGGTAGCATCGCCCGTGTCTTCGCCAGAGTTATCCACAGAAGTAAAGTTGAACTCGACAGTTGCGGTATCGCCCTTGACAACAGCGATAGAGGATTCGCCAATACGCTCAATAGTGATCGTAGAGGTGTTGCCACCGCCACCACCGCCACCTTCAATAATTACAGTGGTCTTGACCGTGCCGTTCTCCAACAGGTTCAGCTTGGAATCTTCGTAAGTGATATCGTACTCGCGGCCAGAATTCTCATCTGGCTTAAAGTCTTTCAAAGTCTCTTGAATCTTGGCGATATCCGCATTGGCCAGGTCAACAGAGGTCTGAATGCCGCCAACCGTATTCTTCAGGCCGCTCACATCACTGGATAGCACATCAACTGTCGTCTTGTCTGCTTTCTTATCGAGTAGTGCGTCTGTGGCTTCCTTATTATAATAGGAAGACTTCAAAGTCTCAGGCAGGTCGCCAACACTATTCTTCAGTTCCTGCACAGTGGCATCATTTGTAGTCTTATATTCGGTCAGCTCAGTTTGAACAGGGGTCACAGCAGTGCTGATTTTATTGTCCACAATGCCGTTATACATGCTTACCCACTCAGCAGAAGGGTCAGTGTTCAACTTGATCTTTGTGATTTCTTCAGCACCATTCAAGAACGTCAGGGTGCGGGTATCGTTGTCATACTGCACATTGAAATTTGCCAGACCGTCCACGGCAGCAATCTCACCACGCAGCATCGTAACAAAGCCATCAACCTCGTCCTTTTTATAGAACTGTGCCAGCTTTTCGTCTACGCTTGCAACTGCATTTTTTGCGTCCTGTGCGCTCTTCTCGGCGGCAGATGCAGCAACCTGTGCCTCGCCAACTTTCTGGCTCATTGTTGCCAGGAACTGGGTGTACCAGTCATTGCCGGACGGATCAACCATCTGCTTGCCGGTCAGCGATTTCAGCACATTCAGTCGGCCATTCGGGCGGGTGCGCCACAGATAGCTTTTTGTGGTACTTGTATTCGGGACATTCACAGCACCGGATGCCATGATTTCAAACTGCAGCTCGCCCTCTTTTGCAGTAGCGTCATTTGCCACCAGCCAGTAGAAGCGGATCTTGGTGTTACTGTAGCTCACGTTGATAGGGGAAGCATAGTTTTCTTCTCTGTCTGCATTCAGGTAGTGGATCTGAATCGTCATCTGAAGCAGGTCAATACCATCGTAGTAACGCGGCATTTCAAACGGAATAACCTGCGAGTTGGATTCCTGTGTGATATTGATCTGATTTGCATCCAGCTGAATATCTTTGTTTTTGTCGATGTAAGACCACTGGTCATCAGAGTAATCAGCAAACCAGGTGTAATTGCCACTACGCTCAAATGTCTCTTCTCCGTTATCATCATACACGGCAATTTGGTCTTCGTCATTTAATTCCAGAGTTGCGACATCTATATCATCAACAGAAACATTTGCGGTACTTGCGGCCTTTTTCGCAGCTAACCGCTTAGATTCTCCAAAAGATAGTGCCATTTGCTCACTCCTCTCTTATTGTTCATCTGCCGTAGTGGCAGTTAATTCGGGGAAATATTTATCAAACAAATTGTCCTGATAGAACGTATATTTGTTGTTTACGATATAAGTGTAATATGGGTAATAGCGGCTCAAAGAAAGCGACATTGTACCTTCGCCCAGATTCATAGAAATGCTCTTGATGATCCAGTCAACAGGAGTCTTGCCGCCCAAATATTTGGCAGCATACTGGATCTTTTCGTTCACATCGAGCCACGGAACCAGTCTTGTTGTCACACTCAGGCCGTCAGTCAGGCGGGCACGCTTCTATAGTTCGTATTGACAAACTTCCATAGCCGCGTCATCCGTGGTGTAATTCTCGTAATCTCCACCCGATAAAATCTCAGTTCTACGACCGATCTTTTCAATGGATAACCGTGCATTGTACAGGTCATCAATATTATTCGGGTCATTCACACAGATGAAAGCCATGTTGTCGCAGTTATCTTCTGCCTTTTGAGCTTCGATCTCTTTGGTGGCCGGGATTTCGTCCACCAGTTTTGCCATAGCGTGGCTCTGCTGTTGACCCAAGAAGTAAATGCGGCCAGTATTTGGATTCCACTGGAGAACATAATACTTTGTAGCCTTAATACATCCTGGGTCTTGAATGATATCTGAACCATTGGCATCAGTCAAAGAACGATACAGTGTACTTGTCTTTGTCTCAGAGCCAACTTGCTCATTGCCGTCTTTATCCTTGTACTTCCATGTAAATGTCAACACAACTGTCATAGCGCCACTTGTTACGTTGCCATTTTTGTCCGTCTTGGCAGCTTCAACATTTGCAGGAGCCACAAAAGATACTTTCGTTTCACTTTTCCATGTTGATTCGGTTGCGTTCAATACAAGGTTGATTGTTTTATTTGTTCCAGACCATCCTTTTACAGTGGCTGCTCCGTCTGCTTCAATCGTTGCACCAAACACTTCAACGCAGTTTCGGACAGCGGCATAATCCACTGTGGCCGATTCGCCATCGTTTGTAACAAGCTTCTCGAATACTTCCGGATCAAGTACAGGCGGGTCGTCAAATCCACTGGGAATCTCACGACATACAAACACATCATCGTCAAAATACATCTCAAACGGATAATACAGGTCACGCAATTCTGAGAGAATATCCCAAACAGTTGAGCCAGTATCATAATCCAAGTCGTGTGGAACAATGCGGCTCCAATAGTCGATAGAATATTTCTTAAACTCCGTCTCGTCTCTTAATACCGCCCAGATTGCGTCACCGATACGAGTGCCTTTCTCGATGCGATGTGTGCCACCAACCAGCTGTCCACCCAAGTCTCCGTTGATACGAGAAACCAAGTCAACACAACTGGCCTGCACAGTGTTTTCTGTTGCGCTATATGTAAAGCCATTGGATGTAAATGTATAGCACCCCTCGTTGTACCAATAGATTTTTACACCATTAACATAAGAACTGTCAGCTGAATTGGAATAGCTAAGGAACAAGTCGTTATACAGCTCATTCAGCGCGGTCTTTGTGTCAATCACTTCTGCCTGAATGTCGTGCATAGAATGTCCTGCAAACACACTGGTTTTTCCGTATGTCGCTCTTAGCTCGTCCTCACTCTAACCGGCAATGGCAGAAACATCCACCTTGCCAAGCGTAACTCCGTTCAGAACCATACCTTCAACAGCAGCAATCATCCCATGGACGTGCATTTTATTGCCATACACGAAACTATCGATGCCTGATTTATCTACCTCAAGGATATTGGCAGGGGAGAGATCGCCGCTCATTGACTTCGCTTTTGTTGCCACAGCATCCAGATAAGCATAGATATCATCCTTCACAAGCGGCACAAGTCCGTCTTTGGTCTGCAGCATCGGTGTAAATGCGATATAAGGTCCATCTTGACAAATTGGGTCATCACTTCCCAAAACTGTAGAGTAATCACCAAGTTTGGTGTACCATTCCTCTGCTTCAGCTGGGTCATCCGGTGGCGTGCCGTCATTGATCTGGTCAAAGAACGTATGATACTTTGAGATATTGGCTCGTGTCCACACCAGCACATCTCGATTCAGGTTGTCGATATTGCCGTATTTTGCATAGCCTCTGTTTGTGATGTCCTGAATCAAATCATCATAACTCTTCGCAGCGAGCTGATAATCCGCATTCTCCCTGATCATCTCGTCAATACTCTTTGAAGCACTGATTCTCGACATTCCTCTTCCTGACAGACCAATGAATACACGCACATTTTTACTGATCCAATCTTCTTCCGTCAGGTTGGAAATGCCACTCTTCTTACCCAAGTACAGGGTCACATTAAAGGTTCGCCGCACGTCAGATTCTGAGTCGATAGAAATAGAGCCATCGATCACAAGACCTTCCAAACTATCAATTGTAATAAAATCTTTGTTCAGCATATCAATGCGGCAGTAAATATTAGACGAATGATTGTTCAATAGCGCCAGGTCTGCGTCAGTCGGAAGATATGTCATACGCTGCCTCCCGGCTGATAATCACTCAGCCCATTGTTATACATGTCGCTCTCACTCTCTGCGTCACCAAGCTCCACAAAGTCGAACTCCAATACGCCCTTGTCGTAGTGATCAGAGCAGGAGATAGACACATTGCCATTGACACCCATTAGCCATCTGCGGCCATCAAACATCTTCAACAGCTTCGCACTACCGTTGGTCAGCCACTCGCTCAGTTCATCACGGAACGCATTGCCGCCATTGATATCAAAATCTTTCATTGTGTTATCAAAACGGATGCCAACACCAGAGAAGTGGCCGCTGTAATAATTGGCTTCACTGCCAGCAAACAGATACGGGTACTTGCTTCCCATCGTCTCGACAACTGTAGCAGAACGTACCTTCTCAACACTGTCGACTTTCGGCTCAAGGAAAATATGATAGGTCTTATTGCCATCAGTGATCACAGCACCATCAAAGTCACTTACAACGCTGGCCTTCGCATAGCCAAGCTCAATGCCATTTGCAACGGGAGCTACGGCGTACTCATAGTCGGTCTTGCGTCCAATGGCGTATAGATCGGTATAATCAATCATCACATAACCATCGTCAGCGCTGTACATATAAAAGTCATTGAAGTCTTTTGGCTCCAAATCCTGATTCTTTGTTGTCGATACCTCAACACGATAGTATTTCATGTTGTTTAAGAAAGTCTCAGAGAACCACTCTTTATACTCGTTGGAACTCCTGAATTCGTCGGTCGATGTAAAATCACTTGATGCCTTGATAAACTTTCGGTCAGCGGTATATGCAATCAGACAAAACGCTTTGTCCTCGGATTTGAACTGGAAAGAAAGAACTCGATTCTTGTCGATATAATCCGAAGTCACCGTCTTATAGTTGCCCATCGGTTGACCAGTCGTTTTATTGATGTGGAGGTTCGACCAGCCCATCTTCATAATAACATGATTCAGATCGATCTCTTCCTGATAAAGCGAAGTCCAGATTGCTGCACCTTTCTTGCGCCGCTTGATTCGCAGGGCATTTGCACCGCTGCTCCGTGTCAGAAAATACTGTGCGTGCATACTGATATTAGCCATACGATAATTATTCTGCACGGTGAATTCTACGTCATCCACATACTCTGGATAGTCAGTTCGGAACGCCTGCAATCCAGTGTCCAGCTGATAGCCGCCAACAGACTCTGCCGTCGCTCTCAGATAGTACAGGGTATGGTTGTCCAGTCCATCGATCTGGAAACCCTTCAATGAGTCGCGATAATAGTAACTCACCGACTTTTTCAGCAGCTCACGATTCGCATCATAAAGCCAAAATTCATAACGATTTACAGATTCACCCTCCGATACCTTATACTTGTAAGAGAACTCAAAGGAATAAGAAGGGTAGGGAATAGTGGTCACGCCAGAAGAACTCAGGTCGTTCAGTTTGATCGTTGGTTCCTCATGGCAGTAGAATAGCAGCTTATCCGAGTATTCAGAAAATAGATTCGTGCCCTTCAGCCGACAGCGAATAATCATATAATACGGATCTTTGCGATTCTCAAACGTGCCTGCCGGAATCGTAAAATATCGTGCCAGACCAGTGCCTCCAGCCGGAAATGTGCCAAACTTATACACGCCTTTTGAAAGCGTATCACCCTGTAAAATACTGCCCGTCGGAGTATCGAAGACGATAAGAGCAATGATATCAATGTCTGCGTATGCGGCAAACTGAAATGTATGATCCTTTGTGGCATCAAATGCGCCGATTTTAGATAGAATTGGTTTCAAGTTATCACCTCCGAATTATTCCTTCGATATATAGCAAAGCTCACCATTGGTATTTACGGCCAGATTCAATGCGGCCAGAAAATTATCAACAGTGATTTCTGAAATCGTTTTATTGATATCTGATACGTTCGTTTTCAAGGTCGAGATGTTTGTATTTGCAGCCGAAATCTTGCGTGTCACATCTTGATAGTGATTTGATTCAGCCGTTTTTGCGTCATCAAGGTCTGTCCTCAACGAAGTAATATCAGAAGTATTTTTCTCAATGTTGCTTTTATTGTTGTATACCTGTTTCTTAGTTGTTTTATAATCTCTGTTCGTAAAGCCCCCAATGTTGTCGTTAAAGCCGTTCATTGAGCGCCACAAGTCTGCAACATCGTTGGCTTCCTTTGTCTCAAGTGCGCCAACACGTTCAACTGCTGCGTTTGCAGTTGTGTCATCCGTGTATTTTGTCGCAACAGCCCAGTCGCTAAATTCCTATTTACCAGATTCATTTTTAGCCGAAACACAGATATACAATGCACCTCCGACTCCGCCGTAAAGCCATAGGTCATTTACATCATATGGAACTTTAGGCGTGTCTGTAAAAACGCGAACCTTCTCTGCGGCAATCTTTGTTGCAGAACCAGCCATCGCAATAGCGTTAATAACACCTGCGTCGATAATTTCCTTCCAAGAATATGCTTGTTCGCCCTGATCAAAAACCCATCGATAACAAATGCCAGTTAGCTTATCATAGTAAATGTCGTCCAGATGCGCCTTCTTTAACTCATCAGTGTCCCAATTAACAGCTGGATAGTTATCGCTCGTGGGGACACCGTCTCGATACCAAGTATTGATCGTATTCCTCAACTGCTCTTGAACAGTATTCTCCGTCTGCTGGGATTTGTCTTTCATCGATGAGAATTCAGCGTTCAAGCTATCGACACCGGTCACCAGAGATTTCACTGTTAGAATCTCAACACTGGTATTACTCTCTGATACGATCAGGTTGCGGAAGTTACCCTGTAATGCGGTCACAACAACCTTCTGGCCCACAATATAGTCATGGTTTGTTACAATGCCGTACTCGCCACCGAATACAGCGATTTTATAGTGCTGGTCTTCTTTTTCTGTGATTACTCCATAGGCGGACACGTCAAATTTTGCATTCTTTACAGCGTGTTCAGCGGCAGAAGTTACAACCTCGGCCAGCACATCAATAGCTGATTTATCTGCCATTTCTTTTCCTCCTAATCAAAAATAAAAGCCGACCCGCTAGGATATCCTAGTGGTATCGGCTGTAAAAGCTATTACTTACCGCTTGCTTTGCATTTGAGCAACCTTAGTCGGTAACTTCTGTTTGATTTCATTCGCCAGAGCGTCAGAGCTGCCAACAGGATTCGTGATAATAATATCGCCAATCGAAGTTGTAACATCTCCACCGCCGCCCTGAACGATCGGCTGAGAACCGTACTTTGACATCTGTTTCTGGAACCATGCATCCGGGTTGCCGCCCATCTCAAACAAACGAGATGTGATATCAGCTGGGACAACACCATCGCCAGTCTCGAGGTAAGTGTACCGACCAGAAGCAGGCTTACGAACCAGCATCTCGGAACCCTGTTCATCAACGTTAGCAAAATTAGACTTCTTTATTTCCTTTGTGCCACTTGCAAAACCAAGTAATGATCCAAGGAACTTAAACGGTGCTGTAACAACATCGGCTATGCCTTGGCCAACGCCTCTAATGAACTGCCCGGCTCCTTCCGCAATATTCTCAAGAGCCCCTTTCTGTTTAGCAGGCTGTTGAGCAGTTTGTTGTTGCTGTTGTGTCTCTTGCTTTGCTTTCTCCGCCTTTGTAGCGACAGCTTCAAATGCATCACCTGTGGTCGCCAAATCGTTTTTGATCGATGTAACGGCAGCTGTACATCCGGCCTTGATGGCGTTGTAAGACTGATCCATTACCCACTGCATATTGTTTGCTAAATTCGTAGCGCCAGGTTCTACATTCTTCCACGAATTGTCTGCATCCGTTTTCAACTGACCATTCTCACCAAATGTATTAGAGCTCGAAGAATCAATCTCGGCATAACCATCTTTCACCGTTCCCTGAGTCATTTCTGCCAGATTAGTTACGCCAGCCTCGTTCATACTCCAACTATTGTCAAAGCACGCACGCATATCGTACATCAGCTTCTGGGTGTCTTGGCTGGTGTCAGCCCATGCCTGCTCCATTGTCTTTTGAACATTGGTGCTCAAGGTCTTAACACCGCCGCCAACCTTGTTCCAGCTATGACCGAACGCCTTGGAGATCTCGTTCATGGCCTTATTTGTACTGTCAACAGAAGACTTATAAGACGCATTCAGCTTTTTAGCAATCTCCTCGGACATATCGCCAGAAGTAGAAGCAAGACTGTTCCATCCGCTGGTATAAATCTTTTGCAACGAATCAAACATCGTGTTGGTGACATCTTCAACCTGTTCAGCGCTCAGACCAGTATTCTCATTCAGTGCATCAAAGGTATTGTTCACCAGCTCATTCATCTTTTCAGACATCTTTTTGCTGGTTGCTTCAATATCCTTTGTATCCAGACCGAGCTCGCCAGCCACAGACTTCCAGCTTGACTCAAAGTTGCTCGTCATAGACGAAATTTGGCTCTGAGCCGCTTTCTTTGTGTTGCTGGTGGATTCAGTCACCGTCTTAGAGGAGTTGATCTTGCCAACCGTAGACATACGATACGCAGTCTTATTGACAAAATAAAACATGCTTTGAATGGCGGCAATGATCGGATTATCACTCTTCTTGAAGATATCAGAGAGTCCAGACATGAACTCATTTGTATCGCCAAGGATCTCATCATACTCGCTCTCGAAAATTGAGCCAACACCAGCGGCTGCGGCAGCTGCGGCACCACTCAATTGAGCATTCGGACCTTTGGCACTCATACCGGCACCGGCAGCGGCACTACCGGTCGCTTCGGCCAAACCTTTTGCCAGCCAGCCCTCGGGGTTAGCACCAATCGCCATCAGGTTGTCGGTTTCCTTTGCAGGGATAACACCGTCACCCTTTTCAAGATATGTCATGCGTCCCTGATCGGGGTTACGAACAATCAGCTCTTCGCCCTTTTCATCAACGTTTGCAATCTGGCCCTTCTTAACACCACGAGTACCCTTTGCATATTTCTTTGCTTGGAATGCGGGAGTAGGTTCATCAACCTGTGTACTGGAAACATTACTTGCAATTGAAGCAATCGTAGCAATCAGAGCAACTGCACCTGCAACAGCTGCGGCGGCAGCAATCCAACCAGCAATAGGAATGGAAGAAAGAGCGGCAGCAATCGCTTGCATCATAGCGGCCATGGCACTGCCAACGCTCGTCACCAGAGTACCAAGTCCGGCGAAGATAGAAGGGAAGAAGCTTACAACGCCAGACGAGATGGCACTACCGATAGACTGTGCGCCAGCCGCAATTGGGCCAAACATACTTCCGACGGTCTCAACAATGCCACCAAGACCAAGTCCTGTCTGGCTGTTCAGCAGGCCAAATCCTTCTGTGAAGAACGAACCGATGTCACTAAACATCAACCCGGTTTTCTCAGAAATAGATGTCTATGCGCCTGAGAAGAACTTACCGATACTACCAAGATTGTCTTTCGCAGCACCAACCAGTCTCTCAAAGAATCCACCAGATACGCGCTGAATATCGCCTGTATTCACCTTTATTGTGTTGCCAAGGATATCCAGTGTCGCAGTTGTATCTTTCTTCAGTGCGGCTGAACCAGCTCTGTTCTTACCAGTAATCCAGTTCCAACCGTCAGAAACCACCTTAGCAGCTCCATCGAACATCTTCTTGAAACCGCCACCAAGATCAAAGTCACCATTTTCGCCGGTAAACATGTTTTTGATCTGGTTGATAAAGCCAAAGACTCCACCGCCGTCACCAGAACCACCATTAAGGAGGTTCAAAATATTCGCCAGCGTCTCCAAAGTAGAGATCAGATTGGAGATATCAGTGATAACATTCTTAACGTTTGTCGCGCCCTGAATGGCCTGCATATTGTTAAGGACACTACCCTTGAAACCGTCATAGTGACCTTCCATCTGCTCAAAGGTCATGGCCTCGAACTCGGCTGTGTATTTTAGCTTCTTCTGATAGTCATCCCAGCTGGTGCCGATAAGATTGTTTGTTTCCTGAACTTTATCCTTTAGCTTGTTTAACCTGTCGATCTCATCCTGCTTTTTATACTCACGCTGCTTATCAGACAGGTTCTGTCCGGCTTCACGAACAGCATTTTCATCTGCTTTCCATACAAAGCCCTGACCTCTGCCGCCATATACATGAACAGTCTTATTGGCCTTTGCACGCTCGTATTCATCTTGAAGTTTTGCCAGTTCGATTGCTCGCTCCTGTGCATCATTTTCTTCATTGAGAGCGTCAATCCGCTTGTCAATAACATCGATCCAGGCTTCACCCTGAATCTTGAGGTCGTTGGACTGTTTGTCGTTTAAGTCATCAAAAACACCAATAAAGGAATTCAAAACAGTGTTCAGTTCGGACATCAGAGTCTTCAGCTTGTCAGCCGATTTGCCCATGCCCTCCATTGAATCTGCGCCCTTGTCAAGAGAGTCCGCCAATGCACGCAGAATCTCTGCCTGATCTTTGGTTTCTTCTTTTAGTTCGAGCTCTGCAGCCTTTGCCAGAATGTCGGCCTTGGTTTTTGCCAGCATCGCTTCTTTATTAAAGACAAGCTGGTTGCCCTCCAATTTAAGGAACTGCAGATACTCGGGAGACATTGTAAGTAGTTTCTGAATACTGTCAATGCTTAAACCGCCGTAAGTGTTGTACTCGTTTGCGACATCGCTCAAATCGGTCCATGCGCTCTGCATATCGTCGATCTTGGAGCTGAACTCTTCGACCGTAGAACCGAGTCCATCAAAATAGTCCTGAACAGAAATAACGTCGTTCTTGATATTATTTGCTGCAATTTTGTAACTCTTGGCGATAGCTTCAGATGCAGCGCCACCTTCAGAGCTGGCAGCTTCTGCTTGCGCTTCGAGAGATTTAACAACAGCATCTTTCAGCACGTCTCCGCTCAGATCAATCTTGCCAGTATCTTTATTGTAGGCTTTATTGATCAGATCCGGATCATATTCACTATACTTTTTAATGGATTGCAGTGCGGCACTTTGAGCTTCAGTGCCTTCATAATCCAGAGCACCAGTACGGCTCTTTTCTGTCTTTTCTTTGACAGTCTTACCGTTGTCCTATGCGTCTTTGAAACCGTCGGTGATTTCTTTTGCCCCTGAGAGAGCAGCGCTATAACCTTCAATTGCTGCAACCAGATCCCAGTAGGACATAGTCTGATCCTTGATGTTACGGTTTGTCCACTTAAGAATCTTGTTATACTGAGTTGCGCTCGCATTATCACCTTTGATTTTAGCATCTTTTAATTCTGCTTCCATCAATTCTTTGAATTTTGCTGTCTGAATTTCAAGTTTTCCCGTTGTATCGTTCTTCTGAAGCACCGAAGAATATTTATCCTCAAGGCCGGTCAGGCTCTGAACAGTTTGCATTGTCAGATAGCCTTGTTCGTTAAACTCTTTCATTGCAGATGTAACAGTAGACCATGCGTCAAGGAAAGTTTGAGCAGCTTTAGAAGAATTATTTGTGGAATCACTAAATCCATTCAGTTGATTTTTTAGACCACTAGCACTATTCATGGCGTTATTCATATTAGTGCTGATCAAAGACAATCTGGTATTTAAAGCCGTCATAACAGAAGAGATTTTCTCTTCAATCTCTTCTGTATTGTCTCCATTTTCAGCGGATCGGGCAGCAGCAAGGGCACCAGCTAGTTCTCCAGTCCCAATTGTGGCATTTTTTAATGCAGGAGCAAGAGCTTCAAGTTTGTTCTTTTCGTCTTCAGTTGCTTCTGTGAATGTCTCTGCTTTTTCTGCGGCATCTTTCTTTGCAATCGCATTTAGCTCTGATATCGCTTGAGAAATGGCTTCCATTTGAGCTTCTGCATATTGAGTGGCCAAAAGATCGGCATAAGCGCTCTGGTTGACCTGAAGTTTTCCATTGACAAGCTCAAGGGTATTGAGGTATGCATCATCCATCTGAAGTAAACTCTGCAAAGAATCAATGCTCAAATACCCATATTTGTTGTATTCTTCAACTGCAGTAGAGCAATTCTTATAAGCGGACTGAATGTTGTCAATAACGCCCATTGTCTCTTCAAGCTGAGACGCATAGTTGTTAGCTGCCTCAGCATTACTTACCTGAAGAAAACCAAATTGCTCAAATACACCAATCAAATCTCCAAAAGAGATATGTGCTTTGTCAGCTGTCTCGTGTAGAATTTTTAGTGCGTTCGATTCCGCTTCCGTTTGATGTTCGGTATCAGCATCGATATTTAAGACGGCATCGCCAGTCATGCCGCTAAATTCATTAACAGCGCCGACATAAGAATTGCCTTTAGAATCATTTGTACCACGACGAGACATGGAAGCTTTGACTGCACTAACTTTTTCTGCAAAGATATCAACATTGGTCGTATCAACACTAGTATCGTCTTGTGCATTTGCAAGAGCCTTAGTGGCTGCGGTCATTGCGTTCGTACCGGCAACATATTCATCTTTGTACTTAGCGAAACTGTCGGCATCTGTCTTGTAATTGCCCATCTGCTCGGAAACAGCAGTGGACAATTCTTCGACCTTGGTTTTCTGGGATTCAAAAGTTTCATTCAGAGCATCGAGTTCTTTCTTTTTATTTGCATACTCTTTAGAATCTTTTCCGCTAGAGGCTTCAATTTGGTCAAGTTCGACCTGAAGATCACGACGTTTTTGAGTAGTATCTTCGAGTGCTGCTGTATACTCCTGGAGAGATTCAGTCTTGGTAACTTTATCTGGTGTCGGGGAGAATATCGTAATAGGATTACCATTAGAATCATAAGACACTTGTGGTTGCGTACTAAATTTAACGATACTATTTTCTGATTTATCATTCACAACAGCGCTAGTATCTGTGTTCGCCTTATCATCAGCGTCTTTTGAAATCTGCTTCTTCAGTTCCAGCTGTGCTTCAAGCATATCGTTGATAGCCTGAAGACGCTCACGCTCGGCTGGATCGACAATATCTTCGATTTTATCAGCGCCTGCTGCCTTTACGGATTTATTTAAGTCATCAATCTTAGACTGAATATCTTCAACGTCTTGAGCGGCCTGATCTGCTGCATCGTGAGAATCGTTCATTACGTCAACAAGCTGTTCGGATGCGGATTTGAGGTTCAAAATATAATTAACTATATTAGAACCGACCCATGTAATGAAACCAATGCCGAGTCCGATAGCCGCCTGTTTTGCAATAGCGAGAGCACCAGCAAGGGCATCTACAGCGAATGTCTCAAGCTAAGTAGCACCAGTTTGAGCCTGCTGTCCTAAGACAGTAGCTATAATAGTTGATGCCAACTGTTGCTCGGTTTGCTTTGTGTTCTTAACAGCTTCTGTGAAATCCTTTTGTCTTAAAGCACTCTCGAGATTCTGTTGTGCCGTTTCTTTGTTTACAACGAGGTAGTTACCTTGAGCATCAACAAGTTTTGCTGCTTCAAGAACTTGTTTAGAAAGGGAATCAGAAAACCCATTGGAGCTTAAAGTGCTTTCTATTAAAGACGCACTAACGTCCTTCCCGGAGTTTGTTAAATTCAGAAAATCCTTTACAACGTATTTGACGGCATCGTCCATCTGTGTCATTTTAAGAACAGCAGATTGCTGTGATTTGTTCAATCCGGCTAACTGGGAAACATAATTTTGCACATTCGAATCTGTATTATTTGCGGTAAATTCAGAAGTGTCAACTTTCTTGCCAATACCCGTTGCAAAGTCACCAGCAAGCATAGCGGTCTGAAGGAATCCTGGTTTTTTTTGTAATTTAGAAGATTCTCTAATAGCTTTCTCCAAAGTTCCGTCAAGATTTTTATTGATTTCAATCATTGACTTATTGATTGTCTAATCGTATACTTATGTTAGTGGTCAAATAACACAAGTTGTGGTGAAGTTTATGAAAATTGGAGAATTAAAACACGATATTGATGTAAAAACAGGAACAGGAAAGAATTTTTTAGGGATATATCATACAGGTATTGTAACTGAAGAAGGAAAAACAATTCTAAAGAAAAATCCAAATTATATGTACCTAAAAAATGATCCTATGGTAAATAAACAAGAACCGATGGAATTTTACAGATCGGTTGTATATGCATATATGAAAGATGAAATATTAAAATACAATCCATCTTTAATATATGAACATGATAAAATTGTAAAGAAATATAGAGAAAACATTACTGTAATAGATAATATAGGAAAACCTTATTCTCTCGAGAATTATCAATTTCTTATGTGGTATTTAGACTATCTTCGTGAACAAGAAAACCCGGGTATTCTTGAACATGAAAAAATACAGAAAGAAATAAATAAAAAGAAAAAGAATGAAGAGGCTGCCTGTAAGCAGGAAGAAATAAAGCGTAAAGCAGAACTTAATCGTATCAAAGAAAACCAGCAACTCCAGCAAGACCTCGCCAGCGGCAAGCGCGTCATCTGTCCCTACTGCAAGTCCACGAACACTGAAAAGATCAGCACCGTAAGCCGCGCCGTGTCTGTGTCTCTCGTGGGGGCTGCCAGCGGGAAGATCGGCAAACAGTGGCATTGTAAGCAGTGCGGAAGCAACTTCTAAGCCTGCGCGGAGGACATATAATGGAAATTTCACTTGAAAAAGCACAACTTATTTCAGAATTAGAAGAAAAGATAGCCAATAACACCTATAACGAACACAACAACTATGGACGAGGCGGCTGGTATCGCTATCCAATCAACTATAAAGATGTCCATGATGGGAAAGAATACAAATGGGACACAAGAGCTGTCTACGTTAATTCGGATGTTGTAGAAAGTATGCGATACGACTTTGGTGAAAACCAACTCTATATCGGATATGCATTAGAAGAAGTTCTTGACTACCTTGAAACACGATATCATCTTGACTTTACAGAACTCGAAAAGAAAGAGTTGGCTAAATTTCATACTGATGAAGACGATGATGACTGATAACCGCACAGTTAGGTACCGAAGCTCGGCAAACAGTTCAAGTGTAAGAATTGTGGGTATGAGTGGTAAGACAGGTCTAACTCGTATGGCATAAATAAAACACCCATGTTAGGCGTAGAGTCTAGCATGGGTGTACTGTTTTCAATTACAGTTACATAAAATAACAAAGCCCGCACAAGCATAATGCTCATACGGGCTTTTCTTTAGGCAACCTATCCGAGGAAGCCTCTTCTGTCTACTAATGGCCATACCCAATCTATCCGAGAAAGGGTCTTCTGTTACAAATATTATATGCTCAATCTTCTTTTTTGTCAAGACTTTCCTTTAATGTTTTTACATAAGAAACCAAATCGTCAGCATCAGATAACCCAAGAGTGACCCTGAGTTCTCTTATCTCATCCTGCGCTTCATTTCTTTCTTTAACAACTCTTTCGGCATAATTTGTCTTATCAATGAGCTTTTTCTTAATATCAACATAATGACGCATCAAATCAAGTTCTCTAGCGACAGCTGCATCAATGAGTTTTAATTCTTCCGATTTTAAATCGCAAATGTAATCTCCAACTCTGGCCTTGCTGATTCTTGTTACCTGAGTAGCATCAGCGTGTCCATCTAAAATAATAGCTCCATTTTCACCATATCTCGGCGCAATTTCTACCATCGAAATTCTTGTTGAAGTATTGTGTGTAATGGGAACTACGATTGTGTTACCATTCCACTTGTTCGTCAAATTACATTGAAGAATCACAGCAGGACGACGCTTTTGAATTTCATAGCCAACACCCATGCCAAATTTACACCAATAAACTTGCCCGCGATACACAGCCATGTCCTTTACAGACTCAGCAAGATCATCGAGTTCAAGCTTCTCTTTAATCCAGCTTATATAAGCAGTTGCCTTTTCAAGAGGAATCATCTTCTTTTGCTCTTCTTGCTCCTGATCTGACTGAGATGGTTGATTTACTTGATGTTCTTCCATGATTTAACACTCCTTTTGTAAAAGTGTATCATGGTTCAAAGATAGTGTCAACTACATATCCGCTTTACGCAATCCAACGGTTAGTCCCGAATGTGAAGTTGAGATTATTACTTAAACCCAATATTCTATGACCGCATCGTGATAACAATTATCTTCTTCATTCCAAATATAGTATTCGTCTTCGTGCGGCTGTGTGCATTCTATCTTTTCTATTTTTTCAAGGTCTGCAAATCCTTTTTGGCTACTTGAACGATAGTATAATTTCTTGTATGTCATAATCATTCTCCTTTATAAAAATAGCAAAAGCCCGGCCTCCCAGCAGTAGGGAAGTCGGGCTTGTTCATTATGATAGCTGCACAGCAGTTATTTCAGAAGTTCAGCGATTTCTTCAGCAGTCATGCCGCTGGCCAGTGCATTGGCAACAATATCTTCTGCCTTTTTGCGGTTCAGCTCTGCCGCAATCTTTTCATCGGCATCAGCCTTTTTCTTTTCGAGCTTTGCAATCTCTTTATTGATTTTCTTCAGTTCTACTTCCTTAGCCTTGCGGTCAGCATTCAGCGCGGCAATATTCGTGCCGAGTGCTGCGATTTCTTCAGCGAGAGATTCTGCGGCAGTATTTTTCTCAGCGATCTGTGCTGCATAATCAACGCCATCAAGAACCTTTGCTTTATTCTTGCTTCCTTTGGGTCTAGCCATAATAAAATACCTCCGTATATTTTGAATACGCGATTGTACTTTTATTATAGCCAGAACCATTCTAGTTGTCAATGCGAATGGTGTTAATTGGAAGATTACGCATCATTTTTATCAATTGCGGAATATCTTTCTCATCAACTATATTCTGACATTCTATAGCAGATATAGATGGACGATGAATTGTAACTGTTGTACAATTGTTAATTCGACTAATTGCAAAATCTCCCTTATTAAGAAAATCCATACCAAGAATAAGATTAAAATTGTCGGAAGCAAAAGGTTTGACTATAAATTTGCATTTGTCGAAAATAGTGTTTTTAGGTACACCAAGATATTCCACCATTACAATAGGATAAACACCATCGAACTGAGTGGTAATAACTTTCGTCTCTTGTCCTGTCTTCACTGGATTTAAAATCATAGATAAATCACTCGAAATATAACTCGCCATAGCACCAGTGTCGATTAACGCGTTAGCTTTTAATATAATCCCATTATGTGCAAGAACACATGGAAAAATCAATTGATCTACAACTTTATCATATTTGATTGTAAAAGCTATAACGTCAGACATTTTTACCCCTCCGATTAAATGACTTTAAAATACAGAAAGAATTTGTACTTTTTTTGGAAGCTCATCAATCTCAGTAAAAATCTTAAATCCATAAGCTTCCCCATAAAGATACCGGTTGCATCGCCAAGAAAGATTATGTTCTTTGATATACCGATCAATGAAATCACGCATAAAGGCGTCGGCTTTTTCCATATCTGGATAACGAAGGTTGCTGTGTTCCTTCATAAATGTTTTGTAGAGATCTTCTGATATAATCCCGCTTTCACAGTATTCAATGCAAACTCTTTCGCAGAGCTTTCGCATCTCTTCGTCCATATTTTCCTCCTGATACTATCATATAATAATACTTCTGTCAACGCCACGGCGTATACCATGGTTTTACTTTCTCCACTTTTGACGGCAGGGGAGAAGCCCGCCTGTAATTTTTGCCTACAGCGTTAAACGCATGTAGGTGATTTGGAGCACCCCATAGTGAACCTGCGGCGTTGTTACGCACGTAGTTCCACTCCGACATTATGCTCTCTGAAGCGTCTCTGGCAGTGCCTATTATAATAATGTAGGCGCATGCAGAGCTTGCCTGCGGATTCCTTTCGGTTCCCGGACGAGAATTACCCAAACTCGTCACAGCTTACGCTGCCATGTTCGTCGGTTTTACTAAATACTCCCTCGCACTGCAGCACTTAATATAATAAGCGCAGCAGGCTTGTTCCGTGTCACCACCCGGAGTATTGCTGGGCACAATCGTGAAACCCGTCATTTTGGGTTTACCCAGCTGAGTTATAAAGGTTGCGATACCAGCACCCATTGGAATAGCGCCAGTAAATTTGATCATTGCATCTGCGGCTTTTGTAAGTCCAGTTGCGAGAGATACGACAGTCTTGACCAGGCCGGAGTCAAGTACATCTGTAGAAAGAGCTTGGAAAGACGCATCTAGTTGATTTAAGCGTCCCTGAATAGAATCAAGGTATTTCTCATTTTCAGCCCATGCGACGTTTGCGCTGTTTGCAGCAGATTCCATGGCAGATTCAGCGACACTAAAATTGTTTAGAATAGCACTAACTGCATTTGCGTTTCTCTTTCCGCCAATCATCTCAGTGACATTCGCCTGTGTTACATCGGACAGGCTACTCCATACTTGAGACAGCTCTTTCATGATTTGATATGTGCTCTTGAAATTTTTGCTATCCAGCATGATGTCAACGCCAGTTAAAGATTTCAGTTCACTACGAAGTTCAGACACAGAATTGGCCATGCCATCAACTTCAATGCCTGCATTCTCTGCGTCACTTTTAGCAGCACGGAGATACATGGAAAGACTTTTTAAGGTTGTACCGACCGTATCTGCATCTTGGATAACTGCGTTTGCAGCGGTACCAAGCGCAATAGTTTCTTCCAGCGTATTATTAGCGGCCGACATAGCAGCAGAACTGCGAGTCAAGATTTCACCAAGGTCTTTTGCGGTAACGGGTTGTGTATTTGCTACAGCGTCAATTTTATTAACAACGTCCTCTGCCTGATCAGCAAGCAAACCAAAGCCTTGCAATGTCGAAATCAGATACGAAGATGAGGTGTTAACGTCATCAATTCCGTCTCCCACGTTTTTGAGCAGGGTAGAGTAGGTAGCCATATTCTCGGCATCTTCATCAGAATAACCGAGGCGCTTCCAATCTGCGGTTGAATTTATGTAATCACTAATCGAAACACCGAGCTTTTGTGCTTGCTCAGACGCACGGCCCATATACTCTTCAAGAGATTTACCGGCGTATTCACTGACTTTGCGCAGCTCTGTAACAGCTGTATCGATTTCAACTACATTCTGATATACGATCCGCAGAGCGTCTTGCATCTTGTGCAAAGCGGCCATGGTGATCATAGTGCTCAGATGCTGGCCAAAAAGCTTTTCAAACTTATCAACTAAGGTTTCTGTTTCAAGTCCAAGTTGTTTTGACTCAGCACGAAGTTCAGCATACCTCTTTTTTAGTTCGCCAATTCGTGCAGGTGCATCACTGCTATTTAAAGCATTTAATAACTCATAAAATCCTTTTCCTGTGTCTGTACCCTGAAGTTTTTTATTTGCATCAAGGTAATCATGGATCATTGATTTCAAATTTGCAACTTCAGTAGACGCTTTATTAAACGAACGCTCCTGCGAAGTGGCTGCATTAAATTTTTTGGCTTCTTGTGTTGCTTCACTATATTCGTTATCAAGCGCGTTTAGTGCATCAGTGATAGAATTGATGTTACTAGCTGCTGTTTTTGTTAAATTACTTGTGGCCTATGTTTTTGCAGCTTGTACAGGATCGGTTTCTCCCTCGACACTGGTAAGTAAGCTGCTTAACTTGTCTTGTTTTTCTTTTAATTGAGAATAAAAGTTTTTATCTGTTCCGTTATTGCTTTTTACTCTTCCAATCAAAGACTGATTGGAGTTCATAGCTTTGTTCACTGCAGATGCTCCTGCAATTCGAGCACTAGCTTGTTTTATAGCTTTATTTTCAGCATCGTTTACAGCATCAACCTTTATCTTTATCTCTTCCCAAATGGGGATGATTTCTTCCAGAGTCTTAGCGTATTCATCGGTTTGAGCAGGAAGTTTATTGAGTTTTGCAATCAGTTCATCAATGTTTTTAAAATCAACATCCTTAAGAGTGCCATCTTGCTGCATCTGTCGTGCAATTTCAACACCTTGAGCAATTTTATTGCCCTTCTTCTCAAGTCCCTTATAGCCTTTGCGCCACAGGGTATGTTTTGCTTGAACAGAATAAGTGTTTTGCTTTAAAGCCAAAAGATCACTTGCATAATTATCATATTCGGCCGGGTTCTTAGATGCAAGTTCTGCGGCTTGTTTTTCGATTTTTGTGATATCGTCTTTTAACTCATCATTAGAACTCTGAGAAACCTCTTCTTTAAGTAAAGCAAATCTCTTACGAATAACATCAACTGCTGAAACAAGATCGTTTTCTGCTTTTTTAGAAGAATTTATAGCAATCATAACATTCTTCCAATTATCTTCTGCTGCTTTAACCGCATTATTATATTCTTCTGTGCCAGCAGTAGCTTTTGCAATTTCATCAACGAGCTGTCGTTGTACATGAAGAGCTTCTTGAATGGCGGTAGGGGTTTTATTGGCTGCATTAGCTTCTTCAACAGTACCGTAAGTCTTTTGTGCTTCTGTCAACTGATCAGTGATCTTTTTGCCACGAGTAGTTTGTGCAACTTTGTTTTTATTACTTTCATGGGCCTTTATAATGGAGATCTGGCGATCGACTTTTTCTTCGACTTCAGCATCTTCTTTTCCCATTTGATCCATTAAATCGGTGTATTCCTGGATCGTTAGTTTCATCGAATTTAAGGCCGCATTTTTCTTTTTTTCTAACTCATCAATTGCATTTTTTATAGCGATTGCTTCATCAGAATTCTCATCTTCACCCAGACGTGCTTTCTTTATCTTATATGTGTTTTGTTCGCTTCTATATGTGCGATAGGCAGAAAGCTTTTCATTATTGTATTTGTCTCTTTCATTCTGAGCCGCTTGGATATTTTCTTGACTTTCTTTTACACTCTTAGAATCTGCATGACGCAGTCGAGTATAGTCTACTTCTTTGTTAGCATATCGGAATTTTCGATCAACATACCATTTGTCGTTATCTGTATTTGTGTCGTTTAACAGCTTTACGATTTCATCACGATTTGCTCTTAAATTTTCAAGACGCTTTTGAATGGTGTCGACCTCATCCTCAGAAACATCGTTGAGTATGTTCTTTGTTTCAGCGATTTTTTTATTGACTGTTATTAAGTCACTAATCAAACCACGACGAGATGTAGAAGATTTTCCATTAGTAGAAGCTGTTTTAGTAGTATCTTTGGGGTTAGAAGCTTTTTCGGATGCATCTCGAATGGCATTAGCAATTTCAGCGTTTTTTAGAATCAGATTACCCTTAACATCAATACCGCCTTCTGGTAACTTAATGTCGTCTTTTGTGACAGTTACTTTGCCATTCATCACTATTGGATCAGGTCGCTCAATATCTTTGTCTTCAAGTTTGATGTGACCTTTCAACTCAATAAGCTCTTGCTTTTCAATGTCGTTTTGCGATTTCTTCTTTTTGCCTTTCGTCTCGGTATCAGTAGTCGTTGTGACAATTTTACCTTTAACTTCAACCGGGGTCTTTGGAGGAGTTATATCTGTGGCCTCAAGAGTAACATGGCCTTTGATATCTACTGGTGTTTCGGGTGCGACAACATCATCAGCACTCAAAATAACCTTACCATCAATTGCAGCCGGTTCACCAGTGACCGCGATAGTGGAGGTATCGATTTTAATAGAATTAGATTTATCGATATAATTGTTCGTCAGTTCAGAAATGCGAGTAAAATCAGCAATTTGATTCTCTAGTGAATGACTTAAATTATCGACTTCCTGCGCTACATACTGAAATGCTGGACCGAGTTCAGCTATTTCCGATACATAGTTCTCAGTTTTATTAACGACACTTTGTAATGCTTTTTTTGCAGATGTAATTGAATCGACATTTTTTTGCAACTCTTCTGTATTGCCAAATTGAACGCCATCAGAATCAACTACGACAACACCAGGAATTTGAACTGGATCTTTGACATCAACAGATACATCGGCATTAGTTATAACAACCTTGCCACGAATAGAAACAGAAGATGAGCCGTCTTCGGTCCCGGATGTACCATCTGTAGGATTTTCTTGCCCTTTGGAATCACCGGGGGTATTTTTTTGACCATTCGGTAAGACATCAATTAGAGTCTTTAGCTGTTTTACCTTCTCTTCAATATTGTCAACATGTTTATCAACTTCAACAGTAAGATTGTTTGAAAAATTTTTAGACTTACTCTCTAAATCATCCATTGCGGCACTAACTTCACCAATAGATTGAATGATTTTCTTTGTATTCTCATCGAGAACAAATGAATCAATAGGGATGCCAGCACCAATAGATTCTTGCTCGGATTTTTTTAGCCCATCTATTTCCTTTTTAGAACGATCGATTGATTGCCCGATTAAATCATTAAGATGAGTGAATGTCGAAGCATAATCTAATAAGTCTTGATAATCTTCCACTGACTTGGAAAAAACAGAATAATCTCCACCTTGACCTCTGAGATTAGAGATATCTTCAAGGCCACCTTTTGCATTATCAATAAAATTTTTCAAGATAGAACCTTTGATGTTAAGATTTTTTAATGCACCAGGAGCATTATACAACTCTTCCAATTGAACGATTGCATTTTTTATAGAATCATATGTCTTTTCAAAATCTTCGAATGTACTATTATAAACAGATTCATCCGCTTCGTCCCATGCTTTAGACATCAAAGAAAGAGAGTTGCTAAGATTGATCAGCGCCTTACTCATTTGATCAATTGAAGTTATATCACTATCTGCTGAAATCTTGCCCATTTCTTTTAATTTCGGCATTTCGGAATAAATATCATTCAATTGTCGATTTAGTGTTTGCGCTTTTTTAATATCCTTTTTTGAGATTTCATTGAAAATACTATCAACCGTTACATCTCGATTTCCACCACCAAAAAGTCCATATGTGGCTTTATTAGCAAGTGCAAGATTAGTTTGCATCTCCTTTAGATAGTTAGAAAGAGTGCGATTTACACCACGAAGCTGCTCTTTTAGTTGCTTTGAAAGGTCATTGCCGAATTCTTTAACGTCTAGTTTGACCTTAATTTGTTGAGCGCCATTTTGTGCGGCAGTAATCTCGTCGTTAATCTGTTGCGTTAGGTTTTTCTCAAGATTTGGTTCGATATCAACACTATAAGGTCCACCTAATCCTTTTTCAATTTCGTCCTGTAAGTTAGATACATCAGGCGTAATAGGGACAGCAGGTAATTTTTTTATATTGCTGACTTGCGCCCGTATATCTTCTTCAAGTTTCGCCTTATTGATTTGCGGGTCAACCTTAACTTTGATACTCAATTCTGGTTCTCTCGCCATGTTTTATTCCTCCTTCTGGAGCAACCAATCTCCGAATCTAAAAAAAGCAGGCTTTAATAAGTCTGCTCGTCTTTTTGATTATTTTGTATTGTCGTGATTGATCCGCTGCTCGACCATATTTACGATATCTTTATTGTGTTTATTGATATCTTTCTGAGTGTTCGTCATAAACGGACGTGGTTTCATCCACCTATAGCGCTTGTGTGTCCATGGATTTCGTATGTTGTCACTTTCAAGCAAGCGGGGGAGTCCATCTGGATTATGATATTCTTTATGGTTTGCAAGGCGAGGACCTTCAACTTGAGTTTCATTATACACGGTCAAAACGCGACCATGTACAACATCTCTGGTATTTGAATCATCCAATAATCCGCCATTGGTTTCACGACGTTCATATTCAACAGGGGAATAGGTTGCATAAACATCTTGCTCTACATGAGATTTCATCTTATCTTCCACATAATCTTTAACCTCATTTTTCAGAGCTTTATTTGCCCGTTTCATAATTTCTCGCTGAAGCCCCTCAACGGTATTGAATGATTTCTTCCCCATAGTTTACTCCTTGCTTTCAGCGACTGCAGAAATAAGCTCTGTCGTATCAATTGAAGGAGCACCATCGAGCATTCCTTCAGGAGTTTTGACGCTATAGTTATCTTTCTCTACCGGTTTCTTCAGATTTTCTTCAGTGATTTTTTCAATCATTTTGTTCATGTCGAACTGATCACCAATGCCGCTCAGTACCTCGGCGGCCAACTGCATCAGCTGCTCAAACGGCTGGTTCTTTGCTGCGGCTTCAAATGCAGCCATATACTGCTGGCGGGCAATCTCGATTTTTTCGCGGCAAGCCTTGTTCAGTGTAGTCAGAATATACTTGCGCGGAGCCTCATTCATCAACTTGGTCGTTTCATCAGAGAAAGCCAATTCACTCATCTGGTCCTGGTCCATCTCACTGGTTTCCAGACCAGTAAACATGATCAGTGTTGTAATTCGGAAAGCGTAGTCATACAGCGCCGGTTCATAACGGCCATTGTATTCAGATAGGCTTACCACGCTGTCAACAAACAAAATTCGTTCAGCCAAAGTCAGATTATTCTTTGCATCCATAAGTATTAGTCCTCCTGATTTAATTTATTGTTTTCAAGTTCCATCTTTACAGCTGTCGCAATGCACATCGCGTCAGCTTCATCAGACGAAACATCTTCTCCATAATAGGTTTTCACATAGTCGATGGCCTGCTGCTTTAATTCTGCACGCTTTACTCGACCCTGTTTAAATCCTAATATCTTTCGCCACTCGGATGGCTTAATGATTTCATAGGGGATATTATTTAGTTCGCATACCCCCATAATCGCTCCTTGCAGTTGTGCCAGCTGGATCAATGTTTTTGGCGAGCTTTGCAGTGCAACATCTTCGATCACTACAAGGTCTGGACGATTGTTCTTGATGCGGCTCTGGATCATCTGGCGCATCATTGTCGAGCGCTCCAAGATATCCTTGGTTTTACTCAGGTCGATCAGCGAGTGATAAACAGTGTCGCCATCAATGGTACAGACACCCGTCTTGCCGAGAGCCTGATCAAAAGCAATGATTTTTATAATAAACACTTCCTTTTTCTTTCTGGATGTGGTACAATTCAAATTTGAAGAACACCTGCGTATCCCTTTTGGGAATTATTAAAACGGCGAGAATTAGTAGGGGCTTCCCGAAGTCCAGTAGTACAGCTGCTGGCAGAAAGGAGGCCCGTATGATGATTGACTTCGACACCATGTCTAAGTTCGTTCAATTCGTAGCTGCTTTGGTGACTATCGCCAAGTTTGTTATGGAAGTAAGCCAGCCCCGGGCATAAGCGGGGCCAATTATCCGATTATTCACTGAAGCTCCTATGCAAATTAGAGAGCGGAAAGTCGCCACGTGGGTGTTCTTCTTATTTGTGAGTTTCCTCATATCAACGCGCAATTGCAATAATTGTGCGCTCATAAAAGGGGCAGAGCCCCGAAAGACTCTGCCTCGTGTAAATGCTATGTATCAGCCCTCGTTAGGGAAGATGAGAGAGAACATGTCGCCATTCTCGTCGGCCAGAACGTCGAAGGTCATGGTCAGAGAAACGGGATCGCCAGTGTTCTGCCAAGACAGCTCGAAGCCGGCCTGAGGAGCAGCCTTGTACCAGATGGGATGTGCCTCGATGATGTCGTCGTTCTCGGTCTTGTAGGGAATGGAACCCTCGACACGATAAGCCTTGGGGAAGTGACGGCTATCCAGGTGCACAACCTGAGCGGCTGCCTGCTTTGCGTAGTAATACACGATGTACTCGACACCGCTCTCAACGGTGCAAGTAACTTCCTTACCAGTAGCACCAGTAGTAGTAATCTCAGTACCCAGATCGTCATCAGCCTTAAAGACCTGAACAGCAGTGCTTGCGATCTCAGCAGAAACCTCCAGCTTAGTGGTATCAGCAGCAGTGACCTTCTCGCGCTTCAGGAAGTTTGCGGTAGTGCCCAGGTCGTTGCCAGACAGCATCTGGAAGACCTTGACGGGGTAGACCTGTGCCTCGATGGTCAGAGTGCCGGTACGAGAGCCGTCAAACTGCACGCGGTTAGGTGCGCCCTGGCCGCCGGTTGCGAACACGCGGTCACCCTCAAAAGAGGTAGAAGTGACGTTAGCCCAGTCAACATTCAGGAACAGCTTCTTGGTGGAATAGTCGACCAGCATCAGATCGGCGACCTCGCGGTTGGCGAAATTTGCATTCTTGTTAGCCATAATTGTTATCCTCCTATAGTTTCGTTTTCTTTGTCAATTCGCTCTATCCATTTCGAGGGGTCATATTTACCGCCCCAAACGGAGTAATTCATTTCAGCGATATTTAGTTGTTTTGCGCGTAATAGTTGGGAGAACGTATCTCGTATCTGTCCAACTGTCAGCTCAAAGATGTTTGAATAATTCAAACTTGGATGAAAAGTGCATAAGAGAGAAATCATGTTCGGCAGCTCGAAATTCGGGTCTGCCTTTTTTGTTTGTTTGAACTTTTTCTTCTTCTTTTGGAACTTCTCATAAAACAAGCGATCTTTTTCGGTCTTGAATTTTGGAGCTTCTTCCGGGATGTCGCTTTCATCGATATCAACCATCTGTAAGCAAATCTTTGTTACGGTCGAATAGTTGTTTCTGTCGATATAGCCACCAACGGAGAATCCTTTTTTGCCGCTATTTTCTTTGTTGATAAAAATTGCTCGATACTGCTCGTCCCACTCCAATTCCCCAGAAACAAAAAGACCCAGGGCCGAGATCAGTTCGGCTCTGGATTCGTCTGTCGATGTAAGAATATCAAACATCGTAATATTTGCTTTTTGTTCGCTTGTCATTTGCTCCCAGATGTCTGGCATCTTCATCATAGTTGCCGCATCATGGTAGTATTTTTCTGGGGTATATAAAAATAAGGTCAGCGCGTATTGATACTGGGTATAACCTATCTTCAAAATATCTTTCAAAAAAGGGGAGTGGATTCGCCCAACATCTTTTAGCTGCACGCCATATGGGCTCAGATGATCAAGGTACGAAATTTTTCTCATCAGCGAGCCCTCCTAAAAGAGCCAACCTGATAAACAAGCATTCGTCCGTAATAGCACTGCGCCGGCTTATAGATGCTGCTTCCAGCCCATTCAAGCGGTCCAATTCCAAATTCTTTGTTTCCATTCAGAAGCTTATCAATGTCACTGACCAAAATATCAATGCGTGTCCCAGCTTGTCCTTTCCGGTGATATGTCTGCATAAGGTTTTTACTGCAATATGCAAACACGTAAATAGTCATCATCGTAATAGAATCACCGCTGGTTTGTTCTGGCACAACCTCAACACACAAAAATGTTTTTGAGTTTTCCTGTGTATCTGGAACATATTCATACTTAAACACGCATCCACCTTCACCCGACCCATTCTTACCAAGCAGAAGAGTTTCGGGATCGTCGATATCATCTGTGTTGCCCAATAGGACATCAAGGACATTTTCGTCATTGATCAACTTGGAAACGACCCGATTTTTGAATACTCCGATCTCATCGAGATTCATATCAGATCACCTCCAATTCGATCTTTTCGGTAAGGCCGGCTGCTTTAACCGTCAGTACCACGACTTGTCCAATCAACTTAGAATCATCCACACAAGTGATCTTGCATTTTGCACCGGTCGTAATCGTATTACCGCCTTTGAAACATACTCCCGCAGGAGTACAATCGCCGGTAAGCGTCCATTCTGCATTGTCATATACTTCGCCATCGATTTTTGCAGTAAACAGTTTTCCAAAACCACCAGTTGGGATGGATGGTTCACCTGTAAACTCTATCGAAAGCACTCTGTCGTCTACGATGTTATCGTCAGGATAGGTGATTTCCACGTTATCGGAAGCATCTTCAGGCACATAATTGCAGATCATTTTCTCTACATTGTCTGTTTCTGCGTTGTAAAGATCCTGTTCAACGTTAAACGAGAGGAACCCGATCTGGTCATTATCATAGTCAATTCGGCCAGTCATCTGGTCAATCGACGTGATTCGATAGGTCTTTGGTTCTCCATTGACGATCTCCAACATCAGCCGCTTTCCAATGTTCAGACGGGCAGAATACTCGTCGAACGGAGTTTGAATACGGAATTCACGAGTTGAATAACTCATCACCTTGTTCTCACTCAGGTTGGAGTAATACGGTTTTTCCACAGTTGCCCACAGAGATACGATCTTTTTTGTCTTGTCGTCCTGCCACACGATCTGTTTCTGGCAGATTTGAATGCGGCCGCGCACGGTGATCTCATCATCTGCATCACGTTCGGTAATCAGCCAGTGGCTCTTACCCCAGTACATAATGCTGCCGATCTCAAAATCCTCACCAGGTCTGGTGCGGAATATTTTCTGGTTTGTAACAGTAGACGATATAATATTCACCCAGCGGGGTACGTCGTCTATCGTCACTTCTTTATAAGAAGGATTGACTGGTGCTAAAAAGCGCGTATCGTGGAGTGCCTTATTGATCACCCTGTCGCGCTGCGTCTCTCCATCTTGTTTCAACATGGCTCTATATTGAGATCTTGTCATATCCCACCGCCTTACTGTGTCCATTCAGAAACACTGTTTGACTTAAAGGAATACAAATTCATCTCAGCAGTCAATTTACGCTGCGACTGCGCCAAAAGGTCTTTCATCTGCTCCAGGAGCTTAGCAGGGGAGAAGAAAGAAAAGTCCTTGGTGCTCATAGCGTTCTTCAAAGCGTCAGAGTTATAAACATACGGCTCCAGCCAATGCACAATCATGCTCAACGCCAGAATACTCTGTTCCTTGCGGGTCAGAGTAACATTGAACTGCTGCAGCTCATCATCATAGTCAGTCAGGTCTTGCACACAAATGTCCGCAAAATCATCAATGGCGGCCTGAAGCAGGTCGTTTTCTGCGTCTGCAAACATCTCGTCAGTATATCCTTCCTTATCATAATCTCGAATGCGCCCACGACAGCGGGCATAGATACTTTCAAAAGTGGTTGCCATGACCCGCCTCCTTTACATCAAATTGTGTCTTCCAACTCAACAGACAAGGTGTCCTCCAGTGCCTTAATCGCACTGCGGCTGTCCAGCTCACCGGTTTCGATCTTTTTCTTAGCCTCAGATGCAATCGCATCCTTGGTGCCGCCCGGCAGTGTCGGGACGATCTTCTTAATCTCATCGGCGGGCATTGTAAACACGTCATTGAAGTTGTCGGTGGTCAGACTATTTTTGTAATAGCGCTCAACGCCAAGCTTCTTGATAATGGCGGGATCATCGATCAAAATCCAATTTTCCTCAAAGAACCGGCGCTGATTACCGCGCATAGAAACCAGCTCGCGATACTCCATTTCCTGAACATCGCCAAAAGCCTCCCACTCAACGGTATAGCCGGGATTCAAGGTAGATTTATAGATCAGATTGCCAGCTGTACCATTGCGGCACTCCACCATGGTCTCGTTTGTGATTTCGACTACGGGCTCAGTCACTACAGGTGCAGTGGCTTTTGCGGCGGTAGTCTTAGTTGTACGTCTTGCCATTCGTTCCTCCTATTTAATAAAAGAAGCGGCAGGGCTATTGCCCCACCGCCATTCAACTCAAATTATCGATCAGGCCATCTTGTATGCGCCGAAGTCACGGTCAAACACAATGGCAATGCCGGTGCGCTTCATCATCAGGAACTCCTGGCTCATATCGGCGTTGTTCATCGGAGTGCCCATCAGCATGGTAACATCGCCCTCGGTAACGCGCTTAATGGGCTTGGTGTCGCCAGCAAACACGTACAGGGTCTTGTCATCCAGGATGAAATCAGTAGTGCCGGTAGCGTGGCGCTGCTTCACAGCAATCAGCTCAGTACCATTGAAACGGCCAAAGTGACCCATTGCATACATATCTTCCTTGGCGGAATCAGACACAACGGCAGTCTTGATCTGACGCAGAGCCTTGCGAGTGCCAACAATAACGGCAGTCTCTCCGGTGGATGCCTCAACGTGCTCGATCAGATCCAGCAGCTTGTCCTCGTCAAAAGAGCCGGTCTCGATGTAGGGAGCATTCAGCTTACTGAACATGCCAACGAATGCGGCGTATGCAGAATCCAGCTCATCCTTAGTAAAGGACTTAGAGACGATATCAACAAACTTGTTAAAATCGATACGGCCAGCCAGAACACGATTCAGTTCCTCATAGATCTTGATAGCGTGCAGCTGAGTATTGACGGTAATGTCAGTACCGGCTTCCAGACGCTGACGACGCACGCCCTGAGTACCCTCGGCAATATCGGCAACAGCAAACAGGCACTCCTTCTCGATGTGGAACTTGGGAGTGTCGCCCAGAGCCAGGTTGCGATCCTCGACCATGCTCATAAAGAACTCGTCGCCCTTCAGACCTTCCTCAGAAATAACATTGACCAGCTCTTCAACAATAGCAAACACCTTGGAGCAGCTGCCGTCACGCAGAGCCTTAATGTCCAGCTTAGTGGAACCGCCATTTGCCTCAACCAGAGCCTTACGCAGAGCCTCCTGGGTGTCGTTCACAGAATAATCACCAGCAACGTGGCCCTTGTAGCCATCGAGAGCCAGCTTGACCAGATTAGAATCAATAGCCATGGTATAAACCTCCTATAATAAAAAATGGCCGCCCGCTTTAAACGGACGGCTTTATGTTGATTTCTTAAAACTTCGGAATCACTTCAGGGTGATCATGTAGTAGGTGTAGCGACCATCGCCAAAACCAACAGTCTCAACAAAGTCAATGCAGCCAAAGGTCTTATCATCGGCAGCCTCCTGAATCTGGATCTTGGTGTCATCGGCAGCAAAACCGACATACTTACCCTTTGCGGGAGTGCCATTAAATGCCTCGGCAGTAGCAGAGAAGCCGCCCTTGGAAACATTCAGGGCATAAACACGCACGGGCTTGCCGGCTTCGTTGACCCACTCGGGCAGATAGTGCGCCACAGTCTGATCATAGAACAGCTCGACGCCAGCGGTCAGATACAGGTCAGCAACGGTGGAAGTTGCGGTGGGAGCGGTAGCCTTGTAGACCTCGCGACCCAGCTTCTCGCCCAGAACAACCAGCTGAGCGTTATCGATCTCAGCAGCATCGGACTCCTTGTAGAAAATAGCACTCTCCAGCTGAGCACCATCCAGGGTGCCACCCAGCTTGTCAATGCGCACAACAGCATGCTTATTATTAGCCATAATTATGTACCTCCTAATTTTTGGTAAATTACTTATTGCCGAGATAGTGTTCGATCAGACCACCATACGCGACATCTGAACCGTTCTGGGTGCCACCCACGCCAAAGCGGACAGTTTTTTTGTTGTTTTTATTGGGAACATAAGAAAACTCAGCACTCTTACGGCCAACCAGCGCGTAACACTTGGTCTCCAGGTCGGAATAGCTGATTTCATTGTTCTCCTTCAGTGCAATGTACTCAGTATCTGCGCCAAGCTTCTCGTCAAAGGTGGCAAACAGAGCGTTGCGCTTTGCTTCCATCTCAGCGGCTTTTGCGTCAGCTTCGGCCTTTTCGTATGCCTCCAGCTTCGGCTTCATCTCTGCAATGGTCTCAGATGCTTCAGTAAACTCTTTTGTCAGGTCAGAGATTTTAGCATTCATCTCGACAACCTTATTAGTGATCTCAGTAAAGGCTGCATTCATGCCGGGCAGGACCTCGCCCTCGTCCCAATCTTCAAAAGTCACCTTCTTACGCTTGGCGTTCTCCACATCCAGAACAACGTTATCGCCGTTCATGGAGTAGGGAATACCCATCAGATTGTAAGTGGTGCAATCGATCACAATCACCTCATCGCCCTGGACATCATTCATCCAGTAGCGGGGAACCATATTCTCAGGGTCCCAAGAAGACTGGATCTTATATGCACCCAGAGCGCCGCTGATTTCATTCAGCAGCTGCTCAGTGGTCAGAGTAAATTCGCTTGATGCAACGGGCTCTCCCTCTTCGGCTGGCGCAGTATTCTCAGCGGGAACCTCAGTTGTTGCATTTTCTGCACCTTCTTCAGGTGCGGCGTTTTCGGCAGGAGCAGCCTCAGATTCGGTCTTTGTCGCAGTATTCTCTGCGGCGGGAGTCTCAATCTCAGGATTCTCCACAGCGCCTTCTGCCACGGCGTTTTCAGTCATAGCAGGATTCTTTTCATTTTCATTCATTGGCGTTGTATCTCCTTTCTCCTCATCGGATGGATTATCATTTTGCGCAGTATAGTTCTGTTGAATTGCTTGATACTCATAGAGCCGGTCGCGGATCTGAGCGGTAATATCTTCAACAGAAAAATTGGCAGTAACGCAGCTGCCTGTCATAGCGGGCTTGATACTCGGATCAGTCGTAGACAGAATGCAGCAACCGTCAAATTTAAAAGACCCCACAGGAACGTTGCCGTTCTTATCTGCGGGGCCACAAGCCATATCAGTCAGCTCAACACTGTGATTCTTCGTACCATCGCGGGTAAAAATATCTACAGGATCGCTAAACTTTGTCCAAATCAAACCATCAACACGTAAATACTCCCGTTCAATACCGGTGCCGTCATCCTTAACGATCCAGCGAGGATTACAAGATTCAGGGATAACACCATAAGCTTGACCAGCATAAACGTACTTCACGTCCTTGTCGGTGATCCGTAGTTCATGTTCATGCCCTTTAAAGTCCTTGTCTTCCTCGTCAAGTTCATCTACAACATAGCCCAGGATCGGCGTATTACGGATTGTCGGTACTGCTTTGTTGATCGCGTCTTTTGTGAAACTTGTCTTATTGAGGTTTGCTCCAGTGTGCATTACATCAATGCTGACATCAATGAAGCGAAAATCAGAAGATTCGTATTCGCCCTTCTTAATAAAAGAAACCGGATATCGTTGATTCATTCTGTTTTCACCTCCTCGTCAGCAAAATAAAAGCCCTGGCGAATCGCAACCTGCAACTCAGCCAGAGCATTTTCAAACACAGAATCGTATACAAAAACATATTTGTTTGTTGGGTCTATTCGCAGCATCAGAGCGCCACGGTCGGTCAGGAACTTTGCCATCCCGGCGGAGTGCGCTCCGTGTACGATAACTTCATAAATCTCCTGACTCATCTTATGCCTCCTGTCTATCGGCGCTTACATTGCCAGCATCAGACAAGCCCTCGCCCTTACTTGCATTTGTTGGGCGGCCACCTTCATCCCCGGCGGAACCGGACTGAGTATTGGAGCTCTTAAGCGGTGTTTCACCAGCACTAAGTCCCAGGATTTCATTTTCAAGATAAGTCATGTTCTCATAATCGCTGCCCGCATAACCAGTAGTTGCAAGAGCGGCGGTTCGAGTCGGCATACCATAAGTAGCATCCTTGAGATATCTTTCATGCATCTCAGTTACGTTATAATGAGTGACTGGTAGGAAGTTCAGGCGGAACTTATAAGAACCGGAAACGCTCTTCAGCTTGCGATTGATCCAGCGCTCCAACTGTCGCATCACTGCAAACACGATCTCCTGGTCATTCACAGTACACAGCTGCAGGGTAGTAGCAGAAGGATCTTCGCCACCGCCGAACAGATTCTTATTCACGCCAGCTCCTGTAAAGAATGTGGCCTCAGCATTTGAGACCTCTTTAGAGTCACTATTCACGCCGCTCTTTTCAAAGTTCCAGCTACTGATCTTCATGGGAGTAAGAATTGCGCCAATATTCGGCGGCAGTACATTACTCATCATGTCATAGAACTCTTTTGCTGTATCATAGTCAATCAGGAAAGAGCCGTCAGCGTCATTCACGGGGATCTCCATCGCTAGTGCTTTATAGTTATTGGTTTCACTTGCGTTTTTACTGATGGCGCGGTAATCTTCAATGTCGGCAAGCGCGCTAAACAAACTCACAAACGGGGGAATGGGAATATAATCGTGCTCATTTACTTTGATACAAATGGACTTGGAACTATCCAGCTCCTGCCACTTATAGTTTTGCGAGTCAGCTTTATATTGGTTATACATTGTCTCAAACTCAGGAGGATAGTTGGGCAGCTTATCTTTATTAGAATCAAAGTAAGAAAAATCAAAAGCAAAATTATAAACGCCGTCTTCAATGCTGCTTATTTTACAATAGTCAGCATTAAGATTTTGGAAGGCAAAACTGTCATTTGTCTCCCACGCATAGCCATAGTAAACATCATCGCGAAATGCAATTGTCAGTATCTTTGTGGCTTCATGTGGGATATTCATCAACTCAACTGCGGTCACAGCAGAATAATATGCCTTCTTGAATTTATTGGCGTTAATCGTCTTAGAACGATCAAGTCCATACGGAGAGATCGTATAAGAGTATGTAGACATGTTCGCAAAATATTGAATCAGTCGGCGGTAGTAGTTTGAAATATTGAATAGATATTTACTCATATTTCGCAGCTGCTTCTCATAGTTGGCGGGATTGCCAAGATAGGTAACGATCTGATCCTTGGTATATTTTGTATATGTCGGATTTGTGTCGGTACTCGATGCCAGATTGCGAATACCGATATGTGACAGGTTCGCATAAACGCCATTGACAAGGTCCTGATATGTTACATAAGAGGTCTTGCCATCTTTGGCATTTGTTACGCGGACCTTTTTCTGCATTTTATCTTCAGCCATTACAGTCCTCCCTTCTTTAATACAGGCGCTCTAAAGTTAAACGTGAGCGAAGTTGGCTTTTTATTCTTCTTCTCCATGCTTCGTTCAACTTGCTGCGCAATGTAATAGTTGTAAGACAGGGAAGAGTAGCGGTCTTTACGGCAGCCGGATTTCTCCTTGACTTTAATAACGTTATTCACAGTTTCGTAGCCCAGGTTCACGAGTTCGTTTACAGCAAGCCCGGTATTGATATAGGGCATTTGCAACGTGGCTCGTTCAGTAGGCGACATTTTATCATAGCCTTTATAGAGTTTGCGCAACTGGTCTTCACATCCATACTCACTCTGAAGCAGATGAATACGTCCTTGCTGGAAACCGCTGCGCAATCCAATAGCAACATCGCTATTAAACTGGGAGCTGCCCATAATGGCCTAGATGACCTTGCGAGCATTTTTGTCAGCACAGCGAGATGCGATTTCTTGATTGTTACAGCAGCTGATCGCAGGATATGTTTCGCCTGTTTCTGGGTCATACATATCACGCATCAGCAAGTCAACCAGAGGTAATCCAACGCCTCTACAGTCAACCCCGATATAATCACAGTTGAAGTAGTCGAAATACCGTCGCAGTTTTAGTGCTTGGTCTTGCGCACTCATACCCTCAACGTTCTCTGAATAGACAAAGTTGCTGGTGTAGCGTCCTGATTTATTCGGCAGCATACAGTTCAAGAAGATACTGGTTGCGTCGTTGTCGTTTTTGCGACTGCTCATCAATGCAATATCAGCGGTGAGAATTCGTACTTCGCCATTTTTCTTTTTCGGCACGTCCATAGCAGCTTGATTAAGTAAAAGATTCGGTGCGTAGAACGCCTTTTCAATGACGCGCGTTTTGTTGATGTCATCAAATTGGAATAATCCACCCTCAGTAGCACCAAGCCACTTGCATTCATTCTCCATTGCAAACGTCAAATCAGAAAAACTGGATTCACTCATTTCGTCCTCTACAGCCTCCTTCAACAGCAAGCCGCTCTTGATTGACATTTGATACGGGAAGGATACGCAGAAATATTTTTTATTAAAGTCGATCATATTTACGAAGTAATCTTGACATTTTTCATAACTCCAATGGTTTTGGAACCAAGCAGAACTTAGGTAGAATTCTTTGTTTCGCTCTGCAAGATGTGCATATTGTGGCTTGTCCAAATATCCAGGATGACGAACAATATTCAAGAACTTCTTCAAGATCAAATCGATGACATCTTTAGAAAGTAATCTATATTCATCACAGATAAGAAGCGTAGCTCGACTACCACGACTGCTATCTGTTGCAGTGACAACTTTGATATAGCTGCCGTTCCTAAATATAATCTCTGCTTTTTGATTGTTGATATCGACCTTTTTGATTTCAGATCGTAGAAGGGGACTATTGGGGTAGATCTCCTTCATTATCTTTTCATCTAAAATACTGATAGATTGGCTTCTTACCTTACAGGCAATACAAACTTTGGAACCAGGCCATAGAATACATGTAATCACACAGAAAACTGCGGTTAGAAATGACTTACCAAGGCCGCGAGCAGCAATGAAGCAGAAGCCGGTACATCTTACCATCAAAAACAGTAGTAGCTCTTGGAATGGCTTCAATGTCAGGTTTAAATAGTCTTTTGCAAACCGCTGAGGATTCGCTCTATAGAATGACGCCCTCAGGGCAACTGCGTTCATTATCTTTTCTGATTTTGTATTCGCTACTTCCTTATCTGTTAATTTTTCTTTACTCATGCGGAACCACCGCCTTCGCCAATACCGAAAATAGTTTCGCGGAGGCTAGTATCTGTGGTATCATCCTCATTCGTCTCTGGTTTATGAGCAGTATATCGTTCAAACTCTTCGTCAAATTCGTCTTGATATGGGTTCTTCAAGTTGAACATCTTAAGCAACGTACCCAGCACCCACACTCTAAAATACTTACCGATACCATCAACGTCCTGCCACTCGGGAGACGGTTCTGGAATCGGCTCTTCCTCTTCCTATTTCTGAATCAACGTGCCAAAAGTATTCGTTTCAGCCAGTGCATTATCATTCGTCTGATTCGGCTTGATCTGGGCAGATCCCATCAGGTTCTGTAGATTGTCGTTTGCTTCCTTGATTTTTTTGGTATCACCAGTTGCGTCAGCCTTTTCACAGTTAAGCTCTGCCTTTGCAATGCGTTTGAACAGAATCTCCTGCGCGGCCGTCTTACATTCGTGGCGTGTAATAAGGTTCTGGTAGTGATCATCAAGGAACAAATAATCTTGTTCATCCAGACCAGTACCCCAGAATTTTCTCATTTTCAGAGTGACCTTTGTTCCCTTCGTATCGCCAGCAGCCAAAGCGTCTTTTTTCTTCTGGTCGATCACATCGTCATAAGATTTATCTGCATACTGACGTATATTAAGACGTCCCATATAGGTGTTGATTTTTAAAGCAGATGCTACAGAATGTTCTGAAGCGTCAAGCAATTTATCATTTACATAGGTATCGAACATCATGGCCAGACGGTCAATCGCTTCATCTTCATCGTTATACTTCTTAACATAAAACTCAAACATCTTCTCACGGCACTCATTGCACCACGGGAGGTATCCATCATTACCCATATACCATTGACTCTTCGTTTTTGAGAAATTCCCTTTGCGCACGTCATAGATCTTTCCGCAACACATACACTTGCCACCGCTCCAAGAGGGCGGAACCTTGATACGAGGCGGTTTCTTATCTGCGGCAACTCTGGCCATAGCCAATCACCACCGTTCCATCGTCCATCATATCATCGAAGCGATATTTGATCTGATCCTATAGTTTTAAAACTTCATTCAGTTTTTTCGTCTTGCGGAATTTTGTATATACAGAGCCAGTTACCGGGTGCTCTCCAATCTCTTCGTAAAAAATTCCCATAGCGCGAACAAACAGCGCTGTCCGTCTGGAATAGCAGTAGAAGTAATCGCCTCCTAAATCTTTGTGATATTTTTCTTCCATCTCTAATTTGAAACCCTCCTTTTTAATTTATTTTTGTGGGTACAGGTATGCGGGTCGAACGCATCCAAACACAGCTTATGAGGCTGGTCAGCACACCGGCGCTGTCACCTGCGACATATAAAAATGCCCCAGGCCGTAGCCCAGGGCATCAAAATCTCTATTAAATTACTATCTTCGCTGGCTTCTCCAGCTTGACATCATACAGACATTCAAGGCCGCTATCATCAATTACAGCCACCGCCTGTTGCGGCACATCATTCTTGCGCAGTCCAATTGCGTAAGAATCGCTGCCACAAACGCAGCCGCTCTCGATAACCTTCGTACCATGCACCGTTGTCATGCCATTTGTGTGACGGTGACCAAGAAACACCATGTCGATTGGCTGCTTCACCATCAGTGTTAGGTGCTCAACGACGTTAGCAGGGGAGTCCTTATCTCCATGTGCGTACATCACAAGACTATTCCTAGCTTTAAAGCCACCAAAAGTCGGATCGAGTTTCTCTATCTTGACATCAATACCAGCCAAATTTTGCAGCCGTGCCTTCATATAGAACGGGATCAGTGCCTCAAGTTCATCGCCTGCCACCTGTTCCTCTTTACTGGGGAACACCCGTGAATGATTGCCGCTCACAGAATATACGTCAATATGCTGGCATACCTCGTACAGTGTAGCAACAAAATTACTTACCAGCTCTGCAGCCGTCATAACCTGCTCAATACTGTTTTCATTGTTCTGCACGCGGGTATTAACATGGATATGCCCATTGATCAGGTCACCCAACAGCAGTACATGAATCTTTTCGGCTGCATGTCGCGCTACGATATTGAACACCTGTGCAGCATAACTCTCAAGCCGAGCCTTTAGGATATCCTTGTTGAACTTATTCCACGCAGAATCAATACCAGCGCCAGCATGTAAATCAGACAAACACACAATCACATCGTGACCGCTGTTTTCGTACTGCACAACATTCAAAAAATTATCAGGGTTATACGGAGCAACGTTCTTCAGGATCAATTCCTTGATGGATTCGGCACGGGCAACATCGCGATACACCTTGTTTGCTGCATTGCGTTCATCTTGTAATTTGATCTTTTCAATCTTCAGTCGCTGCAGTTCGTCCTGGATCATTTCTTCGTTGGCGTGATCAATAGCGTAGTCATAACCAGCTTTCCACGACTTATAGGTCTTGCGGTATCTGCATTCACCATAGTCTGAGCCGGTCGCTTCATTCAGCAGTTCTGCTGCCTGATCCTAGGTCAGCTTACGTTCACTGCATGCCTCACCGATTCGCATCATATATTCATCAAAGGTCTCGCCGTCCGCTTTCTTAAATTCGTCCATGCGCCACCTCAGATCTCAAAATTGGTGTTGGTACGCTGGGTACGGTTCAGTTCGCGCAGCGCCTCTTCTGCCTCGGGATTTCCAGGCAGCTGAGTCAGCACAGATTTGATTTCCTCCGCATACCAGTGGTGAACAGTACGGGTGATATGGACACCGGGGATAACCTTACGCAGATACTCTGCCTCACGCTTAGTAATTTCAACCATTATAATAAATCTCCTTTGTAATTTATAATCGAAAGGGAAATATACAACACCCTTTCATATATTAAGAATCTAAAGTTTATTTCGTGCATTCGCTGCGTTTTCGCTTGATTTTCGCCAGACGTGCTTGTTCTTTCTTTGCCGCACATCCTTTGCAATATCTGCTGGCATTTGGCTTTTCTGAGTGATACTGTTCGCCACACACGATGCAATAACATTCCTTCGGGTCAAACAGCTCTCGCACTATGGCGCTTAGATTCAGACGATTATTTTCAAGCGTTACATTGAACGTGTACGCAATCGTGTCATTCTTATCAAGGGCAAAATTTGGGTACTAGTATAAGCATCCAATGTCATCAGTGCCGGTTCTGTTCAGCAAGTGATAGTCGTCAGAGATCTCTTTCATGCCCCGCACTGTATTATAGCCGTCGTCCCAGTTCTTCCCAGCGCAATACATGATCTCTGTCTGCTCTTCAAAGCAGCCACCAAAACGTTTCATCTTAAACTCGGTGTCCAAGGCAAAGGTATCACTTCCGTACAGTCGACAGAAGAATATCACCCCAAACAGAACACGTAATTGTGCGTAGTTGATATGATACTTTCGGCGTGCCTCTGTAATATAGTCCAGATCTTTCTGATAAAGCACAACTTGATGTACGTCAAGTATGGGTGCATTATTTTTGCGGCCTCTGCTGAACGTCTGAATCAAGTGGCTGCGATCATAGCTGACAGACTCAGGATTTTTCATCCGCTCATAATAAATCGTGGCGCATTCAATAGGAGAGAGTGAAGTTCGCTTTAGCAGGTTTCGCAACATCAGATTTGACTCGTGATAGTCCTGCCAATGATCAAGCAGCATATTTTCATTGCAGTAGAAAGTTGTATATGCCATTTAACCTCCTATTACAAAACATCCATAGATAAGTTTTCTGGTACCAATATAGTGAAGAGCCGAAATATGTATCAATAAAAGAATAAGGTTTTGATTTCCAATAAAGGATCTGCTCAGCTATATTCATTGTAACACCTCCTTACTCGATCGGTACGATCTCGCCATTTACATAACGACAAAGCTGTCCATGTTCGTTATAGTATGGAGACATATATCCACTATGCAGCCAATAATACATAATCCTTGTGTTCTCATCGTAAATAAGTTTCGTGTTGTAAATACTGTACAAAGAGCTTCCATTATAAATAGATTTATCGCCTACATTGTTTTTGCGCGGAATAGATGCCCAAATCCCAATGCCCAGACATAAACATATTACAGCTATCAAAGTAATGATTGTTATTTTAAAACACCGATAACTCATTCTATTTCATCCTTCCCATCAACTGCTTCGTGAACATAATTTGAAATACGCTCGAATTCGGTATAATCAAAATACATCTCGCCGCAATCACCGCATACCATCGCCGTGATATCCGGCACATGAACCATCTGATTTTTATAAGTAAATTCGTGCTCCAGTCCAGTCTGCTTTGTCAACAAGCCGCCACAGGTAGGACACTTGGTTATTTTCTGCAGTTTATTTGTTTTCTTCTTAAACCAACCCATATTATTTCACCCTCGCTTCATGGATTTTCGGTTCAGCCAGACTATATCGCTGGCCAAGGTATTCGTACTCGCCGTTCGGATCGTGAACAGGCAACTGAACAGGAACCGGCTTGATATTTTCGACCACACCAGCGCCGGCCATGTGCCACAAGAACTTTTTGAATTTATTGGGATACTTCTCATAGCAAAGCACTACAAGAATATTTGCCAGCTCTCTCACATCAGGACACACCAGCTTACACTTGTTACGGTAGACATTGTAGATTGCCTGCCAGTTCGTTTCATATGTCTTGGCCTCTTCTTTGGTAATACGCGACTCGATGTCCTTATGATACATTTGCCAGTTGCGGCATTTCTTTTCAAACTCAAGCTGTTCCTTGCGGCATTTGTTGAAGTCCAAGAAAATGGCTTCGATCTCATCAAAGACTGCCTGGTCATAGGAGACCTCTGGATCGTACATGATATGCCAATCAAAGCTGCCTGCTGGCTCTTTGCGCCACCGCACACCGCGCTCCCAACGCTCCAGACTCATGCAAAGCAGATTCATGTTGCTATGTGCCTTGCTGAGATTATGTAAACGTGCGTAGTAAGGACCTGCATACTTCATAAAGTAGGGTAGGGGACGACCATAAGCTGCTACATTACGCGGGATCGGATACAGAACACCGGTTTTAGCATAATCGCTTAAATTTTGGACTATATCTTCATCTCATTTTTCAATGAGAGCTTGGTACTTCCACGCTGGATTTTCACCAGTCGTGTACTCCTCAAAAGGATAGTCTCTTAACCTTCCTTAGAAACTCTCTAAGGCTCGGCACAGGATTGTAACGTAAAGCATCTATTGATTTTAAATTGTTATATGCGTCTATGTTTTGTTGTGTTTTATGGATAAGATATTTTGTTTTGAGACATTGAATTTCTTTCCAATGCTATTAGCAGAAACTCCATCTCGAAGCATCTTTTTTATTTCAATCACATCAGATACAGACAGCTTTGAAGCGTGATTGTCTTCACCTCTATGCGCAGACTCACACATGTGTTGCTTGGTCGTATCTGATAATTTCTTACCAAGTAAATGTTCACGATTTTTTGCGCCAACCAATTTGCGTGACTCTGGAGAAATATAACTAATCAACTTTTTCTCCTGTCCGCCATGTTGAATATTATAACCATATTCACCATTGTCCGAATTGGCTGCTTTGATATAATTTATTTCTAGTTGATTTATATCTTCTCCATCTTTTAAAACATGTAGCACTTCAAATACGAAATTGTCAGGTCCATATTTTTGCCATGCAGTTTGCAGATGTTTATTATCGTGTGTGTTCTCGGTAAGTTTCCACTGATGATGCCAATATCTTTTAACAAAACGCATCGTTGTCTGGCCAATATAAATTTTATTATTTACGAGGTTTCTGATTTGATAAATGCCAGACTGGTCTTTATAAATATCTTTGTCAATAAATTCCATAAGCATCTCTCCTTGTTAGTTGAAGATGCTTTACGTTAGGTTCCCTGTTAGCATATCAATTAACCACCATTTCCTGTGGCTCCATAATGTTTGATATACACCCTGCTTTTGCAGGTCCACCAAGTTTTTTACTACACGTCACCGTGTAGGGCGACCAATCATACTAAAAATCGCCTTTCCATTGCAAATACTCAGCAATGAAATGTTATCATGATATAATTTTCTCGTTTTCTCTAGCGTCGGAACCTTATTATGGTATGCAGTTGCGTAGTTTGAAATCTCGCCAATAGAACTCTTCAATCCACGAATGGTGCAGGCGACTTTGTTCTTCACAATATCACATTCTGCTAACGCAGTGATTTTATCTTCAACATCGAGTGTAATGGGGATATTATCAGGAACACCACTCATCATCAGTGGATTATCGATGATTAGAACCAGGTCGCCGTCAAAGTCAGAACCATTGAGTCTTGAAGCCACGATGGATTTGATATTTACCATAGCAACATTCTGAAGATGGCTGCAGTATTTGCGGGTGTATTCGTTGTCTACAGCCTTGGCCTTTACATGTTCTGCAACAGAAATATGGGGATTGCGCTCAATTAAGCGGTCTCCCTCCATCACACCACGACGATCAAAGCTGTAGAACTCACCGTCTTCAAGGCAGCCAGTCACAGGTAGGCCACCAATGTGCTGCAATAGTGCAATAAGGTCAGGAGCCCAGAACTTAAAAGTAGCATTCATCCAAAGCCGACCGCACTTCATCTCATTGCGATATTTATCAAGCAGCGAGTGAATATAATCTTTGATTGCCGGCTCTTTTACCATCACTGGATTACGCAGGGCAGCAGCCATGTAATGATTCATCGGATCGTTGTTCTCGGCAAGTAAACCAAGGAAGCAGTATGTATAAATCGGGTCGCCTTTGACAATATTCTGATACCAGGTAATGCTGTCGTCAGCTAGATGCTTAAAAGACTCATTGTCGAGCTGTAGGTCTTGAATGACCTGATAGTTGCTACGAGTGGAAAGCGGTTCTTGTTCAAGCGTAAAGTTCCATTTAGCTACACCAAGGCAGTTATCGTACTTCTTGAAAAGTTCCCAGTATCTCTCCCAGTCAGAATAGGTACCAGTTTTCTTGAAATATTTGAGGCCCTTGTACATTGAAGCAGTAATAATAATCATTGGTTCGCTGCCAGGTGTTACATCATATTCCATGCCCCAGATGTCCTTGATTTTTGTAACGCCGTTCTCTTCAAAAAAACGCTCGTAATCAATCTCATGTAAGCAACCCTTGATATATGGAGCACGCAGAATCAAGCTGTTCATCCGTTCAGAAGTGCCGATACGCTTTTCAAATTCGCGCATGATACTTGGGTGGCAGATTCCAGCACCATCAAAGGCGTTGATATCAATGTCAACTGTTTTTGTGGCGATATCTTTCTGAGTCCAGGTGCGTTCTTTGCCTGTTTTACGGTCATTAAACGTCACAGTTTTGTCTACCAGGTACTCGATCCACTGATTCTTGATCGTTGTCATATAATCTGGAACAACAATCATTTTTGGGTACCAGTTCTCCAGGCAGTGGCAGCTGCTCAGCATCAAACCACGATAAGCATAATACTTACTCAGGACGGTTGGTGTCTCAGAAAAATCCAGTTCCATGCTTACACGGCGGTCGAGTTCAGGGTAGATATGTCGCTCAACAAAACTTAACATGCTCTGACGGACCATACTTGCACTACGTTCACAGAACAGATATTTCTGGCCATTAAATTTGAATCCATGCTCTACTAAATGATCAATAGCATCAGGGTGGTTCTGGCCGCCTGTTGCATCAACAAAGATAATAAAGCGCTGGAATTTATTCTAGTCATCGGAAATGAGCCGAATCTGTCTGAACAGCATATCGTCGCCCTGTAAGACCTTATACTGCTCCATCTCTTCTGATGTCAGTTTAAAATTATAGTTATGAGAAACGATATAATTCAAGTTAAATTTTAGCACGCTATATAATGGTGGACTAAACAAATAATATCACTCCTCAATGAATCAAATTATTCCAGTGGTCGTTAAAGTGGTCATCGCCGTCATCTTCGCCATCGCCGCCCATATCATCGTCGCCATACATGATCTCATCGTAGGCCGCCAGACACTTACTGATAAACACAACCAAAATGGGCGTAACTACCAGGGCAGTAAAGAGCACACGCCCTAGAATCTGATATGTAAGTACGAATACAACAAGCATTTCTGCGATAGTAAACATCCAATCAACAAAGTCAACTGAACTTAAAACACCAGCGATAAGTACCATCAGCGGAATAGAGTTAACACGGATCTCCTGAATATCGTCTCGCTCTGTATCATTCTCTCCGCCCGGCTTCTTAGGCTCTTTGTCCATACTACTGCGTACCTCCTTAGTCTTCGTCGTCGTCCCACATTGTGCGCCGCTTCCGCCGCTCTGATTGCCGCTGGCGTTCGCCGCTTTCCTGAGCTTTCTCAACTTCCTGCAAAAACTGATTCTCGATCATACGCTGCTTGCGGGCGTTACGCATATAGCTGCTCTTAGATACCTTGTCACGCTTGCGATCACTCATCGTCGCCATCCTCCTCGTCGTTTTCGTAGGTATCACTCAAACCATACATCTGATGGTATAAATATCTGGTAAGAGCTGGCGTCATGGGAGTTCCATCATCCATCCATAACGTTTCTTCAAGATCGGCGTCACATACGTTCTCTTGCCATTCTGCGTATACCTGCATAGCGTAAATAAGCTCTTCAACAGTCACAGGATAATTATTTGCGATCTCATAAGCTTTACCCATAAACTCAATAATCTCACCAAGTGTTACGGGATATTTTGAATTATCGTTCATATAAAACCTCCTTATAACAGCGGCTCACAAATACATGGTCCTGTCAGTAAATCTATTTTATGTTCAAGTTCTGCGATCCGAGTTTGTAATTGATCAATCGCAGTTTGATACGAGGTTGTTGTTTCTCTTATAGTATCTATACGTTCTACTGCAAAATGCGACAGAGTATTTGCTTCATCGACTTTGATAATTACACTGTTCACTGTATCGTGCATAGAAAATAAATGATTATCTATTTCTTCAACTCTTACAGTTAGCTCTTGTTCATCCAATATTTTCATCTCCTTTACAATAGACTTTCACAATAATATTCACTATTTGTATTGATATCTCCATTTATCAGTTTAAGATATCGTCTGTACATCTGTTCAGCATAAGGCCCAGCAATTTCGAATTCAAATCCGTTATTTAATAAGAAAAGTCTTACTTTCCTTTTAACTACAAACGTTTCATCTGGTTCTCCATAGCGGCAAACCGTCATATCGTCTTCGTCTATTTGAAATCTAAAATTATCAAATTCTATTTTACAATCATTTTCAATTTCGATATGTAATTGTAGTGCTGCTTGTTGTTGTACTTCTTCACTGATATATTTTTTCATAATAGGCTCTCACAGTAACACTCATTGTGAATAGATACACTGTATTCTTCTTTTGTAAAATTTTTCGATACATAGTCTTTGATAAACTTTTGTAAAGTTTCATCAGTAACCATGGTGTTATAATCAACCCATTTATCGAATTGAATAGTATGATGTGAATCGCCATAATTTACAGTGTTGATAGTCGATCCGTTTTCAAATTGAATTCGCACAGGCCGCTTCCAATCCGATGGATACATGTATATCTTATCGTCGGGTATCAATAATTGATTGTTCATATCGTGCCTCATAATAGTGATTCACAAACGCATTCGTTTTCTGCCTCGACAACATTAGGAATTGCAATCGTCCACAGCGGATGGTGTCCCATTCCATAGTATTTTACTTCAGCTTGAACTTTACGCTGGTTACCATTTGCGTCAATGTAAGATACGATTTCATTTGTGGTTCGCAGTGGTTTATCACTTGGCAGAGTCCATGTGAATCCATCTTTCGTGCAGTCAAAAGTAAACTCGCCACTGTTGATATCATCGGGATATCTGTACTTACACCATCGCAGCGTGCGATCATCATGTAGCGCATCAAATTTGTTCATTGCGGGTACCTCTGTTATACCAAGCTGTTACACACGCATTCATCCCGCTGCACTTCTTGAGGCGCAGTTGGTGGTGTAAACGCAACCTCGCTCGGATCATATGTCATCAGAGAACAGGCATCGATTTGTACATTCGGAAAACACATGAGTTTAAAACATCGGTCGATATCATCAACAACAAGTGGTTTGTATTCGAAGCGTAATCCATTGTAGTTGTCAGGAGGTCGAGTCGCCGTCAGTATATGGATAGCATATTCTCCACGCTCTCTGCTTTGTAAATCCACTATAAGACATTGATGATCAACCCTATACCCCTAATATTGAATATCAAGATTCCTTGCGATTTCCTTGATATAGTCCTGTGCACATAATATAGCTGTCCCGCCCATCGGCACCAAGATATTGCAATTGTTCTTGACAGCGTATTCACATATCGCATATGTACGTCCACCGCCTCGTGGCGCTAATATTCTTTCCATATTTCACCCTCCTTACAATAGCGGTCTGCACACACATTCGCACTGTTGATCAGCCAGAGCATCATGGATTACATCGTCCAGACATTCGGGTGTGATGGAGAACTGTTGGAACAAATCAAACTGATTGTTGTTCATCAAATAGTTCATGGTGATCCGCCGCATTTTATTCTCTGAAATATATTTCGCATCCTCTTCACCATACAGCCGCACAATCTCCTTGAAAAATTCAAAAGTATCGGTCAGCGCCAGCCTATCGTCAAAATAGAATGTCGTGTATTGTGCACCGAATTTATCTTTATTGAATATATCCCAAAAATCTTCGGGTGATTTACAGATTGCGGTCTCCTTTCGATGCTTTTGCACAGTGTTCATGCGTTCATACCAGTCGCACACTGTGTCATAGATCGATGGCCTTACGAATAAAACGCGCATTATTTCTTCTCCTTCAAAAACTGTTTTTGAGTTATGATATTGCGCTCCATATATCAACGTCCTGAGTTGGTTCCTTTTCTTATGGAGTCTAGCGCCAGCTGCATTTGCTAAGGCTCTATATGTGTTAATCAAATTATTTATTCTGTCTGTCATAATAAGCTCTCGCATATACATTCGTTTTCTGATTCTGGATAGTATGGGATTGGATAACTGTATTGAGCTGCACGTCGATCTTCAGAGCAATTTCCTGGATGAAGTATATGTCGTGGATGAAAAGATAAGTCATGGCCAAGCTCCCAGCGGAATCCTTGATAATCGAACCAGATAGTATCTTGATTTTTGCTTAGAGCATCATAGAGATTGTTCATCACTTTATCGATTGTCATATACTATACCCTTTGTTACTCATACAACCTTCGGTATCATCAGGTTTGCGCCGCGCTCTTTTACGAACTTGTCAATGAAATATTGCTGACCCTTCGGTCATGTTTGTTCTCCTATGTATTTCTTGAATAACTCTACTATCTGTTCGAATTCCGCTTCTTTGTAATGGTCATACAAAGCTTTCGCTAAACCGTCAATCGCTTCATAGTTCAAATCACCAGTAGGAGAGATGTAATCCATTAGTCGTAAGCCGTCTATCCTTACTTTTATCATTCTGCTGTGCTCCTTAGTCTAACAGGTCAGCCAGTTGTGCGGTCTCGCTGCGTTCTGTCTTGTTCAGGTAGACATATCCAAAGTGCGGGTTGCCAGCCAGACACTGAATTGCCTTACGCATACCGCTGTTATTTTCAAACACGGCCTCGTCAGTCTGCTTCAGGTCGCCATCAAGCCACAGCATAGAACCCTCACCAACACGGCCGAGTAGCAGCTGTACATGCTCTTTGGTCAGATTCTCAGCCTCTGAAACCATAATAATTGCATTCTTGTAGTCGCGGCCACGAATAAATCCAAGGTGAGCTACTTCTACCTGCCCATTATTGATCCAATATTCCAAACCAGCCTCGCCGCCCAAGTGATCAGCCAGAGGGCCAGCAAAAGAAGCAGCGCCGAGCTTTTCTAGTAGAGTGCCGGGTAGTGCGCCCAACTCCTTGGTATTCTTGACTTCGATGTTATTACGAATCCAGATTAGCTTCTCGACCTTGTGCTTCTCGATCATATCAATAGCAGAGGACACCATAAGCATTGTCTTGCCACTGCCGAATGTTCCAGCCAGCATTTTAACGGTGATATCATCGTTCTGCAGCATATCAAATGCGAGCTTCTGTTGGTCATTGAGCGGTTTTACGTCGCCAGTGAAGCGATTACTGATCTTTTTGTATTTGAGTGGCACATATTTCTTGCCATTCCATCGTAGCCAGCCTACCGCATTGCCTGCCGGCGTATCATCGTCTACTGTATCTGGATCACGAACAATCAGATAGCCATTCACTGGAGTATTAAACAGGTTCTGATATGTATAGCCTTCATCGTGGGTCTGATATGCCATCGCCATGGCCTCTTCGCCGCCCTCATTAAGAGCGACTTCAGTCTAGCCAGTATAGTTATTGTTGGCGCTTGCTGCTGCATCGGGATAGGTAAATTCGATCGGCAGATAAAGAATGCCGCTTGCAATATTGGCGCAACTAAGGTCGCTGGTCACAAATTTAAAAGAATCAATGTTGGCCTGAATCTGTTTCTGCGCTTCTGTGAGACCGGCTTCGATCGCGTCATTCAGATTGCGCTTCATCTCGTCCAGATACCAGCGGGCAGTTGCCATGATCGTCGCGTCGTTGTTGTCGCTGATCGGTTTGCCATCCAGGATATAGAACAGGGAAGACATGGGGACTGCCACAACTATAAAGGTGTTGTCGTCGTGATGCTCGGCCAGCAGGCGGGTTACAGTACGGGCCTTATAGCGGATCTCTTCGCTCTTCTTGCCGCTTGTCTTGATCTCTTCCAACTCGTGCAGGGTCATATCGGCGATCAGAAACGGCTCTGTTGTACCAGAGGCTGTTGCACTAGAAGCGGTTGCACTGGCAGGTTCGAAGGCGGCAGCTCCCAAATCAAGAAGCGCGGAGGTGTCATAAAACTTCATTAACGGGTGATCCTCCTTTAATAATGATATTGTAAAGTGTGATTGACTACTGAAAATATAAGCTCGCAGCTGTGGAGAGAACTGCGGGCTTTTTCTTTATACCTTATTATACACCCATAGCGCTGTAAAAGCAATAGTTTTGTGCAAAATACCGGAATAAAATAATCTGTTGTAATAATAAATAAAATATAGTAAAACAGCAGAAAAATTATTAAAATTAAGCAAAAACGAGCAAAAATAATGCATTTTAAGCGTTTCTACGGTGCTTTTAGGACGCTGTTACACGGCGATCGAGGCACAACCGTGTGGAAATTGGGATGAAAATCATTATTGGCACGGAGCATTTTATAACGATAATACGTTATTTACCGGAGGCGAAATCGGGGGTTAAAAATGGGCGTTTTACGGGTGCGCAGATAGGTGAGATGACGGGTGATTTATGGGTGATCAACAGGTGATTTTGGGTGCTGGTGACTGCGAATTAGGGGCGAATGCGGATGGATGATTGTTGCGTTGAGGGGGCGAGCGAGAGGCGGGGGAGGTGCGAAAACCGGGGGATTTGGTACGGGCTGGGGAGATGGAATAACTGGTACGCACGACCCGAACTTGACCCCTTTTCCAATTTTTAACATCCCCCCGGTATGGCCTGAAAAGTCTAGGAATCATGCGGGTTTTCGGTGAATGCTACCTTCCGTTATTAGGTGGCATTCGAGTGCTGGAAATCTGGAATTTTCTTTTATACCTTATCTATATATAGGGGAGATCCTTTCATGGATGTTTCGTGCAAAAAATTTAATATGCTATTATGTAGTCACTCCAAGGGGCTACGGAAACAAGGCCCCGGGGAGTAGTCGCACCTTGAAAATTGCAAAGTTTGGATTTTCCCATGCGGGCGGTTTATACCGTGCCGGTTTTCCGGTCAAGTGGTTATCCCTTGCCATTCCAAAACATGGGTCTCCTATCTGAGCAGTTAGTGCGCCGTAGCTACACAATGGGCAAACATTACAGCCACCGGTGAGAATCCGGCCTCTTTACAGGGGAATTCCCAAGAACGTGGGAGAAAGTGTGTGTAGACGTGCACCTTGACAACAGAATACAGGCAGTTCCGAGAATAACACAATAGGAACCGTTACAACAAGGTCAGAGCTACTGTTGTAGAGCATGGAAAACGCCAAAGTCAGAGCTGGCGACAATTAACAAGCTCCAGAGAAATAAGTGTTTGATGGGTTTGGAACCCTAGAGGAGAAACTAACCTAACTTGGTTACAATTGTGACCATTTTACATAAGGCCGGGCGCTTGGTAGTACCGGGGGAGACGCAACTACCACCAACGGCAAAACGCCGTGTCCGATATACACCAACTGAGAAAACAAGAGGTAATAACTATGCTGAAAGTTTATGCTGACTACGATGCAATCGCCAAGGCTGGCAAGCTGAACGAGCTGACCATCTCCGAGCTGGTGAAGTTCCTGAACGAGCAGAAAACTGTTCTGACCGCTGAGCAGTCTCAGAACGTCACCACCACGCTCAACAAGGCTGTTGAGAACAGCAACAAGGCCGCTTGCGACAACAAGTGCGCTGAGTTCTGCGCCATGGAACGCTCCGAAATGTGGCGCTCCTACGCTCCTAACCCCTACTACATGGGTATCAAGATTACCACTGACCCCAAGAGCGGTGCTCTGTCCACCCAAGATGCCAAGATGCTCATCAAGTTCAAGGCACTGGAGAAGTATTACCAGACCCTGAACGCTGTCGAAACCAACGACAAAGGGGAGCCTATGCCCAACAAGAGCGTAACCCTCTGCCGTGATGGCCACTATGAGAAACTGGTCATGCTGTTCAATGGTATGCTTTCTGAAGAGACCGCAAGCGAGCTTGGCGCTGACAAGTTGATTCGTAGCACTAAGGTAGAAGAAACCCTCAAAGATATGGGGCTGGATTGCTTTGTCGGTCCTGTCAACAAGGGCAAGCGCCTTGCTCAGCTCCAGGCTATCTGGAATGCCATGCTTCCCGAAGAGCTGGCAACGGCCTGCACTGCGCTGTCCTGCGATATTAAGTATCTCAAGATTGCGGCCAATCGGGCAAAACAGGGCTCTGTCAAAGGTCTTGGTGACAAGGCCATGATTGACGAGATTGTTGTCACTATCTCCAAGGGTCTCTCTTTCGATGGCAAGGCACGTTCTTCCAAGTACGACTTTGCAAGCAAGAGCAAGTTCTTTGCCAAGGCTGAGCAGTAACACGCAATAACCGGATACCCTTTCGGGGTCGCACCGTTCAAAAGCGGCCCCTTTCCAGCTCCGCAATGGAGTCAAGCGCCTTAGAGTGTGGCGCATTGTAGACACTCAGAAAAGAGGTTCACTATGGATTGTCCTTACATCATTCGTGAGAACATCGGCTTTGGCCGTGTTCGTGAGCATGGTTACTATCAGCTCGATGAGATGGCCTATGACCTGACCCACGACTTTGCTGGCGCAGATGTTGAGGTCATCACTCGCCCTGTGTACAATCTCGTCATGGAGAGCGGCGAAGAGCTCACCCAGCTGGACGACGACACGGTATTCAAGATGTTGAGCGCCGGACTGCCTATTCGGTACGTCGAGAATGCAAGAGATGGGTACATCATGTACTCTCGTCCTAAGAGCAAGCCCGCTGTCAAGGTTAAGAGAGTCGGCGGTATCACTCGTGCAAGCGCAAGTCGTGAACAGTACGATGATGCAATCATTATCCCCATGGCAAAAGAGTGGGCGGTTCTTGACCGTTCAGACATTGGCGACCATTACCGCGTTATGGAGTTCAAAGACAACGCCATCTATATGTTTGAACAGAAGACCGAACGTAAATGGTGCAATCGTCCGTTCTATGATGAAGTCCGCCTGTATCACAATGGGATGCTTGTGCGGCTTTCTGTAAACGGACACGAGTTCATCTTTTAACATCGTCGTTTTCGTCCCGGGCATGACATTAAAATGCCTACCCCTACAATCGGAACGCCTTGACGTGGCGCAGGGGCTTTGAACTAAGAGTCCGAAAGAAGAGAAAGGAGCTATCTTTGATGTACAAGGACAAAAACGGAATAGTCATTCAGTGTGTCAACCGCAAGGGTATGACGTACAACGGATGCAAAGTGCCGTACATGGGATTGTATGGCACTTTTGGCCACTATGAATTTGTCGCAGAGCCGCGTTTTAACCCTCAGACGAAAGAAATGCGACTCAAGCATCGTGATATGAAAACGAAAACTAGATGGGACGATATGCCCAGCAAGGAAATCGTTTCGCATATCATCGATGCAGCACGAGTCAAGTGTGTCAAACTTTACAAGTGGGAAACCAAAATGGTAAACCCAGACCGGGATGAAATGAAAAAAGATTCCAAGATTTGGCACAAAGAAGCATCCAATCCTGACTGCATTCGTCGTAAAAAATTCAAAATGAAATACCGTCAATCGTCCATGAGTAGTCATGGATATTCTGAACTTAGCTGTACTCTTTATGGTGAATCCATTGAGATGAACGGAAAGCAGAAAAAATTGAACCGCTCTATGCAGACATATATGGACGGCACCGGAATGAGTTCACGTTTCGATAATAGTGACCGTAGACCGCTTGAACCGCAATTTCCAGTTAAATCTGGTAAACGCAAGTAATTATTTATTGTTCCCATGATTCCATTGTCCATCTGGGCCAATTTTGGAATCAGAATTTAAGCCAAGATTTGAATTCAAACAAGCTATTTTGTCTGAATTTTTAAGTTCTTTCTTTGAAAATTTTGTTTTAATAAAGATACCTTCACGCTTGTTTAGGGCACGTCTTTTTCGACACAAATGTTTATAACAAAGTCCATCTTGAAAAACAGGTTCATTACATTTTGGCTTAGAACAAGTTAATTTTGGCTTCAAAGTTATCGCCTCCTATTAGTATTATAAACGAAAACAATTCTATAATCAATTAGCGTACTCGTCACACCAAAAATGTGGCGTTTTCTTTTTACCTCTTTTCTCTGCTCCGCAAGGAGCGATGCTGGGCGATTTACGGTACCAGGGCAGACGTAACCGTAACCACAACCAAAAATGAAAACAAAAAAAGGAGAATCATTATGGATTATTTCAGCACGGAGTTCATTCTTTTCTGCGGCATCATTATTGGTGTCGCTCTGACGATTTCGATGCAGCAGGCATGGAAGGAGATGTTCAAGCATGACTAAGAGCAATCGTGGTCTGGCCGTTGTGATTATGGCCGTGATTTTGTTCGCAACAATCTTTATGATTCCAGTTCCGGCGGCAAGCGCGGGCTCCGCTGGTAGCGCCGCTGGTAGTGCCGCTGCTGTGAAACCCAATGCTGCCGGCCGCTATATCCTCGGTGCAACCGTCTCTCAGCAGAATCTCCTTCACACGATGAATTCGAAAGGGATTTATCGGGATGTTTTGTACTGTTTCTTCGACGATGAAAATGGTGATACGTGGGTATATTCCTACGAACCAGACAGCGAGATCCCGCCCGTAAATCAGAGTGTGACCCTCATTATGAATTGCAATGGCACGCCAGATGACAACTTCGATGATATTATCGAGGACATTCTCTGGTGTAACTGTGAGAGCGCCGCAGTAGAGAGCGCCGCCAATTGATAAAATAAAAAGAGAGGTAAAACAAAATGGACAACATGAAACTGCTCAGATACGCCCGCGCCGCCGCCTTCGACAAGTGGTGGCACTATGACAAGATCGCCACTCAGTATGCAGGTCACCGCGCTGAAAGTCTGGCTCGTAAGTTGGCTGATGAAGCAAAGGCGGATGTGAATGCAATCGCCGAGATGATTCGCGCTGAAGAAGCCAAGCGGCGTCTGAATGCCGATGTGATTGCAGAGCTGAAGAATCTGGCTGAGAAAATCGTCGCCAAGGAGCAGTCCGCCGAGACACAGCAGTCCGCCGGGGCCCAGCGTATGAAACAGGCCATCAAAGAAGCTCCCTACGTCCTCGTTGTTAAGTGGAATAATCCCATCATGGGCGAAATGGAATACCCCTGCAAGAGTTACGCAGATGCCGAGAAGAACTTTGAAACCGCCAAGCGCGAAGTCCACAATGGCAACGTAACCGAAGCTCATGTGTATGAGCAGGGTGAAGGTCAGCGTATCCCTGTGATGGGCATTATGAGCGGCAAGCTGTAAGCCGCCTGGTGAAAGGAGGCATTCGCCAAGTGCTGACAGTGAAACAAGTCTTTGAACTCGCTCGTGATGGTTTGCTTCGGGAACAAAATCTTTGTATCAAATGTGGGGATCTTTCTGGAGTAAAAAAAGCCATTCAAACCACCGCAGAGATCCAGAGTGTTCTTGAAAACCTCGACAAGAAAGAGAACTATATCGCCAGCTCGAATCCGGGCACTGAAACCGCTGTGCTTTTTGCTCTGAATCTAAAAGATGGCGAAGTACAAGAATTCAGGGCAACACAGCAACAAACCCAAAAATTCCCGCCTGAGTATATGGTTCAGCTCGAACTTGTAGAATGCTCTAAAAGAGGTCCTAGAATCAGTAAGAAATTCTATTCTACACTTGAAGAAGCGAATAAGGAGTTTCTTGGTTGGAAAACAGCCAATGAAAATATGAATTGCTACTCGGTGCGCCTTTGCGAAAAGACTGGCGACGGCAAATACAAAGTCCTAGCACGATCTCTTCCTAAAGATTACACGACAGAGCCTAAGTCGCAGAAGTTATATCAAGTCCGCATCATCCATCTGAACAACGACGAACAGGTGTTGCGATTTCCGATTCTGGCCGCAGCTCAAGCTACTTTCGAACTGCTCAAATATGAACTGAAAGTCGGGCGAATCCGCTGGGCTTCTATCGTCAAAGTGATTCCAAGTGTCGGCTACAAAAAAGAACTCTGCCATATTGGTGAAAGTAAATGGGAATTTCTGGACGCAAGCTTTTTTAAGGAGTGGCTGAAGTGATTTTGTCAGAGATCTATCAGATGCATGACAGATTGTGCGCTGTTGTGCTGGACCCGGAAAGCGGAACCCTCACGCCGATTCGTGTCGTAAATTTGGATACGAAAGAGCTGACCCCGCAGTTTTTCAGTGATGCGAGGGCGGGATTTCCTGATGCGAAACCATTCAGACCGTACAATCCGAACAGCCTGAATTGGCTCATCATTGAAAAATATGGTCTGCTGGTTGCATCCATCAATAATCTGGGCGGGTTTATCGTGTTTGAAAGTCCTGATATGATTCCGCTGGCAAGATCTCTATTCAGCAAGAAAGCGAGGTTGAATTATGAGAGACGTTTTTCCTCCAGAGAAACATGCAATCGCCGTGTATCCGCTCAACAACTGGGGCGGGCTTGAGATCACAGCGATTGAAGAGGCGTGTGTCGAAGTCACAACCAATAATGGCGAGCGCCGTAAACAGGCTGGCCGCCACAAAATCTATCAGACGAATCAGGGCCGTGCGTATTTCATTATGCATGGCTCTCGTTATTATCTGGACGAATTCACAAGAGTATGAGCGCCGCAGCAGCCGTAAGAAGCGCCGCAGCGCAGCAATCGAAAGGAGCAATATGAATTATGTTCGCAGCATACCTTAGTGACGCGGATTCCATCTGGATGCAATCCCAAGAGCGCCGTCATAAGCGCCACATCGAATTGGCTGATCCGTACTTCCTGCCCTATAGCAGACTCCGGCCGCGTGTTCAAATCGAATTGCAGTTTCACATTCTGACTCTGCCATTCACAGTAAAGGAGGGTGATTTGATTGTCTGAGCGTCCCATTGTCTGGGTGTTCGCCGCCATGTTGCTTTTAGTGGGTGCACTCCAGCAAATCGGAACCGGCCTGTATTATCTGGGGTGTTTCCGCCGCTACAATCAGGTCATCGATACCCTGGCACGCTGGTTTGATACCGTAGATCCGATCGAAATGACGGAAACGATTCGCAATTTCTTTCTCATCTCGATCGCCCTGACTCTGTTGATTGCTGTTGTGGTCTAAGCGGCACACGTCTAAGCGGCACGCAGTAATACATAAACGCAAAAAGTGAAAGAGGTAAAATTTATGCTGTACTATCGTACCAAGAAAGAAGCCAACAACAAACCTATGTACCGTGGCAAAGGCCGCAAGGCGAACGAGGAAGCCTGGTCTATCTATATCGCCGACGAGCTGTTCACCGAGAAGGAAGTCACCAAGTTGAATCTGAATATGGATTACCTGGAGCCGGTCGAAATCCAGAAGAATCAGACTCACCGCCAGGGCTGCTATCGTGTGGCGAATTTTGATGCCAATATCTCCAAGGCAGCAGTCGAATCAAAACCTGAACCGCTTTCCAAGGAAGCTGAGAAGGAAGTCGTTCGTCGTTTGAAAGACCGGCGAGTATACAAACCCCATCTCTCTGTCGATTCCAGCACTCGCCCGACTACTGTCCTGGTTCGATTCAAGGTGCCCGCTCCGAAGAAGTCTGGCAAGAAGCGTAGCAACCCTGGCGAACAGGCAGCACAGGGCTAACCTGGCGACGCACCACTGGTAAAAATTTACTTACATACAATGATTCCCAATCGCATCAAAGACGGGACCGCAGATGATATAATCCATTGAAACGAGGTGATACACAATAATAGCGTCTAAATTCCTACCCGAATATGTGATTGTTGTCCGTGTATTATCATTACCGCCTGATCATCCAAAAAAAATCAAAGTGATAAGCTATGCCACACTTGAAGAAGCATATCGAGAATATCTTGGATATAAAAATTTTATTAGAGAGTATGAAGATGTGTACTGGGTGTGGTTAAAAGAAAAGCAAAAAAACGGTAGTTTTAAGACAATCGCTACATACCCACAAGTCGTTTTATAAGTATAGCAATCCAATACGAAGTATTCGCAGAGGGGACTCCGGCAGCGCAGCTGTTGCACCGCCGGGGTTTAATGCGGCTACTGGTTCTGCAGAACTGGTACTGGTCCCAAGCCCAGAACGCAATCGCAAGTGGGGCACATAGCGTCACGATCGAAGCGGTTGCATAAACAGAAGGGCGCTCCACCGCTCTAGTGAAATTTGATTTGATTTTGATGCAAAGGCCACGCAGATAAATCAATGAGAAAAGTAAACTAGAGGGTGTTACTTAAAGTGAGCGAAACTAAATGAAAGGAGGTTCAAATCACGTGTTTTTAGACATGAATAGCAAGCCGAAAGGGTATTGCCATTGGTGCAAGGGTCGCGTCTTACTCCACTGAGCGAAATTTCATGGGATGGCGATACAAACTGTTCTGACACCCGGCTGATATACTTTTTTTGAAATGAATAGATGCGCTCAGCTGATGAGCAAAAATCCATGACGATTTATATATCGCCGTGGTGTACGTACATAGAAGATTAGCTATCTTCTGGATTTACCGTTAATGTCGGGCGACTGGTGGTACCGAGGCAGACGTAACCACATCCACTACATGCGTAGTAAAACAAATAGGAGGAGGTTGTAACCATGATGGTGCATATTTTGGATAATTCCTATTCCAATCGAACTAAGGGCAAGCCGTGGGTGATGTTCAATCGTTACAATGGGGATGTTTATAGCAGTCGCAAGCGTGCAATGAAGATGCTGAGTGAGATGGCAAAATCGGTGAGCGCAGATCCGGAGTGTTATGACGTCGTATTTGATGCTGATGGTGGCAATCTTCATTATCGTTGGAAGAGTTTGGACGGCGATGAGTTCGAACGCTATATCCAGATCGAATCAAAAGAAGTGAAGTAAGAGTATCAAAAAAGAGGACATAAACATGGAAATTTACATTGTCATGCAAAATGTCAAAGTTAATGACTGTTTTGGTTGGCATGATAACGGAACGAGACCGCTATCTGCTCATCGTAGTTTTGACGTGGCATTTGATACTATCTTCAAAGAATATTGTTCTATCAGAAAGAAAGAAAACGTTTCGGATGTGAATTATAAAGACGGCGATGAAGCTAGTCTTGAGTATACTTTTACAGACCCTATGTTTGGAGTTCAATACAAATTCGAACAGTGGATTTGCTCTGTTGAATTAAAAGACGAGGAGGTATCGCAGAATGGGTGATTACGCCGCAGCTGGCTATCAGCTCCAGCATTACAAGATCACATTCTATGCCGATAACAATGGCAAAATCCCGCTCAAAGTGGTCCGCCGTGCATTCGCCAGCTATGATTGTGCCAAGATGTGGGAAGCTAATGTGATGTATCAAACACCTGAATATAACAGTGTCACAATCGAGATGGAATGAAAGGAGCTACACAGTATGTTTGTCTGGGGAATTTTCATGTCTCACGAAGCCCGCGACGAAACGATTCATGACGATAACTTCCATTACGACCTCTTCGCTACTGAAGAACGAGCACTTGAATATCTTAAAAGTCAGGAAAAATGGTGGCGTGATTTATACAAAGACCCTTGTATCACAGATGCGGCTAAGAAGGAAATCTTTGGTGGTAAAAAGCCAGACAAAGCAATTCGCTTGTTCAAAGAGCCTGCCGAAATCTGCGGCGAAGAAGATGCATGGGTTCTTACTCGTGACTACTTTTCTTCAACTGGAGCCGAGATGCGCGAAAGAATCATGGCAAAAGAACTATCAGTACAAGAATAAGGAGGCAAACGTAGCAATGGTTATCAACATGACTGAACTATCTATCGCCCAATGGTCCAACGCTCAACTCGATGCAGCTCGCAAACTGTGCACAGATGGTGTACTTCATGATGGACCATTGCCTACGATTTTCCCTACGGACGCATCTATCAAAGTAAGGGATATGGCATGGCAGATGGCCGAACAAATCGAGAAGTTGAAGCCGGAAGCAATCATTATTCAGGGCGAACCTGTCTTCGTGGCCACCTTCGTAAATAACTATTGTGTCTCGCAGTGTTATTCTCCTTGCTACGTTGATGGAAAGTTTGTGCAGTTCAGGAGGTTCTGATTATGGCAAGCTGGAAACTCGGTAAAGATATGATCCCCAGCGATACGATCCTTGATCCTGTCACTTTTGATGACTTGATTCTGGCCCTGAAATGCAACTGTGAGCACATCACGCCGGACGCAGTCATTATCCAGGCGACAGAAATCCTCAATCAGCGGCTGGAAGATTGGAAGTATCTGATCGAAAACAACATCGACGAAATCATTGCGCTGGCAGCGGATGAGCCCAATGAGGATGCCGGCCACGATGATATCACACTCGAAGAGTAATGAGGAGGTGGCGCAGTCGTGAGAAACTTGTCCAAACAGAACCGCAAGAAAATTTTTGATCTAATCAAGCGTGATTGCACGTTTGTTGGGTCATATGATCTGGAACATTCTGAGGAAACTGTTTTGACCTATCTTCCGAAGCCCGGCACACAGATTCACAGAGATGTCGAAGAGGTTCGTGTCGTAAAAAATCGTAAGACCGGAAACTGGGTCGAATCCGTTGTTGATATTCGGTGGAAGCACGGTATGACCTTGGTAGAAGCCGAAATGATCGAACGAAAATATCAGTGCAAATCTAACAAGTAAGGAGGTAGCGCAGCGATGACCATCAGTGAAGCAACAGGAATCCATCAATGTAACATCGATAAGGCCACTGGAAAAGAACTCGGTTTTCGTGAGCGCTACACTCGCTACATCGACTATCTAGGCGGTCTGGATGTGGTCAAACACTACATTCCGTTCGATCTTGATTATCTGATTCCAAAGTACAAAGAAGACCACCTGCTCAATAATACACTGATGTCTGTGTGGGATGATGCGGCGGGGTTTTACTGCTCCGGGCTCGATGCGATCCCTACATACGTCGGACTCTGGAACCTGTATCGCCAGCATGGAATCAATGCGGCAAGTTGTGCGACCGGTGTATGTATTTTGAAAGAAGCGGCCGCGATTCTGTGTGAACGAGCGACGCAATAAGAGGAGTGTTAATTTGTATACGATCAAAGTAACATATCGTGCAGCAATCGCAACAAGTATGCGGCTCGATTATAAGAGGGCTACTTACCAGTTCGAATCTGTGCCAAATGATGTGGTTGATACGCTGTGTGCTGCCATTGATACAGAGTATAAGAAGCGATCAAAAGAGCAGCATGTTGTGATGATTCACCTTGAGGCGGCGCTTGAGACCATGGAGCGATTCAGAAAACGCATGTACGTGCCGAACTCCATCGAGAGCGTCGAGATCGTTGACGCAGAAGAAAATGGCGACTAATCAACGCCTGTTAGTTGTTGAGCAAAACTCCAAACGGTTGTATAATAAAAAGGAGCGTAACAGTATGAAGTCAGTACAGATTACATACGATGCAAAAGTTAAGATCGGAACCAGCTATGAGCGCGGCGAAGCATGTACGCAGCTCGATTTCCTTGACGATAAGGTCGTGGAGAGCCTGATCGCTGATTTGAATGCGGCACCTGCTGAACAGAGTTCACACTGGTTCGATCTGCTTCAGACGCTTACTTTTGTGAACATGCTGCAAGGACGAATCTTCATTCCGACTTCAATCAAGATGATTCAGGTCGTTGCTGAGATTCCGAATTGTTGAAAACTCACTTGTTCAAAATGTTGAAAACTTAATCGCTGGTTCACTCTTTCGCTTGCAACAATAATTCATTCCTATTTCGAACTCAAACTCAATTACGCAATCGCCAATGAACAAGCGACGCGAAAATAAAATTGATGATTAAGTTTAAGAGGGTTATAGGAGATAAAGGAGATTGTTAAGGGGAAAAAGAACCATCAGGGAGAAAAAGAGAAAGAAGGGTTTTTATGGCGAGCTTAGATCTTGGCGTACACGAATTCAAACCGGAGGACTTCCTCAAGCTGGTTCAGCAGCACGATGATTTCACGATTGTGTGCGGCTCGAAATCTTATCTGCAGATCCATGTGCCTACAAAGTGGGTTCAGCTGGGCAAGACCACTCGTGGGACGGATTACCTGACCTGCCGCAACAAACGCAAGAGAGACGGTCATCTGTTCAAAATTTACGGAAGCAAGTTTGTTTTCGAGATCACTGACACCACACACGGGTTGAGCGGTGTTTTGAAAACTGATCGAAGCGACGATGAATTTGTTGTTTCAATGTGGAAGGCAGAAGGTTTTGTCTTTGACAGTGATGACGAATAAGGAGGCGGCTTAAATGCGATTCCGAAGACTTATCGCGGCAGCTGTACTGGCTGCTGCACTGATGCTGACTGGATGCGGCGGCAATTCGGAAGATGAAGATGGACACAAGGTGAATTATGCCAAGGTCTATAACCCTGACGGCACGCTGCTTGCTGAGGGCGAGTACGATTCTTGCTGGGTGTCTCATGGCACGGTTACGGTCAGAATTGACGGCGTTAAATACCAAACTGGCTACACCAACGTCGTCACGATGTGGTGGTATGAGTGAGCCTAGCAGAAAAAAGGAGCGATAAATCGTGGAAGAAATCATAATGAAAGCCATTCCTGAGCATGGCGGCGTTTCGATGACCAGAGCTGAACAGGAGACCATCATCACCATTGGAGCCCTGGATAAGACGGCCGATGTGTGCACCAACGATCCTGTTTACTGGCGCAAGCTTGATGCCATGTGCGAGAAGCATCCTGACGAGTACAAGCTCACCAAGATCCACCGCACGAAAGATGGGTTGATCCTGTGTAAGTGGTATTCGGTGCCGCGTAAGCTGGTTCGGTTCGGAACGCCGACAGCACCTCGCGAACTGACCGATGAACAGCGTGCAGAGCTTCGTGAGCGAATGAAAAAAGTACAAGCGGCTCGACAGAATAAGGCCAGCATCAATTCTCAGCCGAATTCATAAAGAGTTTTACTGTATTCTAAACATACATCATGGTTCGGTAATGAAATTACTCTACTGAGATGTGTTAGGCGTTTTTGCCTTGTAATTCTATTAAAGAAAACAGCAAGGTTTGAATCAGGAGGTGAATGAGATGAACGCAATGCCCTTCGACGATTCCGCATAGTACAGCAGAGTCGCCGCGAAACAGATTGAGATGAATAGCAAGTCGAAAGGTTTGCACGTTCAGGCTAAGCCGAACGGAACGAATTGTCAGGCTGTGATACCCCACCCGTGGCTGCCACTGGAGGACCGAGGAGCTCAGCACGTGGTCATAACGGGAGGAACTTACGGTCGTGCCCAAATGAAATACAGCGATAACGCGCCAATCTGAAATCCCAGCTGCGCTCGCAGCTCATCCGCAGCTCATCCGCAGCTCATCTACTTGCTGCCTGCTGCAGCGATCGCAGGTGAGGCACAGGACTCCACAGATATTTAGATCTCAATTTGAAACAAAAGTACATAATAAAATAAGAAAGCGAGTTGAAAACTATGTTGAAAACCGGTCCTCCCATGTGAGGAATCCCGTATTTTACGAGCAGATTTGTGATGAATTGTTATCTGGTTTTACCACGATAGCACGTTTAGGCCAAGCCGAACGGAACGAATTGTTAGCGTGAGGGGACACCCCCGACGAAGGCGGAAGACGCGTCGACGCAGTGGTCCAGACATCGCTGGCCACACCAAACGGTGTCATCAGAGGATGGAAAGAACCTTATAACGCCCCAACCGACGCATCCAACAACCACATTCGGGCCACAACCCCTGGATCAGGACCTGCAGCAGATCTTCAGCCAGTAGCTTCAGACAGATTTAGATCACAAATCGCCTATATTATAATAATGAAGGTTGTGATAAGAACAACAAATACAAACAAAATGTAATGCTGTCATTTGTGAATATTTTCCAATTGACAACGATACGTTTTTGTGTAATACTTGTTTCAAGCGAAACACACTTTACAATATCAAACGAAAAGGATGAGGTAAAAAATGAATGCGAATGTAGTAATGCAAGTAGCCACTACCAAGCAGTTCGGTGACATGGAGATCCAGGTCTATGAGAATCCAGCGGTCGATCACACCAGAGCTCAGGATGATTTCTGGATGACCCGTGAGCAGGTCGGTCAGGCGCTGGGATATAAGAATCCTTCAATTTCGATTGGAACGATTCACAAGCGCAATGCGGCTCGTCTCGACCCACTTTCAGGGTTAATCAATTTGATTACCCCTGGTGGAAAACAGCAAACCTACGTATATAGTATGAGAGGTGTAATGGAGATCTGCCGTTACAGCACTCAACCCAAAGCGAATGCTTTCATTGATTTCTGCTGGGATGTGATCGCCGCTCTGATGCGGGGTGAAACCGTATCGCTGAATGCCAATCAGACTGAGCTCAAGCGGCAGGAGCGATTCGACAAGATGACTCAGGCGCTGGCGGAGATTCATTCTAAGATGGACGCTCTCGAAGCCGCACGCCAGCAGGACCGCAACGCTCTCGACAATGTGTTGTTCGTCTGTAAGCAGCTGGAACGAAAGCTTATCTCGATGGGTCAGCCGCAGAAGCAGCCTGAGCAGACCGCCACAACTGCCACAGCCGCCGCAAAGGAAACCCACACCACTACATACAAAGGACGCAGCGAATGGCGGACTGAGATCTACAAGCTCGGCAACTCCATCGCTCGCATGACTGGTCTGACGCTGAATGCGGTTCTTAAACAGGCTTATGATTATATCGGCCGCAACTATGGCTGGTATTTCAAAGACGAACGCAAGGCGTATGTTGAGCGGGTCGGCTACATGGGTGACATCAAGAACCTCAGCGGTTTGGACATTATCGAGGATAGTGAAACGTGGAGCTCAATCTTTATGTCGATTATGAAGGATCGGTATGAGAACGAAAAGCACGACGCTGAGGTCCGAAAGGGGATTAAGTCGGCACTCACCAAGAAACCGCCTATGATCCCTGCTGATATGATTCCTACTCGCCACAGGGTAGAACCTGCTCCTGAGGTCGTCGCTGAAGAACCCGCACCGGTCGTTGTGGCCGAGGCTCACGCAGTCGAGATTGAAACACCGGCAGTCGAAGAGCCGAAAAAGAAATATTATTACTACAAGCCGAGTATCACGCTTCCGATCGTTGAGCCTATTGCAAAAAAGCTGGGCGATAAGACGCTTGGGTATTGGGTTACCTATGCAAAGATCTATGACGCGATCGGCACTGCAAAGATGGACCGAATGCGTAAAGCGTATGTACGTTCTCACAATAAGCCGCCCAAGTCTACTCCTGATATCTTCCAGCATTCTGATAAGAACATGAAAGTATTTAAGGAGGCTGCAAAGATCGTGGCGGCAGCTATCTAAGCTATCTACTTCCTCCATTAGCCTTTGAGGCTGGCAGCCGGGAAAGACCGGCATATAACCAGGTGTAGCTCAATTGGCAGAGCGCGTGCTTTGGGAGCATGAGGCAGCAGGATCGTAACCTGTCACTTGGACCATAGCATAGGGCTTTATCCTTTCTCCCTGTGCAAAAAGCGAAGTTTTTTCTCTTTCACTTTTCCTTTTTCTTCGCTCGTGGCTGAAAATGCCGGGCAGGTACGATAACCCTGCTTTGATATGGAGCTGATGGTCGTACAACAGTTCGATTCTGTTGGGCTCCAGCTAGGTTCGATGCAGCGGCGTAGTGTAGTACAAAGCTGCTGGGGTGGCGCAATTCCACCGTGGGTGATCATACTCCCCCTCTGACACACCCATAACGCTCTGACCGAAAACAACAATCCATGCTGCGACAGGGTAGCTCCCTTGGTGATCTTGTGTGGCTCTATTGTGAGTAGGCTATTGGATGACCTGAGTTGTGGTCTAGCTTAGTCGGTGCCCAGACTGGCGGAGAGTGATTTAAAGGGCAGCCTTTGAGGATGGGCACCAGAAATTGGGATATTGAGCCCGGTTTCGGTTGTAGTAATTGGTATGACGAGGTAAGTCGGACTGCGCACCCTCCGCACCATATCGATTTATTACATGGTTAAATCCTCCTCTCTGTGGCGTTAGTTCAAAGGAAGAACACTGACCTCATAAGTCAGCAGTTGGGATGTCAGGATTCCCACGCCGCACCATTTCGTGTACGAATATCAACAACTTAGTATGAGGTAAATTACAATGGCAGACGAAAAAATTATGATCAATGGCACTGAGTATATCCGAGCAGATTTGGCTATTTCTACAGCACCAGCTCCGCAGCTTGATGGTATGAATTATGTGATGGTTCGTACCGACAGCGCTGGTGTGTTTTGTGGCTACATGAAAGAGCGCAATGGTCAAGAAGTCACTCTCCTGAAAGCACGACGTATCTGGTACTGGGAAGGAGCAGCTACTCTTTCTCAGCTTGCACGGGAAGGAACCAAGAAACCCAATGAATGCAAGTTTCCCTGTGAGGTTAATGAGATTCTTCTCCTTGATGCTGTTGAAATTCTGAATATGACAGAAAGAGCTCAAAAGAGTATTGCTGAGGTGCCGGTATGGGGAGCTTAAAAACTGATTACATTGATGCGTTTTGTACAAGGCTGAATAGAGATCGGGAAAGAGATAGCCTAAAGTACTTATGTTTTGTAGGAGCAAAACCCGGAAGTTTTGGTTGTACCGATACACATGGATACGGATATGATCACGATCGTCTTCGCCCCAAAGAAGAGTATTACGATGGAAACTTCATTGGCAAATACATGCATGAATGTCCAATGTTTGCTTGTCGTGGAGCCGGAGATGCTCGAGTCGAATTTCATATTGACTTCCCAACAACTGGTTGTGGTGGAGGACCGTGGCCGCCAGAATATATTGCGGAACTGGAGAAAAAATGGCACCGATATCTTTGATAAGGAGTGATTCAGATGTATATCGTTGCAAGCGATTACACCAACGAGAAAGCTGATGTCTACAAGTCAGTAAGTATTGATAAAGCATTCAAATCAAGAGACGATGCGGTTGCTTTTGCCGCTGTTAGTTTTCAGTGCTTTCTCAATGGGATGCCTGAAGATGAGGCCGCTAGGTACGAAGATGCAGTGAAAGTTGACACTGAATCTTACGCTGATTTTTGCGGATGCGAGTTGAACCCATATCCTGATTATGTTATCGGTGCGGCAGTCGGCGATGGTGAAGATAATCACATGTATTACATGGTGTTTGAAGTAGAGGAGTAAATCAAAAATGGCTGACAAGTATCTTAGTATCATCACGAACTTCGGGTGTCACTACAGCTGCCCTGAATGCATCGTCCGCAACAACAAGCTCAAGATGACTCCGACGGATGAAAACTCCTCATGGGATAATCTGTCTCGGACGCTTGGAGAAAATCCTGATATGAATTGGGTGTCCGTATCTGGTGGCGGAGATCCACTGTTTCATTGGTGGGAACATCAATTTTGGTGGCTCGGTTTATTTACTGTCTGTTCAAGCGCTAGGAGACATTTGGAGCTTCATACCAGCTATCTTCCGACGACTGATTCGAAGATGTTTGTGCTGTTTCCGTACAGCATGTTTGATAGAATTGTATATCATGTTCACAACATCAACGAGTTAAAGAAGGTTACCCGTGCTTGCGATGAAATCGTTCGGGTGGTTTTTGTTGTGGACGACAGTATGACCGAGGACGATATCAACGCCATTGCTGATTTTGTTGAGGAGTCAGACCAAATCGACGAGCTTACCTTCCGGCAGCGTGTGGACGAGCACTACAAGGAAACCTATCATCTGCACGATTTTCTGTTGGCTGGTCATCAGAAGCGTTGGTGGTATGTAACTCAGTGCGATTACAACACCTACTATCATAACGGTAAGTTGTACACGAAGTACACCGATATCTTTGAGAAGTGACCTGCGTAAGCAGTGGCGGCTCGGAAAGACGAGCAATGAGTCTCGGTGCTGAAATTGGTAAACAGGGAAGTCTCAAAAACTTCTGCGCAAGCATGTGGGTTCAAGTCCCATCCGAAACACCACCGGCTCGATCGAGTCGGAGCCTATTGGGTGAAACGGTTTGGCAAATCGGAAAGACGGTTGACCGCTGGACAGACAGCTTTGATATGCCGCTATGGTGAAATCAGGCTAGACACATCGAACTTAAGATTCGACGGTAGTAATACCATCTGGGTTCGAATCCCAGTAGCGGTACCAGGGTTCCTGTCTTTTTAGGTATGTTATTCAGCAGGAACCTTTTACCTCATTCTTGTTATTCCCGGCTCTTTTGATACGATGCTTCGGTCTATATCGTATCGAAAGCAACAAGGCTTTGTAAGCCGGGTTTATATGCAGCGGTCGTATAACGGTGAATATGCCAGCCTTCCAAGCTGGAGATGTGGGTTCGACTCCCATTCGCTGCTCCATGCCGCAAGGCAAGACAGCTTTGCCCATTAGGTCTCTAACAAAATGGGGAATAGGTACATGGTGGTAAAAGTACGATCAATAAAATAGCCACGACTTCCTTGTTGCGCCCTAATGTTTCGGATATTGTGGTCCGGAATGGAAGTTGTCCTGCTTGGAGAATCGGGAGTACAGGTGTACCTAATTTATATGCGGCTATGGCGGAATGGCAGACGCGCTGGTTTTAGGCACCAGTTCCCAGTGAGTGAGGGTTCAAGTCCCTCTAGCCGCACCATGTTCGAATATCAGCAATAAAAAACGAAAGGACAATGTATTATGAATCCGGTTATCAATCCTTGGGTGTTCTACTGGATCGGCATCGTAGATAGTATCAGAACACTACTAATCGCCATTCTAATTGTGCTTGTGATCGTGGTAGCGATTATGTTCCTGTGCACCATGAGCGATGCAGACGATTATGGCTTTAAAAACAAAAATGTAGTCGAAGAAGCAAAACTCTGCATCAAGGTTGCAATTGCAACTTTTGTTGTCGCAGTTCTGGTTTGTGTGGTTCCTTCTGAAGACACCTGCTACAAGATGCTCGCCGCCAAGATGTTCACTCAGGACAATATCAACAATGCCACCGAGTATGTCACTGATGTGATTGACTATGCTGTGGACAAAGTCAAAGAAATGAACGGAAAGGACTGAGCGATATGGACGAGAGAAAATTCTGTATCGGTGATCGCGTAAGGCTTGAGTCTCCGTGGAATCCTGATGATCCCAATGAGGGCGTAGAGGGAATCGTTGTTGGGTATACAGAAGATACCGATTGTCCTCAAGTGCAGCTCTGCGATGAGTACCCATGGAGCAGGCCAGAAATTCGCCTGATCGAGCACCTGCATGATGATTGGTGGGCACCTGTAGAGTCAACCAGTGAATGCCGCTGCGAGTCTCTGCTTTGATTTTTTCGCCATCCAAACACACTTTACACTGTCAAATGAAAGGAGAAAACGGATGCATATCAAGTATGTGGACGGCCATTATGAAATCGTGTCGGCGGATAATGGCCAGTTTATTCAGTCGGCCGACACATGGGACGAGGCTCTTGACGATATGAAAGAGCTGCTAACAACAACGGTATAACGAGCAAACCGGCTCGTTTACATAACATTTTTTTATTATAAAGGAGATCAATATTATGAAGGCAACTGTTAAGTACAACAACGTTTTCGTCACTTCCGCTTACGACATCGAGACCCTGAAGAAGGTCAAGAAGTTCCGTCCCGAGGCTCTGGTTCTGTACAAGGGCGAGGGCAAGGAGAAGGAGCCCGTCTGTGCCATCGGTGTCAGCGGTTCTGCTTCTGCCAATGAGATGGGTGTGACCTTCGCAAAGAATTCCGTCACTACTCCCAAGGTCGCTACCATGAGCATCGAGCTGCCCAACGGCAAGACCACCGTCGAGGAGATCAACGAGTTCGTTCGTGAGAAGCTGGGTCTGGCCATCGTGAACTGCACCAAGATCGAGGAGCAGATCGCCGAGGCTATGGGCTCTATCGCTGCTGATGAGGCCGCTATGAACGCTGCTATCACCATCGAGAACGACGCTGAGCCCGAGGCCGCCGCTGAGTAAGAGCGCCGCCTGGTAAGAGCGCCACTGTGGTTCCACGCCGGATGTTCCAGCGCAATACGTCCGGCATTCGTTTTAGATGATTCGTCAATCCGACGTTTCAACAATAAATTTTTCAAATTAAAAAGGAGTACATATTATGCTGAAGATCACTGTGGGTACCAACACCAACCGTAAGACTGTCATGGTTACCGAGGACACTACCCTGCGTCAGTGCCTGGAGGAGAACGATATCAACTACGCTACTGGTCAGACTTCTCTTGATGGTTGTGTTCTGCAGCCTGGCGACATGGACAAGACCTTCGCCGCTATGCACGTTACCGAGAAGGCTTATCTGGTCTGTGTTCAGAAGATGGACAACGCCCGTTAAGGGATTAACGGAGCTTGATCCTGAATCTGTTCGAGCGAATCTCGAATAAAGTCCGAATATAAATCTGTTCTGGTTACAACAGATAAGTAGCATTGCAGCCGCTGGCAGGCCGGTTAAAGTCTGCCTTATATGTGTCCAGTATCTGGGCTTTTTAAATGCAAGATATGAATTTAAGGAGGAAGTAACTATGGCATTCACTGGTTTGCTGACGAAGCTCGGCTCGAACGAATGCAACGAATTTTTCTCTGACATCAAGAGCAGGAACAAATTCGAAACCGAAGATAACACCGTCCTGACCATTCTCCGGGCAGTGATGAACGAGGAGCGGCTGGCGACTTTTACCGCTGACCCCGAGAACAAGGGTATCATGCAGTCTCTGGTGGTCGAGAACGAGATCCGGCTCCCGGACGATGAGAAGCTGACAGCAGCCTATTACGCTGGTGAGCGTGGTCCGTTCACAAAGATCAAGCTCGGTCTGTATTTCCATTTCATCCCCAACAAGAAAGCAGCCGATTACATCAAGCAGGTGAAAACGTTCGACGAGGACTACAAGAAGGCGGGCTGGGTTCGTCTTGAGGATGTCTCTCTGTATGTCGATCGCAGCGGTGACGCTCTGGTCTATCAGAACGAAACCAAGCAGGCGACCATGGTGTTCGCTCCTTCGCCCAAGAGAATCCAGGTTATGCAGATGATGATGAGCTGTCTGCCCCGTCTGCTTCCGTGGGCATTCAAGGATCACCCGGCAACCAGGGATGAACTCGATCTGCTGAAGACGCTGGCCGAGCAGAAGTATGACAAGTTCAATGCAGCAATCGACAAGATCTATGCGACTTATGACTTCTACGGCAAGAAAGTCGAAGGCATGCTCAAGGGATTCTGCAGTCAGAACTTCACCCGCTCGATCCACGATCAGGAAGAACGTGTCCGCCGGGCAGAGAACAACGTCAATGATTACATGAGCAGCGCCCGCACTGCCATGAAGCAGGTGGACGAAGAGCAGATGAAGCTTCTGGTACTCCGGAATCGTGCCTGCAACTCTGGAGACGATGAGAAGGAGCTGGTCGATTTCTTCAAGGCGAACAAATCTCTTATCGCTCTGGATAAGTCCGGCAATCAGCTGTGGGTCGGCGTGAACTGCTATCTGAATGACTACAACGAAGATATCTTTAAGCAGTATGTCGAAAAGCAGGATAAAATGTCCAGCTACATCTACGAGGAGAGCCCGTATGATATGGATCTCACCAAGAAGCTGTTCCTGGCTATCTGGAAAGAGCACCGGTTCAATCTGCGTGTCTACTGCGAGTGGATCGTCTATGATGACTGCCGCGTCGAAGCTATCAGAAGCAGTAACATGAATCACCGGGAAGACCTGATGAAGGATCGTTTTCCTCAGCCGCATATCGACCGGTTTACCTGCTACGGCGGTTATCGCGGTATGCTTCAGGATCTGGCTCTTCGTCGTGATTACATCGGCATTCTGTCCACTCTGGTGACCTCTTCTTCTTATATCAACTGGACGGATTCTACGGTTGTCGAATGGATGATGGAAAAGCTGTTCGGTGATTATAGAAACAGGAAGTGTCTGGAAGATAAGGATGGCAATCTCTACACCGTCGGAGAGGTGATTGAGATTCTGGAAAACGAAAGCAATGAAACGGCATAAGGAGGTTTGAAGTATGCAGCCGGTTAAGATGAATGACGAACTGATCCAGGGAATTTTGCAGGAGTTCTATGCACAGGCTTCTGCGTTGGGTAACCTGCAGGCGGATAAGTTCTCCTTTAACAAGAATTTTTCCAAGCCTGCTAAGGACGCAGTCGAGGTGAATTTCACTCTGGAAGCTTATCACGAGATGTGTGCTCTGATCGATCACTTCAGTACCGAGGTCGCCTGGCACGGTCTGGTGAATCGCATTGATAAGACTCACTTCCAAATCACCAAGATCCTGGTCTATCCGCAGCAGGTCACGGGTGCAACAGTGAATACGGACCAGGAAAAGTATACGACCTGGCTGTATGAGCTGGACGATGAATCCTTTAATACGCTGCGGTTCCAGGGCCACAGTCATGTGAACATGGGCACTTCTCCCAGCGGCGTGGATATGCAGAATCAGTGGGATCTCATTGATACCCTGAGCTCTGAAGACTACTACATCTTTATGATCTGGAACAAGCGGCGGGAGTATAACGTCCGTGTTGTGGATATGGCGGACAATGCCATCTACAGCGGCGATGATGTCAAGGTGACGATTGGAGAGGCCGATACGAAAGGGTTTCTCGAACAGGCGGAAGCGCTCGTCCAAAAGCAGGGCACAACTACATACAGTGGCTACAACAGTGGCTACAGCGGCAACTACAATGGCGCAGCTTACTCCGGCAGCTACAGCACGGGCACAACAGCTTGTCGGGGAGGCGCGTTCGTTGGTAACGCAAGTACCGCAGCCGCGTCCACGAAAACAAAAGCAGAAACGAAACCGGCAGCCACGACGAACCCGGCGCTGAAAACTGTCACGGGTGGAGCCGCCCCTAAGATCGATCCAGCCAAGAGCAAGGGAAGCGAATCCAATCTGATGAAGTATTATCAGGAGAATCCGAACGACCTGATGAACAATTGGAATTCGAGCTGCTATCCATACGCTGACGCATTTCAGGACTAAGAAAGGAAACAACAATGGATCTGAGCAAAATCGAAATGGTGTTTGACCCTGCGTCTGTTAAGGGTCGCATTCATATCATCGGCTGTGGTTCGGTCGGCTCTACTGTGGCTGAACTGCTGGCACGATACGGTCTGACCAAGTTCACTCTGTGGGATATGGACTTTGTCGAACCCAAGAATATCGTCAACCAGATGTTCTTCCAGCAGGATATCGCCCATCCCAAGGTAGAAGCTGTGGGGAACATTCTGTGCAATGTGAATCCTGATATCAAAGAGGATCTGGTTCTGATGCCCAATGGCTGGCAGGGCGAAACCGTCAAGGGTTATGTGTTCCTGGCCGTGGATAGCATCGAGATCCGCAAGCAGTTCCTGGAGAAGAATAAGTACAATCCTGAGCTGCTCGGTGTGTTCGATATCCGCACTGGCCTGTATGATGCACAGTGCTGGTCGGCCGATTGGAAGGATCGCAAGCAGATCGACAATCTGAAGAACTCCATGAACTTCACTCACGAGGAAGCAAAGGTAAGTACGCCGGTGTCTGCATGTGGCATTGTTCAGGGTGTTGCACCGACCGTTCGTTTCATCTGCTGTCTGGCGGTTACGAACTTTATCAATTTCGTGGGAGGCAACCAGCTGAAAAAGCAGATCGTTGCAACCCCGTTCATTCTGGGTGAAGAGAGCGTCATGGCGTTCTGATAAAATCGTAAATAAATAATCGTGATGAATAGTTGTTTTCATAAACAGCGCACTTAGGCCAAGCCAAGTGTATCGCATTGTTAGGACGAGGATGGTCCTCCCTGAAGGCATCAACATTGCAAAACTAAACATTAACGCAGGCCGACGGTTCCACCACAGAGTTCGAAACTACATTTTTGGGCCGCCCGAAGACGGTTATATAGCCAATTTCAGCTTCCAATCATGATCGGGACCTCCCACTGCATGCATTTCAGCCTCAAGAAACCCATTTAGATCACGATGAAATCATAAAGGAGAAACAATGTACATTACATATCTGAATCCTCCTAAGACCCGGCAGATCACTTTTGATGAGATCCTCGCCGGTGTCCAGAATGTAGAAGCACTGCACTATGGCGGCAGCAACACATCTACAATGACCGTGTGCCGCAACGATTTAAACGCCAAACTTCGCGCTATCACCAATGTTCCTGAGATGATCGAGAAGCTGGCGGCCTACAATGTGAAGTATGCGGCGCTTGAATCCAGCGATATCCCGAGTCACTATTCTCACTTTGAGATTCCAAAGAAATCTGGCGGCTGGCGACCCATTGATGCGCCCGATAAAACTCTTTATGATGCACTGATTGAGCTGCGGGAACTACTGAAGAGCTTTATGATCGCAGATTATCACACAAATGCTTTCGCATATATTCCCAATCGCAGCTTTATCGATACGATCCGTAAGCATCAGGCAGGCCACAATAAAACTGTCGTTGATGAGGCGACCGGCATGAAAAAGGTCGTAAATTATCAGAATCATTGGGCGGTCAAGTTCGACTTCCATGGTTTCTTTCCCAGTACGACACCGGATTTTCTGCTCGGCATGATGAGTGTGATCTATCCATTTGCTCTGATCATGCGGGATGCACGCGGCCGAAATGAACTGGCAAAGGCGGTCAACTTGTGCTTCCTTCGCAACGGTCTGCCGCAGGGAGCTCCCATCAGTCCGTGGCTTACCAATGTGATGATGATTCCGTTTGACCACTGTATCACTCGCAAGCTGTGCTATGGCTACAAAGCAAAGGACGGCATCGATCGCGAGTTCACTTTCACACGATATGCAGATGATATCCTTATCAGCTGTTATCATCACTTTGACCCAATGGAAATTCAGCAGATCATCATTGATGCGTTGAACTTCTTCCATGCACCGTTTACTCTGAACGAAACGAAAACGCATTACGGCAACCGGCACTCCAGCAAGAACTGGTGCCTCGGCCTGATGTGGAACAAGGACAATCAGATCACGGTTGGCTGGCGCAATCTTAAGATGTTCCGTTCGGCTATGACGAATTATATCGATGCAAAGCAGCACGGCAGAACCTGGGAGCTGGAAGATCTGCAAAAGTTCAATGGCAAGCTCAACTATTATCATATGGTCGAGCCCGAGGTGATCGACGAACTGATCCGTCGTTACAATGCAAAGTTCGGCACCGATATTGTGGCGATGCTTAAAGAGGATCTTCGTCCCAAAGAGGGCGTTGTTGCATAAAAAATGGAGATACACACAAGGAGTGATGATCTATGATTGAAATTATGTGTCGGGATGGAAAGGTTCCGTCGAAAGAACTCGAAAAGGTCGCGGATATGATCTACTATTCCACGGGCATCGAAACAGAGGTGGTCTACGAAGAGGATCGGCGAGCCCTGGTGTTTTGGGGTCCTGAGGATGTCAAAGAGATCGTGGAAAGTTTGAATCTGAAATCGATCAACACAGACGATACCAATTTCTGCGATACCATTGTGGCCGCCGCAGAGCCGCGTATTCACCAGGCAATGTTGGAAGCCGGCAGAGATGTCCTGTTTGATGAAGTCTGTGAAACGGCGGCATCCATGGGCGAACAAATCGAATTCGATGAGCCCGATCAGTAATCAGTAAACAAAAAAGTCACTTTGTATATCGTTCCAAAAGAGCGAGCATCACGCCCAAGGCGGATGTTAAGAAGAATACACCAACAACCGGCCGCTGCACTCCGCCATGGGCCCTGATCGTGCAGCTGGCCTCAACCAATCCTTGTCAGGAAACACTCGTCCTTCGATCCGAGACGAGGTCACGCGCCAGGCCGCGTGACGAAGTCTCCGATCGTGCGTCCTCCCGTTTCCAGAGCATCGGATTTAGAAAGTGATTTTGATAAAAAAGAAAATGAGGTAGAAGTATGGAATTGATGTATAAGCCAGGCGATAAAGTAATGATTCGCCCGGATCTGAACTGCCGTGAAATTTATTGTATGAGGTCAGGCCGCCACAATGGGGACTATACCTACAATGTGGTTGATCAAATGGTAGATCAGGCTGGAAAGGTTTTTACGATTCATGGTCCTCGCCACGAAGGAGCTGGATACACTCTGGAAGAGTCTGATTATGGCTGGACCGACGAGATGTTTATTTCTATCAATGAGTGCTGTTGTGAATCTCTTCTGTGAGGTAAACAATGAAATACAGATACAATAAGGGCGACGCAGTGGTCGTAAAGAGAGATCTCAAAATGGGATGTAGCTACTTTATGGAGTCTGGCCCAAATACATACACATACAACAATATTGCTGACGGAATGAAGGAGTTCGAAGGTAAGACCGTTCATATCTCAGGACATCTTGATGGTCAATATTTCATTGAAGAAGACAATAAATCATATGCCTGGACGGATCAGATGTTCCAAGCACGGTACGAATACGATACCGCTTGTGTTTGCGAAAGTTTACTATGATTGGAATGATTTGAAAATGCAGAATCCCTGCCATTATTGTGTGGCTCCCAAGCGTTATCCCGGGTGTCACGATCATTGTCGGGAGCGCCAGCAGTACGTCGAAATCGAGCTGACACAGCAACACCAATACAAAGAAAAGTGCCGCATGATCAACGATTTCGATAACGAGCTATACACTCATAACCTGCGTTACAGAGAAAAATATCAACACAGATATTGATTTACATAGAAAGGATGAAGATCAATGGCAGAACCGGCACGTAAGCGTAAGGATCGTGTGGTTCAGTTTCCACAGCAGCCTGGTTCCGAAGCTCACATCACCATGAGCGAAGCCGAGCTAAAGGAAATGATTTGGGACATCGTGGCTGCCGCTCGCAAGAAAAAGCGCAAGACAAAGCCAACCAACAGCCTTTATACAAAGGATGGCCGCATCAAACCTTCGCCTGCTGATCCGATTCGTTCCAAAGAGGATTTCCAGAAACTGGCGAATTATCTCGCTTCCAACGGCGACCCTAAGTTCCGTCTGCGCAACAAGGCGATTTTCGTGTTCGGGTGCAGTCTGGGTATTCGTTGTGGCGATCTTCTCAGTCTGAAAACGGCCGATGTTTACGAACAGGATGGCAGTGTGAAAGAGCATGTCGAACTGATCGAAGAAAAGACCCGTAAGCGCAATGTGTGCAAGATCCCTAAGATGGCAGCCGACATTCTTGAGGATTATTTCGATGAACAGAATTTCGAGATCAGTCAATCTGATTATCTGTTTCGCAGTCGCAAGGGTGGCCCTCTGACAGTGCGCGGATTTTATCGGATCTTGAAAGAAGCAGGGAAAGCGTGTGAGCTGGATATCGATCTGTCCACTCATACCATGCGCAAAACTTATGCAATGGCTGCACTTCAGACAGCGAAAAAAGCTGGTACATCTGGGCAAACGATCGAGATGCTTCAAGAAAAGTTTAAGCATAGCAGTCAGCGTGTCACGATGCATTATGTCAAGGCCGACCAGGATAAGATGGACGAAATGTCTGATCGTGTGTCGGACTGGTTCGATGATGGAGGAACAAAATGATTGATTATATGTATCACCCGGGTGACAGAGTCCGCGTTCGGCTTGATCTCTCGGAAAATGAAGACTATAAAATGTTGTCTGGCAAAAATAAAGGTCAGTGCTGGCTGGCTCTTCCATGGATGAAAAAATACGCAGGACAAGAGATCGTCATTCAAGAGATCGCACAAGCTCGCGGTGTTTATAAAGCACAGGGAATCGATGGCTGCATCTGGACTGACGAGATGTTTGAGCCGCTTGTCGTGGACGAGTGCGTTTGTAATCCACTGCTGTAATGGAATGGAGGAAGTAGAGCGATGTCAAGATATTATCAGTACAAAAACGGGGAGGAAGTGTTTGTTCGGCCTGATTTGGAACGCGGTGTTCAGTATTATATGCGTTCCGGTTACCGAGCAAACGATGTCAGTGCCACCCTTACTTATTCTCAGGCGCAGCGGCTTGGCACTGTGGTTCATATTGCCGGCAAGCGCAATGGTCGCTATTACATCGACGAAGATTATGGGTGCGATCGGTGGACGGACGAGATGTTTGCAGCGCCCAACGAATGTATCTGCACGCCGCTGCTGTGAGGTGAATCATGGAAGGTGAATACCTGTATAAAATTGGCGACATCGTAAAAGTTCGCGACGATATTGATCGAAACATGTATTATTATATGCGTTCCGGCCCCAAAGCTGGATGCGAACCCGGGACTGTATATCATATCGGAAAATATAAGGGGTCAGTCCACAAAATCATTTCTTATGAGCTGGGTTATTACCAAATCGATAATGACCCTGATCATCTGTACTGGTCTGATGGAATGTTTGAGCCGATGTCGGTAAACGAATGCATTTGTGAATCTTTATTGTGAGGTGATTGAATGGATTTTAAATACAAGCCGGGCGATCAGGTTCAAGTACAAGCAAATGCTTTTTATAAGGACGACAGATATCATATGTTATCTGGTCCCCTTACAGATAGGCTGGCGGAAAACACTGTTACAATCAGCGAAAGAACGATTGATATAAGAAATAGTCTTTTGGGCAAAATCGTTACGATAGAAGGATATGCCCTTAGCAGATACGTCATCAAAGAATGTAGAGGTACCGTCCTGTGGACTGACGATATGTTTGTTGAAGAAGATAGTAGCGAATGCTGCTGCGAATCTTTATTGTGAGGTGAATGTGATGAAACCTTTATTGTACAAGCCGGGTGATCTGGTAACGATTCGTTCAGATTTGACCGCAGACCGCGATTACCCTGTCTGGTATGGGCCGTCAGCAGGCAAACGAGACCTTTTCTGTAACGACGATATGGTCAACTATAGCGGAAAGACCTATGAAGTCGAGGATTACGCCGATGATGATGATTTTTATAGACTACAGGGAATCCCTTATTGGTGGACTGAGTCTATGTTTGAAGACCAGACCGAATGTATTTGTGACAGTTTACTGTAATCAAAAAGGAGAATGAAAACAATGGCAAACTTCAAAGAATTCCGCGCTCTGATTCAGAAGCATTTCAATGAGATGGTGAAGGATGACGCACCTCTGTTTATTACCAATGCAGATGAGGATAAGCTATATGACCTCTATCTGGACAGCTTCCCGGCTGGCACGAATCCTATTTTTCGTAAGCGCCGTGAGTATGATTGCTCCTGCTGCCGTCGCTTCGTGAAGAACATCGGTAAGCTGGTTTCTTTCATGGATGGTCAGATGGTCACCGTCTGGGATTTCGACACCAAGTCTGACGTTTATCAGCCGGTTGTGGATGCGCTGGCTGCCTATGTGAAAACCTGCGCCGTCGTGAATCCGTATTACGTCAGCCGTAACATGATCTCTGATGGCAAGTTCGGCACAGAGATGAACTATGAGTATGATGCCGATCATAAGGCGGTTTATACCTGGGATCATTTCGCTGTCGAGATTCCTCAGCGGTTCATTGTGCGTCCCGATGACGTACCTACCAAGATGGCTCAGTGGCGTGATTCCGCAAATGTGTTCAAGCGTTCTCTGGAGGAGCTGACCATGGATGCCGTGGACACCGTGCTTGAGCTGATTGCTCAAAATAGTCTGTATCGCGGCAAGGAGTTTGAATCTCTGGTTCGTGGTTTCAAAATCGATAAGCGAGTGTATGATCGTCTGCCTGATGAAAAGAAGTCCGCTTATGTTTGGATGGCTCCCGGCGGTATGTCGATGAACCGGCTTCGTATCCGCAATACGGCAATCGGTACTCTGCTGGTGAACCTGAGCGAGGGTATGGATGTGGATGCTGCTGTGACTGCTTTTGAGAAGGTGGTTGCTCCTGCCAACTATAAGCGCCCCAAGGCGATTTTCACCAAGAAGATGCTGGAAGACGCACAGAAAACTGTCACTGAGCTGGGCTACATGAACAGCCTGGGTCGTCGGTTCGCCACTCTGGATGATGTTACTGCCAACAACATCATGTTCTGCAACCGTGATGCTGCCCCTCGTGTGATGGGCGCTGCGAATCCGTTCGAGGCAATGGTAAAGTCTCTGGGTACCGACCCTAAGAAGTTCAGCCGCGCGGAAGAAATCGGCATCGAAAAGTTCGTCAAAGAAGTTCTGCCTACTGCGGCAGGTCTGGAACTGTTCATGGAGAATCGCTTCTCGAAGAACATGGTATCTCTTATTGCGCCGCAGGATAAGAGCGCGCCAAGCATGTTCAAGTGGTCCAATGGTTTCAGCTGGGCGTATACCGGCAATATGGCAGACAGCGATATCCGCGAAAACGTTAAGGCTGCTGGCGGTAAGGTGGATGGCGTACTGCGTTTCTCAATTCAGTGGAACGATGTGCCGGGTGAATGGGATGAAAACGATGAGGATGCTCATTGCATTGAACCCAATAAGAATCACATCTATTTTGGCAACAAGTGGCACCCTCGTACTGATGGCCGCCTGGATGTGGATATCACCCATCCTTCGCGGGATAAGGCTGCTGTTGAGAACATTACCTGGCCTGACATTAAGAAGATGAAGGAAGGCGAGTACAGCTTCTATGTGAACTGCTTTGCTAGTCGTGGCGGTAAAACTGGTTTCCGTGCCGAGATCGAGTTCGATGGCAATATCTACTCGTTTAACTACGATAAGCCGCTGCATGGTGGTCAGAATGTCGCCGTGGCAAAAGTCACGCTGAAGGATGGCAAGTTCTCTATCAAAGAGCAGCTACCTAGTTCTACCAGCACCCGTGAGATCTGGGGTGTGAATTCCAATCAGTTTGTACCTGTGTCTGTGGCGATGTACTCTCCGAACTACTGGGACGAACAGACCGGCAATGGCAACCGTCACTACTTCTTCATGCTCAAAGACTGCGTCAATCCGGAAAAGCCCAATGGTTTCTACAATGAATTCCTGAAGGCGGACCTGCTGCAGCATAAGCGTGTGTTTGAGGCGCTGGGTTCTCAGATGGCAGTTCAGTCCGTGGATGACCAGCTGTCCGGTGTTGGCTTCTCTGAGACGCAGCATAACAGTTTCATCGTTAAGGTGCAGGGGGCAACCGAGCGAGTTCTGAAAGTGGTGATTTGATGGCAACTTATCCTACAGAATATAGGTATAAAATCGGCGACAAGGTTCTTGTAAAAAATGATCTGCACGAAGCTCTCACGTATAGTGATAGTTACAAGATGCGATCTGGACCGCGTGCTGGTGGCTGGGCCTCGTGCACCAAACGACACCTCTCTTTTGCAGGAGCTATTGTGACGATTAAATCGTATAAAAATGGTGGATATCATATCGCGGAAGCTCCTGATGGTGATTTCTGGACAGACGATATGTTCGTTGGTCTGGTAAACGAAAATGAATGTTACTGCGAATCTCTACTGTGAGGTGCTAAATGGAATATCGTTATAAGCCGGGTGATCGTGTCGTAGTGATCAATGAAATTCGAGAAAACGGAGATTACTACATGCGCTCTGGGAGTCAGCGCCCGCTTGCTAATGTGATCTGCGTGAGCGAAAGTACGATTCGCGCACGAAAAGCTTTGGAGGGAACGGTTGTCACGATTCTTGAGTATTGCCGCAATCGATATATCATCAAAGAAACGAATCAGAAAATCCTGTGGACAGATGATATGTTTGTTGGTCTGGCGAACGAAAATGAATGTTACTGTGAATCTCTGCTATGAGGTGTCAAATGGAGTATCGATATAAAATAGGCGATGCTGTTTTAGTTCGAGATGATCTTAAGTATGGTGCCTTTTACGATATGAGGTCTGGTCCCCATCCAAAAGACAACAATAACATTGTGACATTGGATATGTGGGAACTTCATGGGCAATTGGTCCATATTAAAGATTATTCTTCTCACGGGCACTATATCGTAGAAGAAACGCATGATTTTAGATGGACTGATGACATGTTTTCTGGTTTGACAGACAATGAGTGCTGCTGCGAATCTCTGTTATAAGGAGGCACAAGTTGCAAGATACAAAATATCATGTAGGCGATGTTGTTATTGTCCGCCAGGATTTGGATATCAATACGGTCTATCAAACATTTGGAGGTAAGAATGCCGGTTATCGTGCAACTCCAACGTTAAATATGGTTCGCCTTGCTGGGTCGGAATTTGAGATTAAAGAATACTCTAGGTCTCAAAAAACTGTAAAACTAAAGTGCTGTGGTTCTTATTGGACAGAACAAATGCTGATTCCCAAAAGTTTTGTAGAACAGGAATGCGTTTGTGAATCACTTCTGTAAATCTGAAAGGAGAAATTATCATGGAAAAGAATCTGTTTGAAATCGCAACCCGTAATCGCTATCGCTTTAACTACAAGGGCGTTATGACCGTAGAGGATCTGTGGAGTCTGCGGGTCGAGGACCTGGATGCCATCTTCAAGATGCTGAACCGTCAGAAGAAAACCGCCGACGAGGATTCTCTGTTGGCCACTAAGAGCGCCGAGGATCAGGATCTGGCCAATAAGATCGATATCGTTAGGTATATCGTGTCTGTCAAGTTGGCTGAGGCAGCAGAGCGTGTGTCTGCCGCCGAGAAGAAGGCACAGCGCGATAAGATCATGGAGATTGTGGCAAAGAAAAAGGATAAGGCGCTGGAAGACATGGGCATCGAGGACCTGATGAAGAAGCTGGAAGAACTGAACTGAGAAGGGAAGTATCAAACATGAAAGTTGTTGAAAGCGCAAGCAATCTGTTCCTGTATGGCGACGATATGAAGGCGTATGACAAGATCCCGGCGGGTACCTATGATATCCACTGTTCTGAGATGACCGGTTTCTATCTGTCACGCCGCCCCGATATGGTCATCAACGAAAAGGTGTATGGTGTCCAGAGCAGCAAGGTTGCCAAAGTGCTGAATTCGTTCAAAGTGTTCAACCGCAATCTGGGTGTCATCCTCAGCGGCAACAAAGGCATCGGCAAATCTCTGACCGCTAAGATGATTGCAATCGAGGCCGTCAAGCAGGGCTATCCTGTCATTCTGGCTAACCGCTATATCGGCGGTATCGCCAATTTCATCGAATCCATCGATCAGGAAGTTATGATCCTGTTTGACGAGTTTGATAAGACATTCAAGGCCAGGGACAATGAAAGTCCGCAGGATACGATGCTGAGTCTGTTCGATGGCACCAGCGCGGGCAAAAAGCTGTTCGTTGTCACCTGTAACCAGCTCAATGGCCTGAACGATTATCTGGTCAACCGTCCCGGCCGCTTCCACTATCACTTCCGCTTCGATTACCCGGGCGCTGACGAGGTCGAAACCTATCTCAAGGATAAGCTCGAAGAGAAGTATTACGATCAGATCCCCGCCGTGGTCGATTTTTCTGGCAAGATCGATCTGAACTACGACTGCCTGCGGTCTATCGCCTTTGAACTGAATCTGGGCACTCCATTCGCAGAGGCCATCAAAGATCTGAATATCATCAATATGAACGAGACCAGCTACAAGCTCACTGTTATCTTCAAAGATGGTTACCGTGCGTCCTGCACTAAGCGTTTTGATATGTTCAATGGCGCACAGCGTATCTGTTTTGATGTTAAGCTGAAGGATGGCTACTGGCCTGATTGCTACATCAACACCGAGGATATCCAGTATAACCCCGCCAACGGTGAGCAATTCATTGATGGCAAGAAGGTTGATGTGATCAATCCGTATTCCAAGAGCGATGACGATGAAAAGGATCGTTATGAAGCTTTTGAAAAGGACAATGGCGTGGTCAAAGTCATCATCTCTCGTGCTCGTGAAAGAGACATTCACTACATGGTTTAAGGAGGCTTATTTGATGCGCACCTATGAAAAGATTGAGACGGTTTTCAATCGAGACACTGTTGGCACAAAGAAACTGATTCTTGGAGATTTTCGCAATGAGACCATCGAGTTCCTACAAAATAACGAGTGGGAGTTCACTGAGAAAGTGGATGGAACGAACGTGCGTGTTTGCTGGGACGGTCATAGGGTAAGTTTTGCAGGACGAACTGAACGCGCCGAACTTCCTAAGAATCTGACAGCCGCACTGAATGAAATCTTTGGTACCCCTGAAGCAGAAGAGTTATTTGAACAAACTTACGGTGACAAAGAAGTAGTCCTCTTTGGCGAGGGTTACGGTGGCAAGATTCAGGGATGCGGTCATGGATACCGGCCTGACGAGTGGTTTATCTTATTCGATGTCCTGATCGGTGATAACTACCAGAGTAGGGAATGGGTTGAGAAGACTGCTCAGATGTTTGACATCCAAGCGGTTCCTGTTTTATTCACGGGAACGATTCGAGACGGTATTAAGTTTGTATGTCAGCATCCGAAGTCTACAATTTCGATTGATAGCATTTATATGGAAGGTCTGGTTGGTCGTCCAAAAGTTGAACTAAAAGATCGACGTGGCAATCGGGTAATCGTTAAAATCAAGTGGAACGATTTTAAGGACTTCGCAAAGGAGAAATAATATGATCAAAGCAAATCATTATAAGATCGATTCTTTCCCTGACGGCACTCCGCTGATCAAGAAGGATCTGGACATCAATTATCTCAATGTAATCAGCATCATCTGGACGTTTGAATCCATGGCCGAGCTTCCCACGGTCATTATGATCGCAAAGGACGCAAAGGATAACGGGGCAGAAGTCGAGCTGTTTATGCCGTATATCCCGAATGCCCGCATGGATCGCGCCTATTACGACGAGGACGTATTCACCCTCAAGTGGTTCGCTGACGAGATCAATCGGTGCGGATTCAGTAGCGTCAGCGTGTTTGACCCTCACAGTGATGTGGCTCCGGCGCTGATCAATCGGTGCGAAGTACATACTCCGATTCGTGAAATCTGTCAGGCAATTGAGGAGAGCAAGCCGGATGTGATCTATTTCCCGGATGCCGGCGCGATGAAGCGTTATGAGGAAACCGTTCACTGGGCACTGGATCGAACAAAGTGCAGTGCCTACATCATCCATGGCGATAAAAAGCGGGACTGGGCAACGGGCAAAATTCTCGGTCTGGATGTTGTTGGTGAAGTGAAGCCTGGTGAAAAGGTTCTGATGATCGATGATATCTGTTCTTACGGCGGCACCATGTTCTACTCGGCCAAGAAACTGAAGGAACTGGGTGCTGGTGATATCGATATGTATGTCAGCCACTGCGAGAACAGTATCCTGGATAAGGAACGCGGTCATCTGTTTGACGATCCGGAACTGATTCACAAGGTGTATACGACCGATAGTATTTTTACTGGTAAGCACGATAAAATCACGGTATTGAGACATCGTTGGGACGAGGACTGATATGGAAGTTTGGGCATTAGATATTCATTTTAATACGGATGGAGATTTTGGTTGGCGGCTTGCTCCGGTTGCAATGACATATAATGCCAACGATCAATTTTACAGGTTGAACGTAGTTCGAGAAGTTAAAAGCGATGTCGAAAAACGTCAAGTGATTGCCGAATTTAATTGGATTTTGGAACAGCTGATTGCAAATCTTCATACCGACAAAAATTATGTTTTTGATTGCGTTGATGAAATGCTAAATGACTCTCTTGATGAAAAGTGGAAAGAAGATTTTTGTCATGAACTGTCTGGTAACTATGATGGTTCCTATGTTCAATTCCGAATTCATACGTCAAAAGATAAAATGTCTTTCAAGGTTAACTGCACAAGAGAAGAGTACGAAAAAATTCAAGAAAAATACGGTGATTTCTTTAGCATTACTTCAAATAAAATCGTGGAAAAACTTCTGGAGGAGAATTTGAAATGATCAACATTAACCCGATGCTGCTGTGCGATTTCTACAAGACGACTCACAGTAAGCAGTTTCCTGCCGGCACTACCAAGCTGGTCAGTTATTTTACTCCACGCATGAGCCGACTGGATGGCGTAGATGAAGTCGTCGTGTTCGGCATTCAGGCATTCTGCAAGGATTATCTGGTACGATATTTTAAGGAGCAGTTCTTCAATAAACCCAAGGATGAAGTCGTTCCCGAGTACAAGCGTATCCTGGATGCGACCATTGGTAAAGATGCTTACGATCTGAGCAAGATTGCAGCTCTGCATGATCTGGGTTATCTGCCTGTCGAGATCAAGGCGCTGCCAGAAGGTACTCGTTGCCCCATCCATGTACCGTTCCTTGAGATGAGCAATACGCATCCTGATTTCGCATGGGTTCCGCAGTTTCTGGAGTCCTTTATGAGTTCCGAACTCTGGCATCCGATGGTTTCTGCAACAGTCGGAACTCTGTATCGCGATATCGTGAACAAGTATTACGATGAAACCGTCGAAGATGGAGTGCCTCATGCTCGTGCTTTGGGTGATTTCAGTTTCCGTGGGCAGGAGTGTATGCAGTCGGCAGTTAAGTCAAGCGCCGGTTGGTGTCTGAGTTTTCTGAATACGGCTACTGTCCCTGCGATTCCGTATCTGGAGGAAATGTATCGCTGCAATTGTGAAGAAGAGTCCGTTGCGTTTGGCGCTGTTAGTACCGAGCATAGTGTCATGTGTTCCAACTTCGCTGTCGATGGCGATGAGATCACTTTCATCCGCCGGGCGCTGACCGAGCTGTATCCAAATATGAGTTTCAGCATGGTGTCTGATTCCTACGACTACTGGAATCTGGTCGATAATATCCTGCCGCAGCTCAAGGATGAAATCATGGCTCATAATGGTACGCTGCTGATCCGTGGCGACTCTGGCGACCCGGTCGAAATCGTCACGCAGACGGTCTATCATCTGTGGGATATCTTCGGCGGCACAGTCAACAGTAAGGGTTACAAGGTGCTGAATCCTCATGTCAAGGCTCTGTACGGCGATTCCATTACGGTGCAGCGGTGCGAAAAGATCTACGCAGAACTCAAGGCGCACGGTTTCGCTTGTAATAATGTCAGCCTGGGCGTTGGTTCTTTCTCTATGCAGTGCATCGAGCAGAATGGTCAGCTGAAGCCGTTCACCCGCGATACGTTTGGCATGGCTGTGAAGGCAACTTATGGCGTTGTCAATGGCAAAGAGATTCAGATCTTCAAGGACCCCAAGACCGACACTGATCACTTTAAGAAAAGTCTGAAGGGTATGTGCTATGTCACTAAGGATGATTCTGGAAAGTTGGTTTGCACAGATGGACTGATGGATCACGCAGCTCATTCGGATGGTAACATGTTACGAACCGTATTCCGTAATGGCGCTATGGTCAAGGAATACAGTTTGAAGGAAGTTCGCGACCGACTGTGGGAAGGGAAGTTCTAATGGGAGAGATCAAAGAGATAAACCACCAAGAAGCGGATGCAATTATTTGTAACCCGTTAAAAGCTGATCCGGGGTTGTTCCTTCACAAAGATGGGAATTTCTATGTTGGAATTGATAATACGACCCATGATGCTTGGGTTGAAGACTTTGCAACTCGAAAAGAATGTGAGGATTGGTTGGTTGGAAAAAAACTTTGATGAATGATGTGGAGGCGATGATATGGCTGTTGTAGTAAAAGAAGGCAATGTGTTTGATTCTGATGCAGACATTATCTGTCATCAAGTGAATTGTCAGGGCGTAATGGGATCAGGCGTTGCCAAGGAAGTCCGTGAGAGATTCCCAAATGTGTATGAGCAATATCACGAATTATGCGAGCTTCATAAAAACTACAGTGCCGGGTTGCTTGGCACGGCTCAGATCGTCCCTGTATATGGTGGCCGCAACGAGTTTTGTATCGCTAATTGCTTTGGCCAAGATAAATACGGTTACAACGGGGCACAGTACACTTCAGTTGGCGCTCTGATGGAAGCTCTAATTTATGTTGCAGAGCAGGCAAGACAGTTTAGTTGGAAGGTCGCAATGCCGTATAAAATCGGATGCGTCCGTGGTGGCGCTGATTGGGAGACCGTCAAAAAGATCATTGACGTTACATTTCAAGGCGTCGATGTTGAACTATGGAGATTGGAGGAAAAGTAACATGCTCAAGTACGAATTTGATGCAGCAAAGACAAAGGATGAAATCGTTGAGTGGATTCGGAACTATTTCCGCAAGAATGGTCCTGATTGCAACGCGGTGATCGGTATCTCTGGTGGTAAGGACTCCAGTATCGTGGCTGCTCTGTGCTGTGAAGCGCTGGGCAATGGCCGTGTGATCGGTGTTTTGATGCCCCAGGGTGCTCAGAGCGATATCGATGTGGCGCGGGAACTGGTCGCTTATCTGGGGATCAAGTCCTTCGAGATCAATATCGCAGAGACTGTGAATGCGCTGCTGGCCAATGGACGGGCAGCTGGTCTGTGTGATTCCAAGCAGGCTCGTGTAAATCTGCCGGCACGAATCCGTATGGCGACCCTGTTCATGGTGTCTCAGAGTATGAATGGGCGAGTGGCTAACACGTGTAACTATTCAGAGGACTATGTTGGCTGGGCTACGCTATTTGGTGATGGCGCGGGTCAGTTCAGTCCTCTCGGTAAGCTGACCGTCACCGAAGTTAAGGCGATCGGTCGTGAACTGGGTCTTCCTGAAAAGTTCATCGAGAAAGCACCTGCTGATGGACTGACTGGCAAAACCGACGAGGATAATTTCGGCTTTACTTACGACTTCCTCGACAAGTACATTCGCACTGGTGATTTCGGCGGTGACACTGCAACTGCAGCCAAGATCGATCGAATGCACGATGCGAACGCATTTAAACTGTTGCCGATGCCTGTGTATAAATCTAATTTTTACGAGGTTGAGTGGTAAGGGAGAGTTTTTATGGGAAAAGAAAAAGTTGATGTTCTGATCGTTGTCGATATGCAGAACGATTTTGTCACCGGTCCGCTGGGCACTCCTGAAGCACAGGCCATTGTGCCGAAGGTCGTTGAGAAGATCAAGAACTGGAAAGGTCCGGTATTCTACACAATGGACACTCATAATGAAGATTATCTTAATACTCAGGAGGGCAAGCATCTCCCTATTGTTCATTGCGTTGAAGGAACAGACGGATGGAAGTTGATAAACGAAATCGGAAATAATTTTGTCACAGACTACGATCAAATCTATCATAAGAAAACGTTTGGTAGTTATGAGTTGTTCATTGATGCAACGTTAGACGATAATCAAAGAATCTATCAAACGCTGTTCCCTGTGAATGTTGGTTCCATCACTTTGATTGGGCTTTGCACAGATATCTGTGTGATTACAAATGCGCTGCTTTTAAAGACGGCAAAGCCTGAAGTCCCTATCATTGTGGATGCAAGCTGCTGTGCCGGTGTCACTCCTGAGTCTCATAAGAATGCGCTGGCAGCTATGAAGATGTGCCAAATCGAGATCGTGAACGAGGAATAAAATGCACTACGTTAATGAAGATATTATTTTGAGTGCTGATGGAGCAAAACGACTCCAGTATCTTCTAAGCCATCCGGATGTAGAGAACACGCAAAAGAGGTTAAAGGAGTGTATGGACTTTCTCGCTAAAATGAACTACCAGGAGAATGAAGACGGAACTTCTTCTTTTGATATTGATATCGAGGTGTAATCAATGGAAGAGATTATTATTTTCGGTTAACGTCCGAATGCTAGGTGATTGGCGGTACTAGGGTAGACATAACCGCTACCAGAATAATTTGTAAAGGAGAATAGATATGAACGAAGAAGTTAAAAAGAAGCAGGATGAACTCAAAGGCGAGATTTATGAAGACTTGAAAAAATATCTGACGTGGGATGATTATATCAAACTCACCAAATGGCTGAACGAACATGAGTTTTGGTTGGCTCCTGCGTCTACAAAATATCATGGCGCGCATCCTTGTGGTCTTGCCGAACATAGTATCGCCGTTACCAAAAATCTGGTCTCTTTAACAGAAAAGCTCGGTCTAAAATGGGCCAATCCACGCTCTCCATTTATCATTGGGCTGCTTCACGATTTATGTAAGACAGATCAGTACAAGCTTGATAACACTTATATGATTGATCTTGTGACGACAGGGTATCATTATAGCTATCGAACCGATTCCATATTCAGTCATCACGGTGAGAAGTCGATCTGTATGCTGGCAAGTATCATCACTCTGACTGAGGAAGAAGTCGCGTGTATCCGCTGGCACATGGGTGCATATGAAACCGACACCAATGAGTGGAAATATTATGGTAATGCCATTGCAAAATATCCTAATGTGCTATGGACTCATACCGCTGATATGATGGCCAGCCATATTGATGGTGTATAAGGAGGAATTACAATGTCGCCCTGTTTGATGTGCGCCGAAAAGAACTGTCATAACTGTCCATGTGCGATCTGTGAGATTGTCAATGGCAAGCTGCAGGATAATTCTGTAATGCAGACAGCAATGAAGAATAAAGCGGACTGCAAGAAATTCATGATGCGTCTTTCAGTAGAGCTTCAGCAAATCGGCCAAATGAAATCCAGGAGCTGGACGGATAAAAACAACTGGCGCGGGTTCCCGGCGGGCTGGTTCAAGCATGACGATCTGGTTTCGTGGTTGCTCTGCCATTGTTAAAAGGAGATGGCAAGATGGGATACACAGTATATATTACAGCAAATCGCTATTACGAAGTACATATCAAGGATGCAAAAGATACAGACGATGCAATGCAGCAGGCTCTGGCAAAGTATGATAACGGAGAGATCGAAAGCTATGAGGATGAGTTTGAATCAGCGTTCGCGGAATCGGAGGATGATTGATTGGCGAGCAAGTGGCAAACCTGTCGGCTATCAGAAACTCAGGATCGTCGGGTGAAGTTGACAAAGGCTAAAAAGGAAGAAATCGCCCGTAAGTTTGAAACCGGCGAATACTCACTCCGAGGTCTGGCGCGGGAGTACAATGTCTCGCACAAAACGATTTCGCTCATTGTTGATCAGCGGGCAAAACGAAAGAACGATGAATACAACAGAACGCACTGGATGTATTATCGCCCGGATGCAGAAACAATGCGGGAAGCGCACCGAAAATCAAAAGAATATAAAAAGCGACTATATGAAAAAGGAGAGTTGAAATAATGGGACAGCGGTTGGTTATTACGGTTCATGCGTTTGACGAGGATATCGCCACGATCTATTATCACTGGTCTGCATATACAACCAGCGCACTGGACGAAGCTCAGAAGATCCTTAAAAACGTCAAATGGGAAGATACCACGTCAAAGGACGAATTGATCCTGCGCATCGTTCGCTTCATGGAGTCCAATGGAGGCTGCATCGATTTTGAGGATAAGCCGGAGTTCGATAAGCGCTTCCCGAATGTTAAGTTTAAGGACGATGGCTCCCGCAACGATGGCCTTGTCGCAATCTCTGAGCAGGTAATGGATAAGCAAAAATACTGGTCTGAGGGCGATCTGATTATTGACTTTGATAACGAAATGATTTGCAACTCGGTTTTCTGGTGGTATGATTCGGACGAATCTCTGCGGGATGAACTGGGAGAGGATTATGATATTGATTTTGACACTATTCCAGAGCTCGAGATCGATCCTGGCGAATTCTCGTTCGATGATCTTACATATATGATCAAGACGTTTACAGATGGCTATAGTTATCATCGCTATCATGGGGAAATCTGGGAAAGTATTGATGGTTGAGAGGAGCGAGATTATGACACACGAATGGGTTGAACAAGAAAAGAAACGGCTGGCTGAGAAGTTTGAAAATTATCCACAGCGGCTTCTTGATGAATGGTATGCAATCCCTGAAGAGTATCGGGATGTTCGCTTGAAGAAATATAATCTCTGGCCGGAAATCGCTGACATTGAAGCAGCTATCAGAGAGGGAAGTCCTGTAAAACCAGTTGTTATCCACATGCTTTTCATATATACAGATGAAGATTTCCTTGATTTTTATTTCAAAGATAGAGAGACGTTTATTCCTGCTGCGGCAAAGTATTACGCTCATTTTCATAAAAATCTAGGGCAATATTATGAGTATCTGGAGTATGGCACAGTGTCGGTTGAAGAGGCCGAAGACAAGGTTATGGATTTCAACGGCGATATTGTCATTACAGATCCGTGTTATCTGTCTGTAAATATGACGAACGAAGAGCGCCGCAGTTTTGATTGTACCTGTATGATCAATTATGGAATTATCGGTATTGAATCTGATACCTATTATGGCGATTGGAGCTGTACGACTTACGACCGGCTTACTTGGGATGAAGACGGGCACTCGAAGCCAATCGGCAACTTTTGCGCAGATAGTGGCATGGTCTGTGTAGCGGATTTGCGGTCGGTCTTAAGGTTTAATCCGAAGTATGATTATCACATCAAGAATGATTGGACTACTACATTGATCAAAGATTTCAAAGGCACGGTTCGTATTAAAATCGATCTGGTCGATGAAGGCAATGAAATTTATCCAGCTTATAGCGCAAGCGTAATTGGCCATGGTGTCAATATTAAAACTGGTGAACCAATCGAATTTTATACGAGACAAACGGAACTGTGATGAACTATATTTTAAAATTATTATCTCGATTTATTGATTTCTGCCTTAGGTGGGCATGGTTAATTGTTCCTTTATGGGCATTTTATTTTATTGCAATGATATTGATAATCTCTAGCGTAAAGAGGTGGTAAAAATGACACGAGAAGAATTACAATCAATCATTTCAAGCGAGCCGTATGATTTTCTGCGCACCAATCCGCATCTTGGTAAACATATGATGTTTTTGACCATTGGCGGTAGCCACGCTTATGGGACGAACGTAGAAGGATCTGATGTGGATATTCGCGGTGTTGCATTTAACACAGAACATGAGCTGCTTGGCATGGACATGTTCGATCACTGGGTCGATGAAACCACTGATACAACGGTATTTAGCTTCAACAAAGCAGTTAAGCTCATGTGTAGCGGTAATCCGAACATGCTGGAGCAGCTTGGGAATGCTGACGATCTTGTCATCAGCTATCATCCGGCCACAAAGCTTTTGATGGATAATAAGAAGTTGTTCTTGTCCAGACAGGTCGTGTATTCGTTTGGTGGCTTTGCAGATAAATTGTTCAAGAAAGCAGTCACTTTGGGCGAATGGTGTAATCAACACCCAGAAGATCAGATCACAAAGAAGCGGATGAACAAAACCATTATGAATATGATCCGGCTCTACATTATGGTCTTTGATATTCTGGAAAAGGGTGAGATTATTACGAATCGGGCGGAAAACCACGACCTGTTGATGATGGCTCGAAACGGCGAATTCCAAGCTGCAAACGGTTATATCAAGCACGATGTAAAAGATTTCCACAAAGAATATGAAAAGCGCCTGCAGTATGATAAGGCGAATACTGCTTTGCCGGACACCATCGATAGAAACCGTGTCAACGAGTTAGTCGTGACTATCAATCGAATGGCGCTAACGGTGGTGTGAAATGAAAATCGAAGACTATACACCGGATGAATTGGCTGAAATTTTCAAGGAAGAACTAGATCGTCTTGGCATCCCATATCATTACGATCTGGACGTGGAAGTGAGATTCGATCCTTTGATGCCTGATGAACCGGTTTTAGATATCTAAATTATTGGACTAATACAGTGCTATTATAATAAGGAAGGAGTGCGGCTTCGGAGAGAGGCCGTGAAGAATTGAATATGTTAAAGCTGTCAGTGTCGAACGCAAACAGCAAGATGGGGAGTATCAAGTCGATCTCGATGCCCCGTATCAAAACCTGTGCTCCAGGCGTTCCGTGCGCAAAGACGTGCTATGTCAGTCACTTCGACTGGCGAACTACAGTGCGAAACGCCTATGACAACAACTTGAATCTGTGGTTAACAGACCCTGACGGCTTTGAAGTCCAAGCGACTGCAGCTGCTTATGGGTCTTTTTATTTTCGGTGGCATGTCAGTGGCGACATCGTGGATGAGCAGTATTTTGATATGATGTGCCGCATTGCCAATAAGCTGCCTCGCACACAGTTTCTCGCATTCACCAAGAAATACGACCTTGTTAATGCATTTCTGGATAAAGACGGTATGATTCCCTGCAATTTACATATTCTGTTTTCTTCCTGGCCAAGTTATACTATGAATAACCCCCACAATCTTCCAGTTGCTTATGTTTCTTTCAAGGATGGCACTTGCGATGCTCCAGCTACCGCCTGCGAGTGTTCTGGTCATTGTGAGGATTGTGCCTATGCCGGCAAGAACTGTTGGGTCATGGGTCGCGGCCAGTCCGTTGTTTTAAAAGAGCATTAAAGGGTTTTACAGACCCCTATTATAATAATGTAGGAAGGGGTGATATGAATGGCGTATGTTCTTACCAACGGACACACCTATATCACAAAAAAGCCGAATGGCAAATTCACAACAACATACGATTCAAGTCTGGCTTCGCAGTATGATGCAGAAAGCAAAGCTTGGAACGTATTGAATTGTCTGCCGCGTACATATAAGGAAGACGGGTATCTCCCAAAGAAAATCGAAGTCAAGGAAGCATCGGCACAGTTAAAAGAGATGGTCGCTCCCACGCAGACAGAACGAAAGCGGTTCGATCCTGTATCTTATCCCATCGAAGATTCAGAGTGGATGACTGATTTTAAAAAGAATCTCAAAATTGTCGATAAAACTCTCAGTAGCTTAAAGCCGATGTATGCAAACCTCTATTCTGATCTGACTCGGGCAACAGATGAGATTGATGATCTGGAGCACGCCATTGAGCTTGTCAAGGCAAATGCAGTCCAGCGCTGCTTTCTGGAGAACGAACTAAAGAAGGCGCGTAAGATCCGCCGCGAGTGCAAGGATGCGATGAGTCTGATCGAAATGGTGCTGAAGTTCAATCTGGATGACTGGGGAACCGGCAGGATACAGTCTGAAATCGTTCGTCTGGAAACTCGGTGTTATACGCCGAAGGTCCGTGATGATATTTTTGTTTAAGGAGTGATTTATTATGAGTGGAGCAGTATCGTTTGTTTTGGGGTTATTGGGACTGGGAGCTTCTGGCGCGGTCAGTGCTAGGCAGAATATGAGCCGAAAGAAAGCTGACTATGAATTTGGTGAAGCACATGGTTATCATGGAACACCAGATGTCCTTCAGATGCGAGATCGTGTCCGCAAAGAGTGGTGGAGTATGTGTGGTGACGTATATAATGCATGCGGTAAGCCTGCGAGTGAGTACGGAAATCCATACAAAACCCCATATTGTTATTGTAAGAAGCGCTGGTTTATTGCCCATTTGAACGAAAAAGGCATTCCGTATGATGATGTTGTCGTGAACGATGTGACAGGAGTCACATTTTATGAGCGGCAGAATCAGCGGTCGAGGGAGTGGATGAGAAAGCTATGAAAGTTTATGACGCTTTGAAGTCAGTTTTAGCAGCTGTAGAAAAAAATCATTCAAAATTAAGAGCAGAGCCTGATTCCGACGGTGTATCCCATGACAAATGGGAAGAAGAGGAGGAGGCATTAAATGACTTAGAGGAAAGTTTGGAAGAAGCAATTGAACAATATGAAAGTGCGATGGAAGTGAGAAGAAGTTTGCGCACGATGGTTCTAAACAATTAAAAGTTGTCACTTTGGGTTGAAATGCGCTATATTTTGTGGTAAAATAACAACCGAACTGAATTTGGTTAGAAAAATAGGACATCTTTTAGTTGTTTGGAGGGCAAAATGCGGATCACATATACTGCCCAGGAAATGCACGAACATATCCGGTCATATGACATCATCGAGTTCTGGGGTAGCCGGAACGAAGAAAATGTCTGCATGATCAAAGCCAAGTCATCTTGCGTTGCATTGAGAAAAGGCAGGCGATACAGCTACATCAGTATCGAATGCCAGTTTGACCCAAGGTCAGACATCCTTTGTTGCTGCTGCAACATTACAGGTAACGTGTTCTCTTGTGAAGTTGAGAGGGGGAAAAAGTCGGAGCGCCTTATTATTTCATCCGATTATGCAGAGGAGCCAATCACACTTTTTTTAAAAAATCTTTGAATTGGTATTGTAAAGTGTGAATGAATATGGTATAATAAGGACACAAAGTAAAACAGATGGTCAGCAAGGAGGTCATAATATGTTTAAGGCTGGCTCAAGTGTCCCCAAAATCGGTGAGATTCGTCTCGGTTATGTTGCCGATATCAAGCAGGAAGGAAAAACTGTCCATAAATATTATGGCGTTCATCCTTATCTGATCGTCAGCAACAACATCTACAACAAAAACTCTGGCCAGTGTGAGGTGATTCCCTTCACCACAAAACGCTGGAACAGCCGCAATCCGGTCCATGTTGATTTTGGTGTAGGTGAGGTCGACGGCTTACCGCATGAATCCACTCTTGTGATCGAAGGCCGCGATACGCTGTTAAACTCTCAACTGAGCGAACCAATCGGAACGTTCTCTGATAAGAACTGGCAGCGCGCAGCGAACGCCATGGTGATCCAGTGTCCGATGCTTGCGGCGGCATTCAGTACAAATCTGGTCTCTGCATCATAAAATCTACGATTCTGTTTGCAAAATCTTCTTACATAGTGTACAATGAATCTAATAGTTCATATACCGACCCACTGTGTAAGGAGATAGCAAGCGATGAAACAGAGTGCGGAATATTACAATGAAGAGCTCAAGACCAGATTTATTCTGGATAAAATGTGCGAAAAAGATTCAAACGGAGATCCAGCCAAGGATTCCGCTGGAGAATATATCATTCTTGCTAAGAGCAAGAACAGGTATAACAAGGTTCGCAGCATTTTTCATAAGCTTGCCGCGTTCGAACAGAAGTATGAGAAAGACTTTTATGAGATCGAGTCTGACAAAGACGAAGAATTTATAAATGATCTGTTCTCAAGGTGGATCTCAGAACTGAATGAAAATTACAGCATCTTTGTGTTGTCTATTTTCAAGCAATATATTATGTGGTGCAGAGATGAGGGTTTGCTCTCAACTCAGCGGTACTATCAACATCCGTTCTTTGACATGGAAATGTCCGGATGGAAAAAGAAAGACACCAGTTCCACCTTCCGCTCTGAGCGTGTAAAGAACCAGCTGGAAGCCATTGCAAACAAGAGTACCGATGAATTGGCTGAAAACTATGTATTTCCATCAGAAGATGATTTCTTTACCTACGTCGTTTCTGTGTTCTCGGAAGAAGGGGCGATTATGACAGGTGCAATTATGTGCCTGCTGTATTACGGATTCCCGTCTGAAGAGATCCGTCTTGTCAAAAGAAAAGACGTTGATGTAGATACCAGAACTGTATGCGGGGAATATATCGATCACGATATTGCATGGTCGATCATCTGTAAGGCCAAAAATACAACCACATATTTCAAAAACCACGCAAGGGGGCAACTTGGGAAGTTAGAAATGAATCTTGGCGATGGTCCTTATCTTATTCGTACAAGCAGGGACAGTTCCAATGATAGTCCTGTGCCAATTGGATACTTTAAGGATCTGTATCGAAGAGAAAAGAAGATCGTCGAGGGGCTTCCGCCAACATCTAACTATAAAAACATCCTTGTTAAAACAAGCACCATCAAAAACCTGCGCAAATTCTATGAGATCATGTCGGAAGAGTATGAGTATGGTATCGAATATGTCGCTGAAAAATTCAGACAGAACCAATATGATACACCGCTCACATTCCGAAAGTATCAAATAATGCGCGAGAAAGCAAGAAAATTATAAAAAATGAAGGGGCCTGACCAGCCCCTGAATTTTTCCTTTACCATTCACACTTTACACTATCATTATGTTGAATAGGAGGTGATTGAAATGAGAAAGACGATTGCAGCCATTGTTGTAACCGGCGTTTATCTGCTGACGAATCTACTCAGCGGGGAAGCAGCGGGTCCGGTCGAGACATATCAGAGCTGGAGCGATGAACTCAAGTCGTATACGCAGTCGGTGTGTGACGAATACAATGTCGATTATTCATTGGCGCTCGGTGTGATCTATAACGAAAGCAGGTTCCAAAGCGGCCTGACTCACGTGAATGCAAACGGCACAGTCGATTACGGTCTGATGCAGGTCAACGAGGTCAACTTCGATTATCTAAACAAGACGCTTGGTGTTCGATCTATGTCTGAATTGCTGGATGATAGAACAGGCATCAGATGTGGTGTTCAGCTGCTGGCGTATCACAAACAGTACACTGGTAACGATTCGGCGGCGCTTCTTCGCTACCAGATCGGAGCAGGGAAGTACAAACAGTACCTGAGGAAAGGTAGGTACACCAACCAGACGCATCAACAGGTGCTTACATATCAGAGCGAACTCGCTTCTTATCTGAATTCTTTACAGTAGGAAAAAGATCGGGCGGCAGAAAAACGTCTGTCTGATCTGATCAATCGGTGGAGTGAATCCACCTTTATATGCTGGAGTGGCGCAATGGCAGCGCAGGAAATTTGTAATTTTCAGGTTGCAGGTTCAAGCCCTGTCTCCAGCACCATTAGAACAGCGGGCAACCGCAGTCAAAGATTATAAATTACATAAGGAGAATGATTATGACTACTGAAACTATGACAATCCATCGTGGTCTGGCCGAGCTGAAGGTTCTGGAAAATCGAATCGTTAAGACGATTTCCGAAGCTAAGTTCTGTGCAGCAGCCAAGCAGAGTATGAAGAAGCTGAATGGTGTGCCCATCGAGGATTACAAGAAGGACGCACAGAGTTCTCTGGACTCCATCAAGGATCTGATTGCTCGTCACGATGCGATCAAGCGTGCGATCTCAAAGTCCAATGCAGAGACTCATGTGACCATTGATGGTGTTGTCTATACTGTTGCGGAGGCTATCTATATGAATCAGCACGGTATCGAGTTCAAGCGTGAGCTGCTCGCTATGATGGAGCGTCAATATTCCAGCGCCATTGCTACGATCGAAACGACCAATGCCCGTCTGAGCGATCGCGCAGATAATTATGTCGCCAATACTGTCTCTGCTTCTGATAAGAGCAATATGGATGTGGATACTCTGCGGGACACCCGTGAAAGCTATATTGAGCGCGAAACTATGGTTTTGATCGATGGTGTTGACATCAAGAAGGCAAAGGATGAACTCGCCGCCAAGATCGATAAGTTCAAGGCCGAGGTCGATGCAGTTCTGTCTGCTTCCAATGCAATCACAGAGATCACCATCGAATACTGATCTCTCAGAAAGCACACTGTATTCACTGTCTATCGAAAATAACAAACTGTGATCGTTCGCTTTTTGCTGGTGACAGCACTGTTTTTGGCGAAATCAAAATAATAAAAAGCAAATCGTCACTTATAAAAGGTGGCCTGATACGCCGTCATAATGCAAGTGTTCTAATATTTTGAAGAACAATACTTGGTTTTAGGATTAGTCAAGAGGTTAAGACGCAACCCTATAAAGGTTGTTACATCGGTTCGAATCCGATATCCAAAAACATCGAGCGCTATATCGCTCAATTACGGAATGTACGGAAAGCTTAAAGTTTACGATTAAAGGTTAAAGGTTGAAAGTTCAAAGCTTAAATTCTTAGCTAAAGGTCAAAGAACAAAGCATACAGGTCAAAGGTTTATAAAATCCATGGGCAATGGTTTGTGGATCGATTACATAAGTCCCGTTGTTTACCACATGGCTGGTAGATGGTGAGCGCCTTGGCAGGGGCGTAACAATACCTGCCGTTTATATGGAGCGATAGCTTAAAAGGGGAAAAGTGCTGGCGGCTACGGTCCACCAGAGATGCAGGGTTCGAACCCCACTCGCTTCAAAATTATGTCTACTATTCCTTGTCCTATGTAGCGGGGAGGTACCCCCTGCGAGAATCATAGTAGTGGCATAAAAAGGCAAGGTAAATATGGTTCTGTAGCTCAGTCGGTAGAGCAGGGGACTGAAAATCCC